GGCTTTGGGGCGGCGATCACGGAGGTTGCCATGCGCGCTTGAATGGGGATCTTCCCCACGGTGCCAACAAGCAGAAACTCGGCATGGATCGGTGCCACACTGCCCCCGAATGGCGACGGGTTGCCGGTCTTGTGCCACGTCAAGGTTTGGGTGTACGAGAAGCCCCAGCGGCGAAGCACACCGAAGGCCTCGGGAAGGTAGCGGCTAGTTGTCCACAGAAATACTCGCGCGCCACCCTCGTCAGCAAGTCGAGCCACGGGCAGCCCCGCGATGCCCTCGACAGTAAGCGAGACGTACGGCAGCGAGGAGGCCTTGATCTCTCGCGCAGCACCACGTCTCGGATCACCGGGACCCGTCGCGAAGCCCTCATACTCCCACGGAGGGTCCGCCACGATCGTCCGGTACTTACCTGCCTCTTTCGCGCCCGGCAGCGCCGTTCTCACCTGCGCGTGGTCGTGTGAGCTAGCAGACTCGCTCATCGCTCAGCCCCCATGATCCGGTTCTTCTCTCTGATTGCATCCCACGCGCGTTGCCGCAGGTGATAGCCATAGGGGCAGCGAATGCCGTGCCGGTACTCGGCGGCGAGCCCATGCGACGCACAGTTGCAGCGAGGCGTCTCCGGGCAGCGTCCAGCCGCCAGCGCGTCGGCTGCCTCGATGACCTCCGTCAGTCGCCCTTCGCCCAAGGCTTCGCGCGGCGTCCCCGCGAGGAAGGCGTCGATCAGCCCCTCGCCAAACCCCGCCGCTCTCGCACGCTGGTCGAAGATGTTGAGATCACTCGGCTCGCTCATCGCTCAGCCCCCAAACGTTTGATTGTCACGATTACGGTCCCGTTCGCGTGGGCCTGTATGTGGCTGATCTCGCGGCGCTCGCCGACGAGCACGGCGTATTCATCGGGAGGCAGCGGCTTGCGCTCGACAACCTCGCCATCTTCGAGAACGTGGATCTCGACCTCGCTCATCGCTCAGTCACCCCCAGAGACGCCGTCTGCTCGGCCGCGCGGGGTCAGCGTCAGAAGGAACTCCCGAGCGACCGCCTGCAAACCCTCATAGCCACCGCCAGCACGGGCATAGACACCTCTGTAATGCTGATCAGTCCAGTCCCCGGTAATAAACCTCAGCGCGCGCCTAACCTCCGCAATGTCCGCGAGATGCGCCTCTTCGGCTTCGTGTAGTTCCCCGGCAGACACCACCCCGGGCGCGTCGAGAAGTACGCGGGCTATCCGGAAAGCGTTCCCGGCTTTCGCGGACTGGCGTTCCCCAGCGATAGCATCCGCCGATCCTCCCGCGATCAGGCGCACAATCTCGGCCTCCTGCTCATCGCGGCTCATGGTGTAGACCCCCCAGAAACAGGGGCGCGATGCAAGCGGTCAATCTCGGCGGCAATGAGAGCCCCGGCCTTCGCCAACTCCCGAACCCTCGCACCCTCCATCGCAGTCCTCGGAGAGTCGGTGCCGTTGAACGGCTCACTAAACGGCCAGAACCGCTCGCGCGAGAAGGCGTCACCTCCGACCGCTGCGACCATCGCGTTCGGGTAGGCGTAGGCGCACGCTGCGTATGCCAACTCGCCTGCCGCGTGGCCGTCGTCATGCTCGGGCGTCCAGCCCTCCGCCGTCGCGTGCCGCTCGCGCTCCGCTGCGATCAACTCGACGCCCGTCATTGTGTAGACGCCCCAGAAACAATGCGGCGAAGTGCTATCAGCCTCTCGAAGTTGCCTTCGCTCAAAGCCTCCCGCAGTTCCTCGTGGTATGTGAGTGGCCCGTAGACCAGCGTTCGTTTCCAGCGACCTTTCATTGCTCTGTTTTCCTTTCTGTAGCCTCGGCCCTCCACGGTCAAAACCAGCTTCCGATGTCACGCGCACCGCACTTCTGGCACCAACGGACGCGGTAGCTAAGACCAAGCAGGTTCCCCCAGCGCCGCGAGTCCCACGGCCCCCATTCATGGCCGTCCCAGAGTTTGCAAGCAAGGTTTCGCAACGGCCGACTCACGTAGCCTCGGCCTCACCCTTGAAGCGGTCCACGACGACGAGTTCGACCAGCGGCGGCTCAGGCGGCATCGGAAGCCCCTTGCAGACACCGGGACCATCCGGCGCGCCTTCGGATTTGGCGAGAGCTTCGAGCGTGCGGGCCTGCTGCTCTGCCGTCGCCTCGGCGACCTCCTCCAGCTTCTCCACCTCGCCGACGATGAAAGGGATCTCGTTGCGGTCGCCGTTCACGCGCTTGATGTACGCGCTCAGCGGCTCGACACGATCAGCCACGAGCCGCCTCCATCTCCCGCAGCTTCTCCAGCCGCTCCTCCAACGGCAGCTCCCTGCACTCGATCACCGCAGACTCCACGCGTACGTCGTGCAGCCGCATCGCCTCGAAGCTCCCAGCGAACGCTTCGACGGCCATCAGCAGCCCGTCCGCGCGGTGGCGCAGCAGACGCTTGTTCCGCCGGTACAGCGCAGCGTTGATCAGCGCCTGCGCATCGGCTTCCTTGATGTACGGCTTGCCCGCCGCGCCGCAGGTCGAGCCGACCTCGTACGCCGCCATGTGCCAGCCCGCTTTCTCGTACGCCGTGACCGCGACAGCGAGCCGGTCGGGATCGTCACGCCACGCAGCGAGCAGGTAGCCCAGCGCGGTGAACACCTCCGTGCGATTCACCTCGTCGCTCATCTCCTCGCCTCGGCGTCGTCACGGTCGGCTAGCGCTTCGTCACGCTCGCACACCGCCCGAGCCCTCCGCTCGCGCTCGGTGGCGACCTGCAGCAGAAGGCGCGACACCTCCAGCTCGTTCTCGGCCTTGCCCCGCAGGTATCCGTCGTAACGCGCTCGATCCTCCGGCGGGATCTCGTCCTCGGGCGCACGGTAGATACTGCCGTTAGCGTCCATCGCAGCTCCCCCTATCAGTCCCATTCACCGGGTGCCCGCCAGCCGTAGCTCCGCGGCGAGCACCTGCCCCGCGTCCGTCAGCCGCCACTCCATCACCGTGTCACCGCGATCAAGACCACGACGGTACTCCGCGAAGCCGATGGAGTGAAGCGCCGCGAACGCGTCGGCCATCGGAGTCGGCCGGTATTTGTCGGCCTTCCTCGCGCCCTTCGGCGCCCGGCTGTTCGCAAGCACACACCACGCGTCGATCGAACGCCACAGCCCGTCGCTGCACGCGAGCACCACACGCCGCTGGCGGACCGTCAACGGGTCAGCCATGCCGCCTCTCCTCCTGTGCGCTGCGGTGGCAATGGCAGCGGCAGGACCGGCCACAGCTGCCGTCACGTTCGATCCCGCACACGCGGCCGTGGAGCCCGGCGTGCCGGTCACCTTCGCGCGCGAGCCGCGACCACACGCTCACCCGCAGCCGTCTCGGCTTGACCGCTGCCACCATGCCCGGCTGAGCCCGCCGCACCCGCGTCATACGTCCGTCCTCCACCAGTCCTCGGTCTGCACGCGCCGGTACAGACGATGGACCTTCGCGCCCGGCGTCTCTGCAGCGAACGCCCGACACTCAGCCTCGTCGCTCGATTCGGCCATCAGCTCACCGGCCGCGTCCACCACACGCCACCAGCGCGTCGGCTCCCACTCGCCGTCGCTCACGCGTACCCTCCCTCGCCTTTGATCTCGCCCTGCTGCAACTCCCCCTCGGTCAGCTCCTCCACCTCACCATCGAGCCCCATGCGGAAGATGCCGGAGCCGCCCGTCAGTTCCTTCGCGATCCGCTCGTTGCGCTGCTCCGCGAGCTTCACGCCCGAGTGCGTCTCCGGGTCATCGACCCACACCGGCTCATACGGCCCGCGGCCCTCCTCCACCAGATTCGCCAGCCTACGCTCGATGTCCCGCCGTGCGTACCGCGGCGAGCACAGGTGCGAGTCGAGCAGCGCGCCATCCTCAGCGAGCGCGACCACGGACACCTCGCTGCGGCGCGGCGTCCACGCATTCGTCGTGAAGCAAAAGACCCTCACGCCCGGCCCCGGATCTCGTCGCGCTTCTCCTCGATCGAACGCCAGAAGTCAGCGAGCAGCGCCATGTCCTCAGCGCTCATCCCCACGATCACGCCCGCCAGCGCCTCCTGGCGCCGGTCGGCGCCCACGCGCCGCTCTGCCTGACCGCGAAGTTCGCGGTGCACGAACGACTGCGGGTCGCGTCGCTGGCCCTGCCTGCGGTCCCGTCCGATGTACACGCTCACGGGAGCCCCAGCACATGCCGACGGTGATGGCCGTATTCAACCTCGACGCCCGCTGCCGATTCGCGCTCCAGGCTCTCCCAGCCGCAGCAGCAGACCAGCTTCCAGACACCGGCCTGCCCATCCACGGTGCCGAGCGACCGCACCTCGTGCAGCTCCTCGCGCGTGCCGACCTTACGCAGCGGCGTCTTCGGCTCCAGCCAGCCGCGCTCCTCGATCGTCGCGAGCAAGATCGACCGCAGCTGTTTACCGATCCCGAACCGCTCCGCGTTGACCTGCAGCGACCGGCGAATATCACCGTCATCGTGACGCTCCGTCGCGGCCTTCCAGTCGCAGACCATCTCGATCAGATCCAGCAGCGTCATCTCGTCGATGCCCTTCCCGAAGTGCTCCGGGTGATGGCTGTTCGCGGCGTAGTGGTGGTGAAGCGCGCCGGACATCGCGTCGAGCGTCGCCTTGTACTCGTCGCTGCCGTACGTCAGCTCTTTTAGCTTCGGCGTGAACTCGTCGAACGCCTCGCGCTCAGGAGACTGGAGCTTCGACTGGTCGTGCCTCTCCCCGCGAGCGATCAGCTCCATGATCACGTCGTTCAGGTAGCCGCGCACCACGTCGATGTGCTGGTACGTGTCGACACGGGAGTCGTAGAGATGCGCCGTGCTGCGCCGCTGCTCCGCAGGGCGACCACGCACGAACGCGAGCATCGCGCTCAGCACCTCCCGGTAGCGGTCGGCCTGCTTCAGCGCGTCCCACGGCGCGCACCCGAGCGCGACGTTCTCTGCGAACAGCCACCTCTCGAACAGCGCCTCGCTCATGCCCTCGTCCAGAGCGCGGGCCTTCAGCAGTCCCCGTTGCAGGTGCTGGTCGCTCATACGCACGGCCCCAGCACGGCGTCCAGCACTGCCGCGGCCTTCTCCTCGTAGACGCCCCGGAAGTACTCCTTCGTCTCGTCGTCGAAGTCCCACTCGGCGTCGTCGTGCTCGTGCAGCGCCCGCGCGCCCTTTTCGATCTGCACCACGCGCGTCGGGCGAGCGTGCTCCTCGAAGGCATCTTCCACGTCCTTGCAGGTCACGCCTTCCGTCCGCCAGCCGCACCTGCACGTCAGCCGCCAGAACCGTTCCTGCGGGATCCCCGGCGTCGGGACCGGCAGCCCGCTCAGCGACGCCCTGTAGTGCTCCGGCAACGCGCTCATGTCGTCAGCCCCGAGTACCCCGGCGTCGGCTTCACGTAGCCGACCGCGCGCCACTCACCGAACAGACGGAACGCGTCGCAGCCCGTCGCCTCGCACGGCCCGATCCCGTTCCGGTGCTCGCTATGCGGGCGCCCGCACGGCTTCTCCATCTCCGTCTTGTGCACCGGCCAGATCGTCTGACACAACTTCTCCGGCGGGCGCCGCCGCGCCGCGCTCGCGACGGTCCGGATGTCGTGCGCCGTCCGTTCCTGATACGCCGGGTCCGACGGCGCAGGCCACGCCTCGATCCGAGCCAGCGCGCTGCTGTACTGGTTGAAGCGGCGGCGCAGCGCCTGCAGCAGCACCCGCTCCTCCGTCATGTCCTCGCCGCTTTCCTCCGCGGCCGCGAGCAGCTGGTCCTCGAACAGCGGCTCCACGCGCGCGATCAGATCGTTGTCGCTCATCCGTTCAGCGGCCTCGACCGCGGCCGCGTGCTCAGCGCTCTCCATCACGCGCTCCCATCGTACGGCAAGCCCACACCGATGCGGGCACGATCGGCCTGCTCCGTGAGCCGCGAGCGCCGCGCCTCCATCGCCCCACAGATAGCCTCGATGCCGCTGAGCGCGCTCAGCCGGTGCGCCGCCACGGCGAGCAGCACCCGCAGCTTGCCAGCGTCCGCCGAATAGCCATCACGCAGCACCTCGGCCAGCTCGCCCGTAGGCATCGCCTCGCACGCCTCCTGATACGCCTTCAGCTCCTGGACTGCCATCTCGCACCTTCCTTCGATTCGGTTGCTCACACAGCATAGCGACCATCGGTCGCGCGTGCAACCCCTTCAGCAGTTCTCGACCCGGACCAGCACCATGTAGCCCGTCGCGCCGCTGTAGTCGCCCTCACCGCGCATCGTCTGCTGCGTCTCCACGTCGATGAACTCGACCCTGCCGTCCTCACGCACGAACAGATCCCCGCGTGTCACGGTCCCATCGCCGTTGCCGCGAGCGACCTGATTCGGGCCGGAGCCCCCGAGGATCCGGTTCAGCTTCACGGCGTCGGCGCCGCCTGCACAGTCGTCTGCTCCGACGCGCTGGCCCACACCTCACGGTCAGCGAACGCCTCCCGCGCATCGCCGATGAAGCGCCCCACGCGTTCCTCGGCTTCCTCCAAGCTCGCCGCCTGCACGAACAGCCGCAGCGCGAGACTGTCCTCGCCGACGAACCCACAGTCGACCGCGAAGATCTGTTCGCCTTCCATCAGCAGTTCGCGGGGTCGATCAGCGGAGCGACGCTGACGAGATGACCGGGGAACTCCTGCCGGTGCTTTTCAGCGTGCGCTTCGGCCTCCGGCTCGGTGTCGAACGGGCCGATGTAGTTGTCGGTGCTGCTCTCCGAGGTGGTCGCGTCCACGTCCTTGACCAGCCACCCGTTCGCCGTCGCATCCATCCCGACCTCCTCAGCTCGCCTGTACAGACACTCCACGGAGGGTACTATGCGATCTCGACGGAAGCGTTGCGGCGGCCCTCCAGCTGTCGGTCTACCTTCGTCTCCGTCGCGCGGCCGGGTGCGCTCTCCAAACCGTGCCCGGCCGCCATCATTCCGCGGGCGGATTCTCCAGCGACCGGCGCTCAGCTCGTTTCGCCGACAGCGACGAGTACGCCGACTCGATGTTGGCGTAGATGCTCACGATCACGAGATACAGCACGCTCACCTGCAGCCAGATCGGTTTGTCGAACGCGTACAAGCCGATCGCGGTCGGCATGTTCACGAGCCAGAAGACGCACCGCCAGAGCGCGAACAGCTCACCGCGGCGCAGCTTGCGCAGGACCTTCTGGTCTTCACTCACGCCTGCACGACCTCGCCATGATGCAAGAAGCCGTGAAAGCCCGGCACCGCGATCGAGCCCGCGCCCGCCGCGCAGGTATTGCACGCCTTGTCGACATGCACCGTCTCGGGCTTCCTCGGATCGCCGTGGCGGCACCAGCAGAAGTGCTCGTTGTCCTCCGGCGAGCCGCAGTTGCTCGCGCGTTGATCGATGTGCCAGTGGTGCACGCCGACCGGCACGCCGTCGACCGTGCGCGTCCCCGTCGGGTGCCCTTCGCCGGGGATGACGCACACCAGATGCACGCCTCCACGCGGGCGGCCGAACCCGCAGTCGAACAGCGCACCGATCGGCAAGTCGCGCGCCAGTGCCACAGCGCCCGTCGCCGGGCAACGGAACTCGGCGCTCGCCGTCGCTGAGCGGCCCACGCTGTCGCTGTCGAAGTAATCGAACGAATGCCCGCACGCCTCGCAGCACTCCGGCCACCGTGCGGTGTCAGACCACGCCACGCTGTCCTCCGCGATCAGCCCCAGGTCCTCGCGCGTCTCATGCCCGCACGGGCATTCAGCGCAGAGCGCGCGGTGTTCCCGGCCCGTCTGCTCCCACCACGTGCAAGGCCAGCTCATGCGGTAGCCGCCTCCTCGTTCTGAGCACGTCGCCATGTGCGGGTCGCGTGGCAGTTCGCGCATACCACTTCGCACTTCGCTATGGCATCTGTAGAACCGGGAGGGGTACCCCCGAGACAAGCCGTACCCTGGCTTTCGACATTCAAGTCAGTCTCGGGGCTCGCTCTCTCACCAGCCACGTCGTCCGGGGCACCTTGGCAGTGGACGAGCAGCGTACCAGACCCCTCGATCGTCAACGTCGCCGGGTCCGCCTCGTCGGAATGACCGTTCCTGCGCTTCGCGCCGGATCCGCGTTCGACGGGGCACGTGCTGGTCACTCACGCTCCCGTTCGCACTCGTGCGCGCAGCCGCACAGGAACCGCCACACACCGCAGTTGCCGCAGACCGCCCACGTCGAGATCGCTCTCACCGTGCCGCCTGCAGGCAGCCGAGGATGTTGTCGTACTGCACGACCAGCTCCTCGTGCTCAGCCTGATTCCCGACCAGCTCCACGGTCGCTGCCGGGACCGCCCACGTCGCCAAGTACTCAGCCCAGTAGACATGCGTCGCGCGCATCTCCTTCACGTCCTCGATCGCTTTGCCGACATCAGCCATCGGACCAGCACCCGTTCGTCAAGAACCCGTGGTAGCCGCCCTCGCTCGTGTCGTGAATCGACGGCGTGATCGTGATCGTCCCGTCCTCGTGCTCGACCATCTGCCACGCCGGGCGGCCCAGCTCCGTCGTGTCACCCTCACGCACGGGCAGCTGCGCGAGCGCCAGCCGGTCAAGCGGATCCTCGGCCTGCTGCGCCCAGTTCGGCGGGTGCGGCAGCACGACCCACACGCTGCGATGGTCCTCCGTCAGCCAGTAGTCGCCCGGCTGCACCGTGTCCCGGTCGCGGTAGCCGTGGTCGGGTAGGCGGCGTCCCTGAAGCGGCATCAGCGGCAGCCCTTCCCGCAGCATTGGATCAGCTGCGGCACCGCCATCTCGATCGTGATCAGTTTGTTCTGGACCTTCGTCCCGATCACAAACGGCGAAGCGACCGTCGCGGTCCGCACCTGCACGTCGACGCCCTCCAGCTCAGTGTCGCCATGCCGATGCGACGGCAGGACCCAGATCGCCAGCACGCCGTCGTGATCGCGGCGCCACAGCTCGACCATCAGCCCGTTGCGCTCGCACAGGTCGCACAGCTCCTGGAACCGGGTCTTCGCGCGGACCTCGCTCACGACAGCAGCTCCTCGATCCCGAGCTTTTCGCGCAGCAGCCGACGCGCCCAGCGCCGCCACGCGCGTTCGGTCGCGAACGCGAAGCACGCGCCGACGACGCCCCACGCAAGGTCGTTCGCGGTCATAGGTTCCCCGTCGCGCCGAGGATCCCGAGGATCCCGCCGAGCGTGCCGACGATCCCGAACGCGAAGTTGACCCACGAAGACGTGCCGTGCGCGAACCCGAGCAGCCCCGCCTTGCGGCCTTCAGCAGCGATCTGCGCCCGTTCGCTCGTCTCCACTTTGCCCGCGAGCGCGATCACCTGCGCGCCCGTCGCGGTCGCGCCCGCGTCATACGTCCGGACCGTGACGAACCCCTCCATCCGCTTGTCAGCGCGCTTCAGCGCCTCGGCCTGTTCGTCCAGTCGCTTATCGCGCTGCTGCGCTAGCTGCTCGACGTACTCGCGGTGATCGTCGATGCGCCTGTCGCAGTACTCCTTCACTGCCTCCGGTGACCACACCTCGCTCATAGCTCGATGGTCCCACGGGATCTCTAACTGCCTGAAGCGGCGAGCGCCCAGCGGGGGGCGCCGGACGCTCGCACTGCGGGAGGAGGCGGACCTTCTCCAATCAGGCTACTGACAGCAGCGGATCTACTCCTCCGAGCCGCCCTCGCTGCCGGACTCGTCGCCCTCGGACGTGCCAGCGGAGCCGCCCGTGTTCACCTCGGCGTCGCCGCCGCCCGTGTTGATCTCGGTCCCGCCCCTGCTGACCCGCGCCCTCGGTCTCCTGCTCGTCACCATCGCCCTTCGTCACGGAACGTCGCCACGATCAGCGTCTTCGCTTTCCCGCTGATGATCGCGATGTTCACGCCGAACCCGAGCCCGGCAGCGACCGTGATCACGCCGACGATGACCGCGTGCAGCGTGGTGGAGAGCGGTTCGCTCTGCTGCCACAGCTGCAGGAACGACAGCACACCCGTCACGAGACTCGTCTGCGCGACCGTCAGGTTCAGCGCGGACGCCCACGCCTTCCCGAGCAGCGGAGCGACCCCGAACGCGGCGCCCGCGAGCAGTGCGATGTTGATCCCCGTCTGCCACGGCGGACCCGGCTGGAACGTCGTCGTGTTCAGCACCGTCAGCACCCCGAGCACGAGCGCAGCGACCGTCGTAGCTACGGACGGCAGTTTCAGTTGCAGCTTCACAGCAAGCCTCCTCGATTCGATGGACCCGTTGATCGTACGGGGAGGCTCGGAACGTCAGAGCGGGAGCGCGAGCGCAGCGGCGAACATCACGGTGCCCTCGAAAGCGACCAGCTGCGAAGCGCGCCAGAGACCCGCGGTGACGGGGCGGTCATTCGTCATCCACATCTCCCAGTGCCGATGTAGATGCCAGAACAGGTAGCCCGCGCCGCTCCACGCGAGCATCGCCACCGCGAGGCTCGCCGCCTCGATGGCGGTCGGCGCCGCCGTCTTCAACGCAATCGCCGCCCAGAGCGCGCCGAGCCCGAGCAGGCCCCACGCGAACATCAGGACCGCGATCAGCGCACGAGGCGGCCTACGGCGTCTACGCACGGCACGGCGTGGGATCCGCACCCGGATCACGGCAGCTTGCGTCACGCCGGTCCCTTCGCCATCAGGATCATCGCCTGCATGTACCCGTGGTGGCCTTCCTCGCGCTTCGGGTGCGGATCCCACAGCATCGCCGCGCCGCGCATCACCACCACGTGCCCGAGCCCCGTACGCGGAGACTTCACCGTCGCTAGCCAGCAGCCCGGCGGGAACAGATGCCACTGCGGTGTCGCCGTGCCGAACTTCACGAGCGGCTTCTCCTGCCCGTGCAGCTGGAACGTCCACGGCGTCAGGTCGAAGCTGTCCAGGAAGTCCCGCACCGCGCGAGACTGCCGCCCGCTGTCGTGCCCGTCATACGCGATGTCCGACGGCACGTCGCTGTAGGGCAGCTCCAGCACCGTCGCCAAGCACGCGACGAGGCAGTCGTTCACGTCGCGCTGCTCGACACCGACGAACTCAGGCATCCTCGACCCCCGACAGGAACGCGTGCTTCACGGCCTGCCAGAACGCGCCCCACGACGGCCACAGGCGGAAGTCGACGATCCAGTCCTCGGCCTGCGCAGCGTGCGACCGCGGCGGCGCGAACAGATACCACGCGTCGGGATCCAAGTCCATGCTCAGCCTGACCGGGATCCCGAGCGTCGCAAGCGGCGAGCGCACAGCCCCGGCCAGCGCGAACTCGTAGCGGATCTTGAACTCGATGTCCGGGGAGTCCCACGTGTAGGGGTCCTCCGGCGGGTCGACGGGCCGAATGCCGGGCAGCTCCTGGTATGAAGCGCCGACCACCTCACCGGCAATCGACCCGTCGCTGAAGCGGACCTGGATCGGGCGGATCGTAGGCGGCTCGATCGACCTGCGCAGCGCCCCAACCTCGGGGTCCTGCTCCCACACCTCGCGTGCGCGGCGCGCGAGATCGCGACGACGGCCCTCGTTTATCCCCTCAGCGGCGGCCTCCAACGCGAGCCGCGTGAACACGTCGTCGCTCACAGGTCCAGCACCGTCAGGTCGATCGAGCCGATCCCGAACGCGAAGAACAGGAACAGACACACGATGATCCCCAGCAGCGCGTGCGGCACATCGCTCGCCACCACCACAGTCAGCGCGCCCGCCATCACCGTCGCTGTGTAGAGCGCTGCGAGCACGAGCACGCCGCCGAAGTCCATCAGCGGTCCCTCCAGCAGCGCCACGCGACCCATGCCGTGAACGCCCAGCCGATCGGCGTCATCCACCACGGCCCACGCGTGAGCAGCGTCCGCCGTGGTCGCGCGTACCGGGCAGCGATCCAGGCGTGCGCCCACCGTCGAGCCGCAGCGTCCCTCTCCTGCGCATGTCCGTCCGGCCCGAAGATCCGCTCGAAGTGCGCGAACGACTCGACCGTCACCGGCTCGGCGCCGCCATCCCAACTACCGACGAACTCACGGCCGTACCGACCGATCGTGTAGGGCGGCTCCGGCGTCTCGAAGCGCGAGTACCACGGCTCGCCGATGTCCACGCCCGAGCCGTCACGCCAATGCCGATCGCCGCACGCGTGTATGTCGCCGAGGCAACCGCACGGCTGCCGCGCGATCGTCTCCAGCTCACCGCACAGCCCCCAGCCCATCACTCGTCCCCTCTTAGGAAATCTCGGCACTCCCCGCATACGTCCGCGAAGGCTACCGCCGAACCGAGCGGACCGAACACCATCGGGATCGTCACCCCCGGCGGCGGCGCCTTCGCCCCGCACACGTCGCACAAGCCCTCCTCGTTCCACGGCCCCATCAGCTGCCGCAGCTGCACCGAGCACGTCCGGCACGCCACGAACCCGAAGTGACAGTCGATGATCTCCGCGGCCGACGGGTCCACCATGTGCGGGCAGAGCGTGCCGCGCTCCTCCTCCAGCTGGTCGAAGATCGCGTCGCTCAGCGCGATCAGGAACGCCAGCGCACGGATCCCCGAGTACCGCTCCTGCTCACCGCCGAGCAGCCCCAGCCCGAGCGCCTTCGCCTCCAGCTGGTCACTGAGCGCGATCAGCCCGCCGTCAGCGTTGACCGCTTCAGCACGGAAGTCCGCGGCGTCGTCGATACAGTCAGCCGGTCGACGCATTCACCCTCGCTTCGCGGCGTCGAGAGCGCGGCTCTCCATGTCGGTCAGCGTCATCAGTCGCTCGCCTCGTAGCTCTCGTAGCCATGCATGATCTCCAGCGACTCGAAGTACTGGCGCTCCAAGAACTCCTCGAACTGGCGCGTCTGGAACGCCTCGTCCCGGCGGCGCTCATCCTCGGCCTGCCGGTCCAGCTCCTCGCGCTCGTGCCGCTCCTCCATATGCCGCTCGTACAGAGCTTCTTGCCGAGCGTGCTCCATGCCCACGTCATCGTTGCGCTGGCGCAGCAGCTCCTGCGGGTCCGCGTTCGTCCCGTAGAAGCCGAAGCTGCTCACGACGCCACCGGCGGCGTGTCGAGCGAGTCGAGCCGCTTGCCGCAGTCTACGCACGGCGACACGCCGCACGACGGGCACGACGCATCTTCAGCGGGGAACTTGCCGCAGTCGCACTCGTAGCCGCGCTCCATCGCGTCCTCGTTCGCCTGCCACCGCGCGAGCGCCCGCGGACCGAAGCCGGTCTCGTCGTGCTCCAGCCACGCCATGATGCGCTGCGCGCGGAGCGGACCGAAGTGCTTCTCCGAGCACTCACGGCACCGTGCTTCGGCTTCGTCTTCAGTGCCGACGATCTCCACGTCCAGCGCGCTCAGCATCAGACCACGCGCCCACGGAAGTCGGGCAGCTTGAACGTGTCGCCGTAGGTGCCGTAGACGCCTCTCAGCGCGGCGTGCAGCTCCGGGAAGTCCTCGGCCGATACCACGCCGCCGTGAAGCGGCCGTGCTTCATACCCTGCAGCGCGCAGCTCCTCCAGATCTCCGATGTACCCCGGCGAGAACGGCTGGTCGGGACTGGAACGCATCACGATCCCGAGCGTGTTCGGCGTGCACGCGGCCACCTCTACGATCGGCGTCGACTGCCACGGCCCCACCATCCGCCACTCCAGCTCGATCGCCTTCGGCGCGCTCGGCCCACGGCGGCCACCGAACGCATCCCACATCTCCTCGACCGTCCGGCCGTTCGCGTCGTAGTAGCCGGTGCCGCCGATCTTGTTCGTGACCTTGAAGCGCTCCTCGCGCTCGATCACCTCCGAGCCGATGCCCTCATCTCCCGCCTTGCAGCAGCCGTAACCGCAGTCCTCCGCACGCGGCGCCGTGAACTTCTCATCCGGCGTGACCCGGATCCCCGCAGCAGCGAGAGCGAGCCGCGCGCGAGCGCCTTCGTCCGCGAGATCATGGATCAGGTCCGGGGAGACGATCCGCCCGAGCAGCTTCTCCACTGCTTCAGCACGCTGGTTGCCGGTCTGTTTCGGAGCAGTGCCCGCACGGCACCGCGCGACGTACATCCGCGCCTCGATCACCGCGTGCATCCACACCCCGTACCTGTCTATCTCCCCGAAGTCAACCGTGAAGCGCGGCGTGTCCAGCAGCCGCTCGATCAGGCCCAGCACGTCAGCCTTCTTCTCGCCATGCGCCATCGCTCACCTCCAGGGTCTCGAATGCTCGCTCGACCAGCCGCTCCCACAATCCCGCCGCTGCGACCGTGCCCGTCGGCGCGTCGCTGCTCACCTCAGCCATCAGATCCTCGAACACGAACGCCTCCACGATCAGATCAGAGCCTATCGCCTCGACCGCCGCCGTGAACTGCCGAGCGACCACCAGCAGCGGCGGCTGGCACCACAACGCGCGCTCGCCCTCACGCGCCGCGTAGAACCGGTCCTCCGCTGAGCCGACCCACGTCCAGCCCGACCTACCGCCCCACACGCAGAAACGCCACTCGCGCTGCCCCAGCGGCCTCTCGCTGCGCTTCAGCCGACGATGCGGACCGACGCGCTTCACTCGCCCACCTCGTAGCCCGCGTCACGCGCGCAGTCAGCGTGAACCCACTCGCCGTCGACCTTCACGATCGTGTCCAGCGTGTCGAGCGGATGCTGCTCGTGCGAACGGCCGGTCTCTATCTCTTTGCTCATCAGCTCGCTCGCCGACATCGAGCCGCCGTAGCCCAGGATCATCGCGTCGCACATCGAGCAGCGGCTGTCGTAGCCCGCCTGCCGAGAGATCAGCACGCCTGCCTGCCGCGCGTGCACCGGCCGTCTCGTCGTCATAGTCCCTCCCGCTTCATCGTGAATTTGACGCGCGAGTGATGCAGCAGCACGTCGATCTTGTGCGCCCGGATCGCATCGTACGCGTAGCCCACATCGGCTTCCGTGTCGCGCCTGTCCGTCTCCCAGCCGCAGCTACAGCGAGCCACGTAGCAGGAGTGCCGATCGCAGCACCGAGCATCCTCCCGCGTGACCGTGACCACGTGCTCCGTCGCGGACAGCTTCGCCCTCACAGCAGCGGCTCGATCGTCAGGCGCTCCGACCCGGCGTCCTGATTAGCCGTGAATGACTGCGGCGTCACGACCCGGATCGGCTGCCGGTTTGTCGGCTGCGCCTGCGGCCCGAAGGACCCCTCCAGGAATCCCGCGATGCCGCCGTCGAGCGCCTGCAGGCTGCCCAGTGCCGCGGAGACGACCGGCACGACCATCACGCCGCCGTGCGGCCCTTCGTACAGCACCATCGTCATCCCGCGTTCGCGTAGCCGTTCGCCCGCGCGCTTCGTCGCGAACACCATGTGAATCCCGCCGCCGCCCTCCTCGACCGTGCCTCTATCACTCCCCATCTGCCGCCTCCAGTCCATGTCCGCGCTGCAGCTCACCCCGAACGCGCATCAACGCGCGCCCGAGCAGATTCCGGCCCGTGTACCCGCCGCCCTTGTCCCTGATCCCCCACACAAAGTCCGACGGGGAATCCTCCGCGATCAGCCGCTGCCCCGTCGCGACCAGCTGCTCAGCGAACGCCTCGTACGTGGCGGCCTGCCGACGGATGCCCTCCACCATCACCGCGAAGCTGATCCCGTCATCCCACCCCGGCTGCAGCTGCACCCGCCGACCATGCTCCTTTGCTGCCTGCGGCGACGGCGCGAACGAGATCGCTTTGTGCTCGGTCAAGCTCCTCGTCTTGTGCGCCGCGAACCAGTGCTCACGAGTCGGGTAGCCCAACGGCGCCGACGGCAGGAACAGCGGCTCGCACTTGATCGGCATCACCGCGAAGCTACTGAAGCGCCCGCCGAAGAACAGCAGCGGCAGGTCCTCGTCCGTCCGGTAGTGCCCGATGCGCCCGAGGTACACGCCGCTGCGGAGATCCGCCAGCTGCTCAGCGACGCTCATCGAAGACCTTCTTGCGAGACACCACCACGCCGACCTTGTGCTGCAGGTCCGCAGCGTGCGTCGACGCCCACTCCTCGACCGCCGCGACGTTCTTGCTCGCACGCTCCTCGTGACAATCGCGGCAGCGCGCACGGACGCGGATCACCTTCCACTGCGGCATCAGCCCCAGCCGATCGACTTCGACGCTTCCGTGTACGCGGCCGGGTCCTGCTCGCGCAGCTCGGCGAGCCGATCCACCACAGCCGAGAGCACCGCGACATCGCTGTCCTCGCGCGGGCGCGGCAGGAACCGGTTCCAGCGCAGCACCCGTTCGACATCGGTCGCGGCCTGCACCTGCTCGACCGTCGGGAACCCCGCGCTCACGCGAAGAAGCCCTCCATCCGCACAGTGTACGGGCCTACCCGTACACCCGCGAGCGGATGCTGCCGCGTCGACGGCAACGGTTCGAGGTGCGCCGTCAGCGTCTCGTCACCGATAACGTCGATCGCGATGTGCTGCGCGACGGCCTCCATCACCCGCACCGCGAGAGTCTCCGGATCGACGGCGCTCTCCACCTTGACGACCGCCACGAACTCCGCGTACAGGCCGCGAGCTGTGATCTCGTACCTCATCCGATCGACCCGGCATCCATGAAGCCCGGCTGACACACGTCGATCACGAACATCTCTCGCACCTCCACTCTCGGTTGCAGCCGCAGACTATAGCGACCATCGGTCGCAGCGTCAACGGCGCCGCAGATGCCCGTACGCCAGCCAGAACCCCGTCCACGCCGCCAGCCCGCACAACCCGACCACGATCCCGCTCATGCGACAGGTCTACAGCGACCATCGGACGCTACACCACTTCGCCCGACACCAGCTCCCCCGGCCCGTCCGGCTGCGGCACCTCATCCGCGGCGAGCCCAGCACGCAACCCCGCCCTGCGCGTGATCTCCTCCCGGATCTCCATCGGGATCCCGTTCTCCTCGAAGACCTCCTCGATCGCCGTCCACACCAGTTCCGCGTCCGCGTGCCACTCCAGCATCGCGAGGTTCGCCGGGAGCACCCCGCGAGCCATCAACAGTTCCAGGCGCTCCTTGCGCGCTTCGCCGAGCCGCTTTGAAGCGCCCGTCGCCGCGGACCAGTGCTTCGCCTTCAACGCGCCTTCGAGGATTTCCACGTCGATCCCGATCGCGTGGTCGTACTGGTCGATCAGCTCGTCGAAGATCCGAAGCGCCTCCTGCGGGGAAGTCGTGACCGGGTACACGTTCTTCCCGGCGCGTAGCTCGTCGCAGATCTCACGGGCGCGGCGAGCGCTGATCGGTTCCTTGTCGGTCGAGAATTCTTCAGCGACCTTCTGCAGGTCGTGCCCGGCGCGTTGCTTGGCGTAGATCAGCCTGTACCGGTCGGCTTTCGCGAGGGTCTTCACCGACTGCGGGATATCGCCGTTCGCGACCGTCTCGTCCGCCTTCGTTGACCGGCGGGGCTGCGCCTTACCGACAGGTTTCGCTGGCTTCGCGGTCCCGGCTCGTTTGGCGGTCCGTCCGCTGCGCTTCGCTGCCATGCGTCGATCGTAGCCAGAGCGTCAAGCTCGTTTGGCGCGGAGTCTGCGTTCACGCCATCGGCGGCACGTCAAGCACACTCGTTTACCGTCGGCCATGATCCGCATGTTCGGGCCGCTCAACGGATGTCCGCGCTTGCAGTGCGTCTTGTGTGCCTGCGGGTTCTTGTCTACCCGCTGCTTGCGGTAGACCTCCCACGTCACGGTCTCGGGCGCCGCATGATCACCATCGCGCGCTCGTGTCCCTCGACCGGCTTCCACTGCTCGATCCGCTCCAGCACGAAGCCATCCACTGCCACCGCGTTCAGCGCCTCCTCGATCCTCGTCGACAGCCGCAGATCGGGATGATCCTCGTAGCCGATCGAGCCGGGGATCGCGCCGACGCACTCGACCACGCGGTAGTCGATCGTCTCCGCGTCCGTGTACTCGGCGGCGCTCACTCGGCCCACGCGTAGTAGACGCCAGCGGCCGTCGGCGGTCCCGGCGGCTCGCGGCGGAGCCTCGCGCCGGAGTCCTCGATCGGCGCGGCGTCGTACCAGTCGGAGATGCCGGATGCCTGCTCGCGTGCGAGACGCATCGCGTCCTCCGCGTTCTCGGCGGCGACCAGCGCGCCCGCGTACGCACCACTGACCGAGTACCAGCGCAGCTGCGCGCTCACCATCTCGCACCTCCGTAAATCGGTTGCTGTACAGACAGTCTACGCGGCCTGCTCGACGGCGGGATCCCAGTCTTTGATCAGCACCGTCACAACCACCTTCGACGGCTCCGTGAACACGAGCTGCTTCGAGTGCCTGCCGCGGCTCCCAGTGAAGCGCCTGCGGCGAGCGAGCACGAACATGCGGCCGCACAACCGGCAGCACTTCCCCGGCGGGATTTGCGTCAGCGTGATCGCCGTGTCGGTCCTCACGCTGACGCAGCGTATCCGCCTACCCGGCCGGTGCTTTCCTTTCCGCTCCCAGCCTTCGCGAGCCCGACGCGTCCCTTGCATTCCGGTCCCTCGCCTGCCGCGCCTGTCCCTCGCCGTCCATGCCGATCCCAACCAATCCGATCCTGCGCCTACCAGTCCGTCCCTGTCCAGGCCGATCCCCGGCGGTCCGAGCCGATCCGCGCCCTTCCCTTGCCTTCCTGCCCATTCCGGTCCCGGCGGTTCACCGTGAGCGCAGCTCGCGCGCCCGACGTTTGATGGCGCCCGGCAGCTCCGGGTGCCTCAGATCCTGTCCCTCGCGCAGTGCCTCCGCGGCGTCCTCACGCTGCTCCACGCGTGAGCGCAGCCCGAGCAGATGCGCTGTGCCCGCACGCACGCGCTCGACCTCGTTGCGCGCGAGCAGCTTCTTGACACGCTCCCCCGCGACGCTCACGCGACCAGCTCGCTCATCGTCGCGGCGAAGCGCGCACGCTGACCTTCGGCGGACTCTGCGCACCCGATCAGCCGACCAGCACGCTCGTTGATCGACTCGAACACGTCAGCGTCGATCACCTCCGGGTCGAGCACCACACGGAACGTGACGGCCCAGTCGGGGAACCTCGGCCGTGCGCGGAATGTGCGCGCCTGCCCGACACGGACAGCGCGGAAGTCGAGGAAGGTCTCCTGGTCGGCCCACATCCTCTTGATGTCGCGCGGCCCCTCGTATTCGATCGGCACACGATCGCCGCCATCGACGGCCGTGACCATCATGCCGCGCTGCAGTGACGCCTTGTGCTTCGTCAGCGCAGCCGACGCGCGCAGCGTCGCGACCGGGTAGGACGCCGGGACATACGGCCCCAGGTCGTCGTCGTGATACAGGCCGCCCTCCCACTCCAGCCGCATCAGCTCGGCGTGGTCGTCCTCGGTCTTCTTACGCTTGCCCGTGATCGCTTTCAGCGCCTTCACGTACGGGTCGAGCGGGTTCGCCAGCCTGATGTTGTGAATGACGAGCGGCTGGATGCCCGTCCAATGCACCTCGTAGTCCATATGAAGCTCTCCTGAGCGTTGTCTGTACAGCGGCTAGGTCGACAAGAACCAGACCCTTCCTAGCCAGTGCGGCGCAGCCTACCACTCCTATCCGGTGCTTTCCTTTGCCGTCACCGCCCAGCCAGCCCTTCCCCATCCCAGCCGCGCAGGATCCTACCGTGGAAGCGTCCGCACGCGCGGGTTCCAGTACCACATCCACACGCCGTCGTCGCCCTCAGCTACCGCGTCGTGCTCCAGCCGCGTGCACCGCAAGCTCCCGACGCGTTTGACGCGGCCCGGCCTCACCTCGTCGATCCGGTAGCAGCTGCCCGCACGGGTGCGCAGGAAGTCGCCCGGCACCGGTAGCTCGCCGTCCCACCGGCCGACCGTCATCTTGCAGCTCGTGCCCGGTACGCCCCTCACTCGAACATCGCCTCCGTCAGCTCGACCGGCTTCGGCTTCGGCGGGCGCCGTGCAGCGATGCTCGCCGCCGTCTTCCGCTTGTGGCACGGCACGCACCGGCACCGCAGGTTCTCGACCGAGTGCTCGCCGCCGTCCTCCAGCTCGATCTCATGGTCCGCTTCCCACGGCGCGCCCATCGCCCGGAACCCGCTCTGGTAGATCGACTCGCCCTCGCCCGACCGGCAGCCCGTGCAGCCCTCGACGTTGCACACCTGTTTGTAGCCCGCGCCTCCCTGCACGTGCTCGCTGCGCTTGTGCCCGCATCGGCACCGCGCGTCCGGGTGATTGGGCTGGATCGTTTCGCAGACCTTCCCGCAGTCCACGCACTCCAGCTCGATCTTGCCTTCCAGGCGCGCGCGGCCAGCGACCGCCCCATCGGCCCTGTAGGTGTAGCTGGCGTAGAACAGTTCCCTGCACTCACCGTCGCCTTTGACCTCGTTGTGGTAGCTGCGGGTCAGATCCATCACCGTCTGGCCGTCTTTGTTCTTGCGCCACATCGGCTTGCCGCACCAGCTGCAGAACCCGCTGCGGGCGCGCTGCTCAGGATCTCCCGGCGGCTCGGCGAGCACGATCTTCGAGCCGCGCACCTTCGCGCGCTCGGTGCGCTTCGTCACGCGGGCCTCGCACGTCCGGCGGTCGATGCAGCGTGCTCGTGCCGAGTAGAACTCCGGGTACGTGTGCCCGTACTGCGTGCGCGGCGGGCGCCAGTAGTAGACGCACAGCAGCGGGAACTTCACGCAGCCGCAGTGCGAGCACGCACGGCCCTCCATCGGTGCCCGCCAGTCCCTCACGACGGCCCCGAGCGTGTCGAGAGCGGGAACATGATCGCGCGGCGCTCGTCCGCCGTCAGCTCCTTGCGCGGCCCCTCACGGCGACGCTTGCGGGCCTTCGCGTTGCGCTCCTCGCGCAGCAGCTCCTCCAGCGCTTTGCTCGCGCCGGGCCTCACCACGCGCAGCTCGCCCCTGCGTGACCCACCGTTCCGGCTGCGACGCGATGCGGTCCAGCGCCTCCCACGGATCGATCTCCTCGTCGCACTCCCGGCAGAACACCTTGTGCAGCGTGGCGTCCATGCTGAACTTCGTGTGGTGGCAGCGCCTCGGTTTCCGGTCGCGCTTCAATCAGCGCGTCAGCATCGGGATCCAGCCCCGGCCGCAGGACGATGACCTCCGCGCCCTCCTCGCTGTCCCGCTCCGCACCTTGCACCCGCGCATCGTAAGCCGCGGCGCGGCCGGACCTCAGCCGAGCTTGACCAGCTCCACGCGTTTGCTCACCGTCGCCAGCTTCGCGACCTCGCGACGCAACGGCTTCCACGGCGGCAGGCCCACCATCGCCGCGATGTGCAGCACCGCGAATTCCAGCGCCATCCGCTTCTCGCCGTGATAGGCGACCGTCTTCTCCGGGATCTCATAGCGGCCGCCGGGACCGACGCGCGCCGCCGGGAACGCGCACTCCCACGTCTCGACACGGCGCTCGAAGCCGCTCATCCGCGTCCCAGTTCGTCGAACCCGTAGACCTCGCCGTGCGGCTCGATCCGCCACGTGCTGACCGCGTGATGGACCCGCGCCTCCGGCTTGCGGTCGCCCGCGATGTCGCGCGCCGTCGGTTTGCGCTTCGGGTCCAGCGGCTCGTCACGACGACGGTCCGGCGTGCGACCTTTCGGCTTGTAGTGCCGCTGCTGCCGGGCGCCCATCAGCCGCCCCGCCGCACGAGATCGTCTAGCTCGCGCAGTACTGCGGCTTCGGCATCGCGCGCCGACCCTCGACACTCCACTCGAAGCTGCCGGTCCTTTCCACGCCGACGCCCGCGACGCCGCGCACCGCCGGTTCGATGTAGATGCGGACCTGCACGTCCATCAGCCCAATACCTCCTCCGGCAACAGCATCATGCACGAGCGCTCCGGCGCCTTCCCGTCAGGAGGATCCGGCACCGCCGAGCGCGTGACCGGGTTCGTACCCGAGACGGCCACCAGCCCAGTCCACCAGCCCAACTCGTCAGGCTCGATCGGCTTGCCGCGACGCTCCGGCTTCCCCTCCGTCATCCCAGCGCCTCCATCGCTGCCTGGATCAGCCGCCACGCAGGCTTCGCCTCGCGCGGCCAGTCCTCCACGCGCGCCGTCCGGATCAGACGACCCCGCTTGCCGGTCCGTGACGCGCTGTACAGACGCACCTCGTACGTGCCTCGCGAGCCGATGCCCTGCTCCCCCGTGTTCGCGATCTCGACCTCGCACAGCGTGCGGTCACGGCCGCTGCTGATCGCTGACAGCAGATCCGCTTTGACCACGATCATCCGAAGATCGCGTTCCCGGCGACCGCCAACGCACCGACCGCGCACGCGATCCCGACGAACCCGAACAGCAGCAGAGCGAGAGCCGCCCCAGCCGCGCCGTCCTTGGCCTCGTCCTTCCCGAGATCCGCCAGCGCCATCAGCGCGACCCCGACACTGACCAGCGCTCCCATGATCAGAAGCGACGTGTCTATCACCGCCCCGACGCCCATCAGATGCGCTCCGGCCACTGCCAGCTGAAGCCCTGGTCGCCCGAGCCGTCGTGTTTCGGCACGATCACACCGTGCGCCTGCGGTGCGATGCCGGGCGGGAACGCCGTCACCACCACGGCGTCCCCGTCGCGCACCTGCGTGACGATCGCGGGCACCGGGTTCTGGTAGTGCTCCGGGTTGTCGAAGATCACAATCCGTCCGATGCTCGGCTTCTGTTCAGCGGTCATCAGCTACCTCCTCAGTTGTCAGTCCACGGGTCTATGCAACGGCGGCCGCGGCGCCTCTGGCGGCCCCGGCTCCGGCGGTAGCGGCGGCACGTGCTTCACCGGCTCCGGCGTCGTCGGATACTCCTCCGGCGGCGGCTCGACCAGATGCGCATCGACCCACAGGACGCGCATCACGAACAGCCACACCACGACGCTTAGGATCTGCCACGCCAACGTCGGCAGCACCTCGTGCAGCAGCAGCGCGATGAACACCATCACCCACACCCAGAAGATGAGTTTCGCGAGCACGTGGAACCGGCGGACATGCTCCCGTTCCTTCTCGCGCTGCAGCCGCTGGAACTCGCTCACGCCGCCACCTGCCCCGGCGGCCGCAGGCCAGCCACCTCGACCGTGCCGAGCGAGCCGTCGCCCGCGTACTCCCAGCCCATCCGTGCGCGGCGCGCGAAGATCTCCAGGTACGGGCCGGGGAACGCCGCCTCCACCATGTCCAGGAACGCCTCCGGCTTCGCGCTGTGCTGCGTCCGCGGCCAGCTCCACCACTGCCGGTCGACCGCGTGCGTCTTCGGCGCAGGCTGCCCACGGCGTGCGTACTGGACGAACTCCAGCGTCGACTGGAACACGCCGCCCGGCCCCCAGCCATGCGGTGCCTTGCACCACGCGAGCGTGCTCGACGGCTCGAAGCCCCACGCCCTGCAGATCCCGAACGTGGCCTCCAGGTGACGCTGTGTCGTCCAGACGAACAGGTGCGCGTCGTCGGCTGCGACATCCTCCACGCCGATCGCGGAGATCTCCTCCAGGCTCATCATCGGGTAGTCGAACTCGCGGCGCTCGCCCGAAGCGCTCCCCTCACGCCACGCGTACTTCGACCCTCGGCCTTTCGTCGGCGGGTATAGCCAAGGCGGATCGACCACGATCGCGCTGAAGCTCACGTGTCCCCCAGCTCGATCCGCACGTCCTCGCCCGGCTCCACGGTCTCCATCGCTCGGCCGACGACCACCAGCTCCTCGCTCTCGGTCTCGGTCTCAGCATCGTGGTCCGCGTCGCAGATCACGCGGAAGTTCCCCGTGCCCTTGCCGTCGGCGGTGACCGGGTAGCCCGGCAGCACCTCCTCGCCCTCCTCGATCCCGAGCCGGTCCATGTCGAACGCCGCCATGCCGATCCCGTTCGCGACGCAGCGACCCCGATTGGTCACGTCGTGCGCACCGATCGCCTGAGCGAAGCGCTGCAGGTTCAGGCCCATCTTGCTCACGCGCGCGGCGCCGTCCCGCCCATGTGGTGCGCCGTGAACGCAGCGTCCGCCGCGAGGATGTGAGAGCACAGCCCACGGGCCTCGCACGTGCAGCTCGCAGGCTCACCGCCGAGCCGTACCGCCGTCTCGCGCGGGGTCAACAGCAGCACCGTCACGAGGTACGCCTTCGTGTCCCCGCGCACCACGTACACGCCGCTGCCGTCTTCCACCGCGATCGGGAACACCCTGTTGTCGTCCAGCAGCCGCTGCGCCTTCTCTGTCTTCGTCTCCTGAGCCATCAGCCCTCTCTCTCTAGTGCCCGCCCGAGACGATGCTCGAAGGTCGGCCAGTCGATCCTGTCATCCATCACCTGCGCCGTCAGCGAATCCTTGATCACGTCCATCCGTGGCCGCGCCTCGTGCCTACCGACAGCCCGCTCGACCTTCAGCGTCAGCCGGTAGCGGCCGCTCAGCACGATCCGTCTCCACTGTCGAGTCCCGCCCGGACGCACCGCCGGATCTTGCCTCGCACGCCGGACACCTACCGTCGCTGCGACCAACCGCGTACGCCGACACCATGAAGAACAGCGCCGACAGCCCCCAGAGCACGCCTGCGTTCGCCGCGAGCAGCCCCAGCCCCACGAGCGGGCACACGAGCGACAGCACGCTCGTGAGTCTCAGTGTTTGCCCTTCTTGGAGAGCACCTTCTTACCCGCGAGCCCACGTTTGCGATCCAGGTTCACTTTCCCCGACGGCCCGATCGGACGGCCCGTGTTCGGCACGGGCTCACCGCGCTTGCCGTTGCTCGATTTGCGCATCGCCTCGATGATCCGCATCGCCTCACCGCCCGCGTTGCGCGGCGAGTGCGACAGCGTGATCCGCGCCTCGCCGTTCGTGAGCGCGAACCCGTGCCCGGACGCCAGCTCGGTGATCTCCCAGCCCGCCCTTACCGCCTTGCGTGCCTGCACGCGCACAACCTTCTCCAGCCGCGAGAGCATCGCGGCCTGCCCGTTCGGGATGCCGCCTGTGTCAAGGCCGCCGTGGTGCGCCAGCTGCTCCGGGCGCTCAGAGGGACGCGTGGCCTGCTGCGCCTTGAACGCGGCGCCCGGCTCCTGCGGCGGCACGTACTCGTACATCATGTGCTGCGCGAACTTCCCGATCGACTTCAGCTTCCCCGAGTCGAGCCATTCGAGCACGCGCTCCTTCACGATCCCCGCAGGCACCTCCAGCATCGCGGCCAGCTCCGGGATCGTGAAGCAGCCCACGTCCACCACCCGGTTGCGGAACACCTCCTCCGGCAGCTGCGCACGAGCGACCGTCTGCCTTGCGCTGCGCACCACCTCCGGCGTGAACTTCTCGAAGCCGTTACTCACGTGCCCATCGGCCTCGGCCACCTCCTCCGGCAGCTGCGGGCCGAGCTGAGCCCGCCGTTCTTCGGCAGCGAGCGACGCCTTCAGGTCCGCTTCGTACTTCTCCTCCAGCTCGTCGAGGATCCGCCTGCGCTGCACGATCCGCTCCAGCTCGGCCTGCAGATGCGCGATGTGCACCCTCCGCTCGCGGATGATCTGCGCGGGCGGCTTCTCGTCGATCAACGGCACGCCGCTCATCATGCCCTCCCAGCCGGACCGCTCATCACAGCGCGCGCAGGAACGTCACGATGACCCACGCGACGCCGACGACGAGCACCGCAAACGCGATGCCGCCGCCGACGCTCATGTGAGTCAGCATGTGCTCGAAGCCGGTTTCGTGCACCACCGGCCTTACCCTTTGCCCTTCCGGTACATCTGCTCGATCACCTCGGCGTAGAACTTCGGCGAGGTGCCCGTCAGCTCCCGCGAGTCACGCAGATACGTGGCCCTCCGGTCGATCTGCGACGGGAGCGTGCCCTTCAGCCGCCGGACGAACTTCTCCTCGTCCAGGTCCTTCGTCGTCGCGACGAAGATCGAGAGCCCTTTCAGCATTTTCTCGCTCGCCGAGCCCGGCACCTCCGGCCACGTGCGCGCGACCAGCTGAAGCGTCTTGCGCAGCAGCTCCGGTTCTTCGCCGTAGATCGTTTCGACGGCCCTCACCGCACGCACCGACTTCGGCGTCGTCTCGAACGGCGCCATCTCGAAGCCCTCCTCCCGGAGGATCTTGTCGATCGCCTTCACCGTCGGGTGCCCCGCGACGAGATCCGCCCGGTAGCGCTCGTACGGCGTAATCGTCTTGCGTTCCCGCTGGAACAACGAGAACAGCGTCGCCTCGTCCTCGACGCTCAGGTCGTAGAAGATCACGCAGGGCGCTATGTCGATGCCCTCGCGTTTGATCAGATCCCGGCGGCGCTGCCCGTCGATGACGCTGTACTGCTTGCCCTGACGCGGACGCTCACTCAGCGTGAGCATCCCGACGATCCGCGGGTCGAACTCACCCGTGATCGGTTTCAGGTCACGCTGGTAGCGCGAGTCGATGTACATCTCATCGATCCGCACGATGTCCCAGCGGTACGGGTACTTCTGCTGCTTCGTCAGCAGCTTCGTGGTCTCTGCGGTAGGTGCGCTCACGCGACCCGCCTCCCTTCCCTGACACGCTCGGTCACAAGGTCGAGCGCACCGAGCGCCCTGCCGAGCCGGTTTATGGTTTCGTCCCTGCCCGTGCCGCCGCCGTCGAGCTGGTCCATGCCCTCCGCGATGGCCCGCCTGATCATCGGCGCTTCCTGGTCCAGCATCTCCATCAGCATCTCGATGCGATGCAGCCGGTCCAGGTTCACACCGCCCGCGCCCAGATCGAACCCGGCCTTGTGCAGCACGTAGCTCAGCTCCAGGTCCAGGCCACGCGCGATCCGGGCGAAGATCTCGATGCCGGGGATCCCCGGATTGCGCCGGTTGTCCAGCTCCAGTTCGCCGAGCGTGCCGACACGAATGTCGCACGCCGCGGCCAGCTCCTTCAGTTCCAGGCCACGGCTTTCGCGCGTACGGCGCAGCCAGCTACCGAAGCCCTTCGTGTCCATCCGGACCGTCAGCTGATCAGCCCTCAGTCCCACTCGCACCTCCTTTGTAGCGTTCGATGATCATGCCAACCTCGTCGGTCTTACCGTCGGCCGACCGCACCCGGACCCACTCCCCGAAGCGCGTTGCACGCACCGGCCAGCGGCGTAGCGGCGTCGGCCACCACGAGTCGTCCAGCAGCCCCGACCCACGCGTGATCAGCCGTCCGACGGATCCATCCCGCCGCAAGACCAGCACGTCGATCGCGCCTACCCGGTCGGCCTGACCCTGCAGGCGATCAAGGCTGGCCTGCAGCTGATCGAACTGCGCGCGCGAGCGCAGACGCTCGCGCGCCCGATCGATCCGTCGCGGGTCGATCTGTCCCCGCGTCGCCAGCCCAGCCCTCACGACACCACCGCGGCCTTGTTCAAGAACTGCGGCAGGTCCGTCTCGCACCGCAAGCACAGATGCAGCGGGTGCCCCTCCCCGTCAGCGTGGTGGACCGTGACCGGGATCGCGTACGCCGGGATCGGCGCGTCACGGTTGTCCTCCACCTCGTACGGGCCGTGACCGCAGTTGCCGCAGTTGAAGCGGGCGACGATCATCGCTGCTCAATCTCCATCTCGCACCTTCCATTTCGATCGGTTGCGCCGCCAACATAGCAACCGATGGTCGCTCTGTCAAGCGCTGAGGAAGGGACTCAGGATCGTGAACGGCCCATTCGAGAGCGTGACCTTCGATCCGTCGACGAGCACCGCCCACAGCCGGTAGCGCCACTTGCCGGGCACGTTCAGCGTGTCGACGCCGGGGATGTCGACGCTCACCTTGCGCGCTGGCGACACCGCCGAGACTTCATGGCCGACCGTCGAGAACTTCTCGCCCATCGACTCGTCGAACACGTCGAGCGTGATCGTCGCGCCCGAGAGCGACGGCCAGCGCGTGCCCGTCACGTCTTCCCACACCAGCGCTCGCGTGTCCGACGCGAGATAGTCGTCGCCCGCGAGGATCGAGATCGTGCCTGTCGTGCTCACCGGGCCTACCACCTGGATCGAAGTGTTCGCGAGGCTCGCGAGCGTCGCGCGGCTGGAGATCGTCGCGTCGAGATCGTCGAGGTTCGCGACCTCGATCGCCTCGATCGCGTACACCGGCACCGTCTCGCCCGTGTCCCACTCCACCGCGCCCGACCAGCCCGCGGGCAGCGACACCGCGACGCGGTAGATACCGGACGCGACGGCGGTGACGCCCGTCTCGGTGCGCGCCGTGTGGACCGTGCCGTCTGTGTTCAGCAGCCGGTAGCCGACGTGTTCGAGCCCCACCTTCTTGCGGCCGAAGTCCACGAGCAGCGGCGTCAACCTTCCGGCAATGGCGATCATCGTGCTCCCATCATGCAACGTGGTCGATGTGCAGGCCGATGCGCCCGCCGAGCGGCGCGGTGGAGATCGCGAGGATCACGAGCGTGATGTCGTCCCCGGCTTTCAGTTCGACTGGCGTCGTCAGCATCGAGTTGCCGTCAGCGGCTTCCATCAGCAGCGGCGAAGCGGTCGTGCCGAGCCCCACGTCCGCGCCGTTGACCTGGATCTTGAAGCTGACTTTCGGGGAGGTGCCCGACGTGACTTTCGTCCAGTCGACGCCAGCGATGTACTGCGTCTCCGCGGTCGCCGGGCGGACGGGCGGACCCTGGATCGTTTCGATCGCCCACGGTTCAGTGCCGCGCGTGACCCACGCGTGACCGGTGCGGTGGCGGGTCTTATTCGAGCGGACCCAGGTCGATGCGGTCGTGCCGACCGTGATCAACGTCCGCGTCGAGAGCATCCACACGGAGTTGGCGTACACCGTGCCTTTCACGACCATGATTAGGCGCGCCCGGACTTCCATCCCCGTCGCGTAGTCAGCCGGTCTGGTCCACGCACCCGCGCCCACGGGCACGACCCACGGCCCGTTGTTCTTCGCTTCGGTCTGCCCCGTCAGCAGCACCGTGTCTTCTTCAGCGAGTTTGTAGCCGTCGACTTCCGGCGTGCCTTCGAGCGACGCGATGTTCGCCGTCGACACTGCGATTGCCGGAGCGAGAGTCGAGTCCTTCAGATTCGCGCGGGAGGTGCCCGTGTTCGCGACATCGGAGAGGTTGTTCGTTTTCAGCAGCGCGCCGCTCGGTTCCGGCCCGGTAGCTCCCTGCGGGCCGCCGCTGCCCGTCGCGCCCGTCACTCCAGTCGCGCCAGCAGCCCCCGCCGGACCCGTCGCGCCCTGCGGACCTTCGGTGCCCGTCGCTCCTTTGGCGCCCGTCGCGCCAGCAGCACCGGTCGTCCCCGTGGCGCCAGCCGGACCTTCTGATCCGGTCGCTCCTTTCACGCCAGTGGCGCCCGCCGCACCGGTCGTGCCCGTCGCACCCGCAGGGCCTTCCGACCCCGTCGTGCCTTTGGCGCCAGTGGCACCGACCGTGCCCGCCGCACCGGTCGCGCCAGCGGCACCTTCGGTCCCAGTCGCTCCTTTCGCTCCCGTGGCGCCCGCCGCGCCGCCCGCGCCAGTCGCGCCGACCGTACCGGCAGCTCCCGTGGCACCAGCAGGACCTTCCGAGCCCGTGGTGCCTTTCGCTCCAGTGGCCCCGGCGGCACCTTCGGTGCCCGTAGCTCCTTTGACGCCAGTCGCCCCGACGGTGCCTGCAGCTCCAGTCGCGCCCGCGGGGCCTTCCGAGCCGGTCGTGCCTTTGACGCCAGTCGCGCCAGCTGGCCCTTCGCTGCCCGTGGCTCCTTTGGCCCCGGTCGCGCCGACCGTACCCGCGCCGGTCGCACCGACAGCGCCTTCGGTGCCCGTTGCACCTTTCGCGCCGGTAGCCCCCACGGTGCCCGCGCCGGTAGCGCCCACGGTGCCCGCTGCGCCGGTCGCCCCAGCAGGCCCTTCTGAACCCGTCGTGCCTTTCGCTCCCGTCGCGCCCACGGTGCCAGCACCGGTCGCTCCGACGGTCCCAGCGGCGCCCGTAGCGCCAGCCGGACCTTCTGTGCCCGTGGCTCCTTTGACACCTGTCGCGCCAGCCGCACCGACCGAACCTGTCGCTCCCGCCGGGCCTCCAGCACCAGTAGCGCCAGCCACGCCCGTCGCGCCCAGTCCACCCGCGGGACCGGTCGCTCCCTGCGCGCCGCCAGCTCCGGTCGCGCCGTTGACGCCGGTCGCGCCGAGACCGCCGACGGGACCCGTCGCTCCCTGCACACCGCCCGCGCCCGTTGCGCCAGCAGCGCCCGTTGCGCCCTGGCTGCCTGCGGGACCAGTCGCTCCCTGCGGCCCAGTCGCGCCCGTGCCGCCACCGCCACCGCCGCCAGCGCCCGGAACGAACGCTCCCTGCGACTGCGACCAGACCGGCACCTGCCCATCACCGAACGGCCCGTGAACGTCAGGCAGGTCTTCGAGGGAACCGATCGAGGGCCTTGCCGTCACCCTCTGGAAGGTAAGGCCGGACCCCTATCTACTGAACCAGCGCGCCGCAGCGTATGCAGCGCATTCCGCCCTCGTGACCGTAGGTCTCGCACGTCTCCACACCGGCCTGCCCCTGCCCTACCAGCCGCACACGCGACAGGTAGAACAGGTCAGCCAGACATCGGCGCCACGCCTTCGCCGCGTACACCATCGGCTCGCCGGTCGCCGGGTCCTTGAAGTGGCCCAGGTCCGCGGCGAGCTGCGCGTGCCGCTCCTTACCGGGTGCCACCAGTCACAACCATCTTCTGCTGTGCGCCCGCGTAGTACAGCGGCTCAGCGAAGCGGGCCGCGATGCAGCGGTACTCGACTTCGCCACTGCGGCCTCCGACACGGAACTCGTCCTCCAGTATCGAGCGCCACTGCCGGTCCGCATCAGCGCTACTCGTCGCCTGCAGCGTTTCGACCAGCTTCAGCGTCTCGGGGCCGCCCTCGATGCTCTCCTCGCCCGTCTCCTCCGCAACCATCTGCCGCGGCCGGTCGACCACCTCGTACACGTGGTAGGGCGACGGCTCACGCGTCGTCGGCTCTTTCCCCTGCGCCATCTCGCACCTCCGATCGAATGTTGACGCTGCCGAGCGTACCCACCGGACCGGTCGTAGAAATGGAAACGCCGCCTTGCGGCGGCGCTCCCTGCAACCGATTCTTCTGGAGGTGCGGCGGTGGCCGTTAGGCCGACCGCTACACCGATCCATCGGGATCGATGCGACCACTATAGCGGGCGACCTACGTCTCCGCAACCGAAATACGCTCCAGCGCCAGCAGCTCCTCCAGCACAGCTATCGCCGCTTTCCGCTTCACGCGCAAGTACGGCAGCATCATCTCCAGCATCTCGATGACCTCGCGACGCGCGAGCACACGCCAGCGGTAGAGCAGCTGCCGGTTGCCGGGCGGTTGCTCGACGCGCAGGCTGCCGCCCATCGCTGCCAGCCAGCGGATGACGCCCTCGTCAGTCATCCCGACCTGGAGGACCGGCCAGCGCTGGCGAGTGATACTGCCCTCGCCGTCGAACAACCCCGCGATGTAGGCGCGTGTGATTGGGTCATCCGGCAGCACCAGCCGCGACTCCCGGATCCGCATCGCGTTGGGCAGTGGAGCGAGCGGCGGTAGCCCGTGGTAGCGACGACGTTGCTTCTCTCGGTGGCGACAGACCTTGCAACCGGTGAGATCGGCGCAGTCGCAGCTACGCCGTGGCCCGGTCGCGCCGCTCGAAGGCGAGCAGTTCGTCGAGCCGCCCTTCGGCCTGCTCGCGCGTGATGTCTTCACCGAGATACTTGGAGGCATAGAAACCTGCTGCGTAGGGCTTGAACCAGCCGGAGTGCTCAAGGATGAACGGGCGGTCCATCACGACCCGGCTCTGTACCGATAGGTGATCCCGTTGGCACAAAGCTAACAGGTTCCACCAGCGCAGATCGAGCTTGTTGCCGTTGGCGTGATGCACGGTCAGGATCCGCCACGCCGCCTGCACCGGCCCCATCCCCGGCGCTAGATCGAGCGTCGCCGCACCGATGTCGTGTACATCCCACAGCACCTCGTCGTCAGGCCCCATCTCGCCCATGTCGCGGCGAATCAGGCCACCGTGGCGGCAGTGCTCATCGCACGGCGACCAGTGGACCGGGCGCTCGCGCTTCACGCGCGGCTCGTCCGTCGGCTCCGAGTCGAACAGCGCCAGCCCGGCCGCCTCGCGCACCGACGCCTCGGCCGCAGGCTCCGACCAGAAGGACTCCTGCCCGACGCGGTACGGATGCCCACAGCGGATGCAGCGATGCCCGACAAACTCGCGCACCTCGTCCTTGACCCATCCCCACGCCTCCGGGTAGCCCTTGCTATCGACCCCGCCCGACGGCGCGTGGAAGTGCTGCCGGTACGCGGCGTCGCCGTACATCAGGGCTTCTCGTCGAAGCGGTCACGGAGCGTGTCGAGCACGATCGTCATCCGCGCGTCGTCGTTCGGCAGTTCCTCCAGCGCGCTGCGGAGATCCTTCCGTGTCGCGACCGTCCCAGCCCATGTCGCCACCGACTGCGCGTCCAGGCGCAGCACAGGCGTCCGAGGCTCACGCGCCATCGCCGAACGCCCCCGCCGCAGCCATGTCGAGCGACAGCCGCTCCAGGCGCGGCGCAGCCTCCGCAGCCAGCTTCAGCGACTCTGCAGCGACGAGCGGCTTCGGCCAGTCCTCCATCGAGAACGCCATCACGTCGTGCAGCTTCCCGATCACCTCACGGTCACGCACGTCGACCAGCGCGACGGCCACCGTGTCAAGCATCCGTGCGTGCTCTGAGCGCGGCACCAGCAGCATCGCGACGAGCAGCGGCAGCGACACCTGGAAGTGCCTGTACCCGGTCTCGGCGGTGACGTTCGGCGGGGGTTCCACACCGACGCTCAGGTAGAACGACGCGTCGCTCTCGTCCCAGCCGATCCGCAGCTTGCGGCGATCGTCCATGCGAGCTTCCCACCAGCCGTCCACCTCGTTGAAGGTCCAGTTGACCTTCGCGATCACGCCGCGGCCTTCGACTTCCCGGCAGCCAGCTCTCGCTTCAGCGCCAGCACATCGGCGCGCAGGAACAGCGGCGTCGCGCCCGTGATCGCGACCGACTGGATGCGATCCATGTTGACCCACCGCCACACGCGGCCGCGCTCCACCTCCAGCAGTTCCGCGGCTTCTGACGTGCTCATCAGCACCCCGGATCCCAGCCAATCGCGAACCCGCGGATCCTCCTGCAGGAACTTCACCAGCTCCCGCTTGCCCACGCCGCTCAGCATCTTGCTGACATCCGCGGATTTCCGCTCAGCCGCCATACGCACCTCCCTCGAATCGGTTGCCCCTTCGCCGCGACAGATGGTAGCTCACCGCGGGCACCGATGCCACATCTCCAGCCACGCTTCGTGCAGCTTCCGGTTCCCCGGCTCCGCGGCCTGCCGCGTGTACGCCTCTTTCTCCGCGACCAGCCACCGCCGGTACGCCGACCTCGCGCGCTCGTCCTCGCGGCGTCGGCGCTCGCGCGCCCGCTCCGCTGCCTTGCGCGCCTTCTGCAGATGACGCAGCCTCGCCCTTGCTGCCCGCTCGTCCTGCACGACTTCGAGAGTCGCCATTCGCACCTCCACAAGAATCGGTTGCACTAACATTCTATCGAACGCGTCAAGTCGCGTGCGACAGACGGTCGCTCCGAATCTGGCTCCAGTGCTGGCGAAACGACCGGTCGGCGCCATCCCTGGCCGCCGACCAACCCGTCTCCTCTCAGGTGCTACACGACCACTCCGAGGACGACACAGCCGACCTTCCGGCGATGGCCTCCGCGGCGATCCGTACCTGTGCCCACGCGTGCGTCAGCGGCGGGTCGCGCGGGATCATTCCCCGCTCGATGTACACCACGACCTGCTTCACGCGCCAGCGCGCGACGACGACTTCGCTGCCGTCGCTCATCACGTGCACCCGCTTCGCCACGACACGCCGCACGCGTTCCTCGCGCACCTCCACACGCCGCGACCCGATCGAGCCCATCCCCCGGCCGAACGTCTCCGAGGCGAACTGCCCGATCCCTTCGTACTGGCCGTTCTTGGCCGACCACACGAGTTTGCTCTCGCACATCAGCCGGTTTTCCAACCCGGCCCGCGACACACCCTCGCGTTCGGCCTCGATCGTGATGATCTGCTGCGCCTGAGCAAACGACGGCTCCGACCACGGCACGAACCGCCGATGCACGATCTTCCTGTGCGGCGGCCTCACGACCTTCACTTCCAGCACCGTCGGCGCCAGCGTCGGCGACAACGGCGGTGCGACTATCGCGGTGTCCGCAGACCCCGCGCCCGGCGCTCCTACCACGCCCACCAGTGCAGCCACGACGGCGAACGCGACGACTGAGCGTCGTCCCAACATGAACAGACCTCCAGGGTTGTTTGCATCGTCAGCCCGGCCGCTTGCCTTCGGGGTACGGGACTTCCCCCGGCGCGCTTTGCATCCCTCGTGCGCGCAGCGACCTATCGGGTTGTCGTGGGACGCCTCCTTTCGACGAGGTACACGAGCAGCGTGCGTGCGCCCTTCGTGAGGTTGCACGGCGCGCAGGCGGCGGTTAGGTTCTCCCAGCCGCCGCCTCCACCACGAGCAACAGGGTCCACGTGATCCACGTGCTCCATCCGAGCGCCGCAGTAACAGCAAGGATCGCCCTGCACGCCGTACTCAGCGTCGGGACGGGCAGCGCCTTTGCGCCTCGACCGCAGCCGTATCGCCTGTTTCTGCTCAGGCGTCGCGCGAGCGTAGTGCCCTCGAAGCCGCATCGCTTCGATGCTCAGCACCATCTCGCGATGCGGACCCCTGCGATACGCACGGCTCGATTCACGAGACTGCCGCGCGACCCGCTCGGGGTCTTCAGCCTTACGACGGTGATAGCGAGCACGCGCCTTCGCGCGTTCCTCATCAGCGGTGAGCACCACACCTCCCAGCGATCGGTTGCAGCGCGAGACAGTAGCAGCCGCCCCCGGCGGCGCCACCGTCAGCTCATCGTGCCGACGACCACGCGATGAGCAGGACACGCGGCGACAGCCGCCTCCTGCGCGCGGTCGCGCGCCTGCTCCGACGGCGTGCCCTGACCGATGTAGTCGGCCGGACCCGTTTCCGTCGGGTGCTGGCGCAGCTCGAAGCCCTGATCCCTGATCTGAAGCGCGGGGAGCGCGCTCTTGTCTACGTTGGACATGCGCGAAGGCTAGCGAGCAATCCCTATCGTCTTGCGCGCCGCCTCCGCGACGCCATACGCGTCAGCGTCATCCCAGCTGCCCGTCTCCGGCATCCCCAGCGTGCGCGCCCAGACCCACACCGGGTACGCGTCGATCGGCGGTGGCGGCTGGCCCTTCTTGCGCGCGGGCTTGTAGATGTTCCCCCTGCCGACCGCGATCTTCTTCCACTTCGACGGCGGCATCGTCTCCACACGCGGCACGTAGCCGTGGATCCGGTTGACCGTCTGGTAGATCGCCTGCGCAGCGATCCCCGCCGCGTACCAGAGGATCGGCATCACCGTCTGCCCGCCCGGCTGCTCCACGAACACCACGCCCGGCAACGGGACGCCCGGCTCGGCGAGCATCGTCTCCGTGAGCGTGCACATCTGCCGCTGGAAGCGGTTCAGCCGCTCGCCCTCGTTGTCGTTCGCCGCGCCGAGCTTCACGCTGTGCACACCGCGCTGGCCGTCGCGGTCGATGAACCCGATGTTGTAGCGAGCGGTGGATATGTCGACGCCCCACCAGCCCGCCGTCGGGCTGATCGTCGTCGGCAACGCGACGGTCCGCTCCGGTGGCACCTCCAGCAGCTCTTGCTGCTCCAGCAGGGGAGTCATCGGCCGACCCTACGCGAGTGAACGGACGGGCCGCTCTGTTTCATGCCGCGACTTTGGGGACGGGTTACGGGATCTCCCGCACACCATGCGCGGCCCGTCCGAGCTGGATCCTACCGGCCGTCAGAGATGCTGCAGCAAGATCGCGGCCGCGGCGGCCAGCACCAGTAGCGACGCGACCAGCAGCGTCGGGAGAGCCCGCTTCACCACCACAGCCGCTTACAGTCGGGGAACACCGCGAGCTTGCCTTTGTCGCGCTGGCTCTCCACGATCTTCTGCTGCGAGGACAGCCCGTAGAACCCGCGGTAGACCCGTGTGGGGAGCCCGTCGTACCAGTTGCCGCCCCGCGTGTAGCCCCAGTCCGGCATCAGCCGATCGGGCGGTGACGGTCCGGCTTCGGGGGCGAAGGAGGACCCGGCGGCGTGCGCGGGCGCGCCAGCGATATGATCGGCTCGCCGTTCGTCGGACAGGCCGCCCAGTGCGTGTAGAGCAACGAGTCCTCGCGGTCGCCGCCGCGCGCGACCGGTCGTGTCAACGGCTCGAACACCACGCCGTCGTGATCGCCGCCGCAGCGAGCGCAGTTACGAACATCGTTTGTGTAGGCGTCCATCAGACGCGGCCCGAGCCGCCCGTGATCCGGAAGATCGAGCAGTGCCCCACCAGCCGGTCGACGATCGCCTCCGCGGCCACACGCCGCTCACTCGCGTCATCACCCTGCCGGACCTTGCTGAACTTCTCCAGCAGAGCCTGCGGGTCCATGTTCGTCGTCACGATCATCGACGTGCCCGCCTGCACCCGGCCATCGATCGCCGTGTACAGATGCGACAGCACCTGCATCGACGGGTTCACCTTGTCCAGGTCATCGAGCACCACCGGACCGCGGCCCGTCAGCACCCGCAGCGCAGCCTGCCGATCCTTGTCACCGAACGCAGCCGTCATCTTCACCGCCAGCTCCGCGACGTTGACGTACCGCACACCGATCCTGTCGAGCGCAGCCCACATCGCGATAGCCGCCAGCGTCGTCTTGCCGACCCCGACCGGGCCGACGTACAGCAGCCCGCGCTTCGCGTGCTCACCAGCAGCCCACTCCCGAGCAGCATCGACCGCCGCGGCCGCGCCGGGGCGCTCCACGCTGTACCCGTCCCAGCTCAGCCCACGGAGCAGCGGCGGCAGCTCGCACCGCTCCTCACGCCCCTGGCGTTCCATGCGGATTTTGCGCGCCTCCTCCTCTTCGTCCAGGCGCTCCGAGCAGTCCGTGCACGTCAGCGCCATCCCGCGCATCAGCTTCGCCAGCGACACGATCGTCCCAGCGGGCAGCACCCGCTCCACGTCTGTGCCGCACTCCGGGCACGGCGAGACGATCCGCTCGTCCTCCTCGGTGCGTGCCTGCTCGACTGTCGGGTCCATCGTCCGCATGTTCGAGTCCTTACCCTTTGACCGTCGCGTTCCAGTCTCTCTCGGGTTTTCCGTCGTCCTCCAAGTGTACAGACACCCCCGAACGGCTCAGGTCATCGAACGCGCGCTTGGCGAAGGTGCGGTAGGTGCCAGCGAGGCTCTTGATCTGCCGACGGGTCCCTGCACCGTGTTCGGCCCAGTACTCCAGGTCCGTCAGCAGCGACGCGTGGTCGATCGTCGGGTACGCATCGAGCACCGCCTTCACCGACGCCTTCGACGGCACAGCGCAGCGCTTGACCCCCGCCAACGTCGTCAGCCGACTGAACACCTCCTCCTCAGCACTTCCCTCCTCGAACTTGATCTCCTCCTGGCGTTTCTTTCCCCCGGAGGGTTTCTTTCTGTCTTTCTTTAACTGGGGTCCGGTCTCCGGACTATCCAGCAGTCCGGTCTGCGGACTATCAATGGTCCGGTCTCCGGACCCCTGCGACTGGTCCGCTCCCCGGACCGCCACGACTCCATCCACGATCAGGCCGTAGGCGAATCCGCGACCCACGGCGACCTTCTTGACGTAGCCGCGGGCGACCGCCTTGCGCAGGCCGGTGACGACGCTTTCGCGGCGCATCCCCGTCAGCTTCTCCAGCCGCGTCAGGCTCATCACCTCCTCCTGCTTCTGCCAGCCGAAGGTGGCCCGCACGATCACCATCGCGACCTTCAGCTCCGCGAGCGTGTCGATGTCCGGCAGCACGTCGTCGAGCAGCGCGTGCGGCACCTGCGTGTAGTTCGGGCCAGCGATGCTCACCGCTCGAACCTTTCGGCCAACGCCAGCCGCATCTCGTGCCGCTCGACCTCACGCCGCCACCGCACATCGCCCTCTAGCGTGCCGTAGCCGGTGCGCAGGTACGCCCGGCGGTCCTCGTCCGGTCGTTCCGCTGCGGCCAGTGTCCGCAGCGCGTGAGCGATGATCCTCCGCTCGCCCGCGGTGACCGTCAGGCGCTTCTTCGATCCGTCCGGCGTACCACTATCCTTCATCAAGTCAGCCTCTCCCTCGCGAGTAGTTGGCATGAACCTCGACCCCGCCGTCCCATCAGCCCTCCCAGGCCGGACGCGGGGTCGAGCTATTTCCAGGGGTCCTACGCTTCGAGCAGAGCTTCCAGCTCCTTGACCCGAGCGAGAGCTTTCGCCAGCTCGCCGTCCTCAGCAGCACGGCCGCGACCGTCGAGGATCGCGAACTCCTCCGGCACGTCCTCGGCCTGCGAGATCCGCTCCAGCTCCACGACATGCACACGGGTCACCTCGTAGCTGCCGTCGCTGTTCTTCTTCGACGGGAACTGCAGATCCTTCACACGACCGACCCACGTGCCGCGGACCGTCTCGCCCAGCTCGAACTGGCCGGGGATCGGCTGGCGTTTCGCGGTGAAGCGCGTCGCGGACGCCGTGACCTTCGGCCCGCCGACTTTGCTGTTGATCTTCGACTGGCTGCCGAACAGCGTGAACTGCTCGGTCTCGTCGTCGGCGTCCGGGTCATCCGCGGCCAGCTGCTCCAGCGTCTGCCGCTCACCGCCCGCGGCCTCGCCGTCGCTGCCGTTGCCGTTCGCTGCGGCCTCGGCCTCTGCTGCCGCTCGCTCCTCGTCCGTCATCGCGTCTGCCATACCCGCCTCCTGTGTCGCTGCGCTCATGCGCGCCTGCCTTTCGGTTGCATAGACGGCGGGACGCCGCGAGATAGTGCCATCGGGAGTCCCGCCACGGAGTCATCGACCCCGCACTCACCGGCACTATTTCTGCAGACGGGTCGGACGTTCCTGCTTAGCGACGCAGAAGCCGCGACGCCTGCTCACAGACGAACGCCCGGCGCATCGGGCTCGGGGCACAGCCCTCCGGCTTCGACACGTCCTGGCCCAGCTCCATCCCGACCGCGGAATCGACGGCAGCTTCGATGTCCTCCGCGTTGACCAGCCCAATCGCGATCAGGTGCGCCATCATCCGCGCGACGCGCTGCTCAGGGATCACGCCGCCACCGACTCCGCGAACTCGGCCGACAGCACGATCGGCTGGCCGCGCTCGATCAGTTCCAGCGACCGCAGCCGCGACAGCGCATTGTTGAAGCCGCCGCTCGTGCCCGAGTACCCGGTCGCCTCAGCCAGCTGCTCGCTCGTCAGGCCATCACCGGAGCGAAGCGCCTGCAGGATCGTCCGTTCGGCGAGCTTCAGCTTCGAGAGCCAGTGGCCCCACAGCGCCTCGCCCTCCGGCAACGGCTCGTATTCCCCCTCGATCTCAGCCATCCCGGACGGCAGGATCCGGATCGGCTGGCCCCTGTCGATCAGCTCCATCGACCGTAGGCGCGCGAGCGCATTGTTGAACCCGCCCGACGTGGGGCTGTAGCCCGTCAGCATCGCGAGCTGCTTCGCCGTGCGGCCGTCAGGGAACTGCGCCAGCACCGCGAGGATCGCCCGTTCGGCCTTCTTCAGCGGCTTGGCCTCTCCATCGTCCGCCTGCGCACCGTTCCGGGGCGCGTGCCGGGCCGGAGCCGGTGCAGGCGGGGGAGTGGTCCTCCGGACGGGCGCCGGGCGCACAGGGCGCTCAGCGGCCAGCGTGGGACGCGCTGCGTTCGCGTTGCGGGCCAGTGTCCGCAGATCCTCCAGGCGCCCGGCCTGCGAGTGCGCGCTGCCGATCGCCTCGCCCAGCAGCTTCAGCACCTCATCCGGCACCATCGGCACTTCCACCTCCACCTTCTCCGGCACGCGCAGAGGCTGCTCCTCGACGAGCTTCTGCAACTCAGTGATCCTGGCGTCACGCGCAGCGAGCTTCTTGCGCAGCTCGCGCGGGTCCTCGGCCTTCGAGCGCTCAGCCGTCTCCGCGATGTGCTTGCCCAGCTCAGCCACGTTCAGCGGCGTCAGCTTCACCGCCTTCATCGAGGTGCCATGTTCCACGCTCGCCGAGCTGTCGAACGTCGTCCGGCGCAGCACCTTCGTACGCGTGAAGCACCGCAGCCACGACGGCGACCAGACCCACGCTTCGTCGACGCCGAGCGATGCGAGCGAGCCGATCAGCGTGTCGCGCTCCTGCTTCGTGCCGTTCGCCTCGACCCACTCGTCGATCGCGTTCAGGTCCCTGTTGTGGCTCATCTCTTTCGCGATCAGCACATCCGCCTGCGACAGCACGCCTTTGTTCAGCGCTGCGCTGCGCTGCGCGACCATGAACAGCCCGAGCCCGTGGTTGCGTCCCTGCCGGGCGATCTTCCCGAACGCGCCGAGCATCACCGACTGGTTCCCGCGCGGCACCTGCGGGATGAACGACTCGGCCTCCTCCAGCACCAGCATCAACGGGTAGCCGGGGTCTTTGGCCTTCCGCCGGAACAGCCGTTTGGCGAAGTCCGTCGCGAAGCGGTCCTGTTCAGCGTCGCTCTCGAACGTCGACACGTCGAGCACGTAGCGGCCCGGATGGTCGACCACCGTGTCAGCGATCAACGCTCCGCTCGACGGCGACAGCTCCACATCGCCATGCAGCCCGCCGAGCACGTACACGTCGCGCTTGCCGCCGCGCTCCTCGCCGTTGGCGCCCGCGCGCAGAGCCCAGTGCTTGCCGACGGGATCGAGCACCACGAAGAACATCCCCGCGTCGCACATCTGCTCCTCGAACTTCAGCGCGCAGTACGTCTTGCCGCCACCGGATTTCGCGAGCACCGCGTACTTCATCGTCGCGGCCAGCCCGACCGGGATCCCGATCCCCCGGAAAACCTTCAGCTCCTCAGTCACCACCATCTCGCACCTCCTAGTCGGCTACCGGCCATTCGCCTCTCGTCAGCCGCTGCCGAGGCAGTTCGCCCCACCGCGCCTGATACAGAGCCTCCGCGAGATCCGGATCCGCGGCCATCACGTCAGCCTTGGAGCATTCGACTCTCCCGTCCGCCAGCTCGACAGCTTGCCGTAGGCACCGGACGCAGTACTCGCGGTGACCGAACCGCAGCGGTTTGCCGTACGGCCGCCAGTTGTGCCCGTAGCGCTTGCAGACGGCTTCCATGAACACCATCCACAGCTGCGACGGGATCGACGGCGAGATGACCGGCACCCGCTTCAGCAGTTCGCTCACGAGTACTCCCGCCGCAACTGCAGCATCGCCGTACGCGGGCGCCCCGCGGCCTCCAGCGCGTCGTCCAGCGCGTTCGCGGCCTCACGCGCACGTTCCGGCACGACACTAAACGGCAGCCGCCTGGAGCGGTTTGTGTGGCGCTCGTGCGCATCGCGCGTGAGGTGGATCATCCACGCAAGATCCCATGCCGTCTCGATCACCGGCAGCCCGGCGTCGGCAGCGAGCCGTTCGATCACGCTCCTGCGGAGTGCATGGTGGCCGTCGTAGCGACCGGCGGCGACCTCCCACCGCTTGCGTAGCGCGACCTCCTCCTTCGAGCGCTTGTCGGGCCGCAGCGCTTTCAAGCCGCTGCCCTTGCGCTTCAGCTCCGAGCGCCCCAGCTGGCTGTCCCCGCGCGCCAGCGGCTTGCGGCGCTCCAACGGCTTGCCGCGCTTCACCGATGGCTCGCCTTCGCGTAGAGGGTCCTAGCGCGCGCGCGTTTACAGGGCCGACAGACACGCTCCACACGGCCATCTGGCCGCTTGTAGCGAAGCAGGTTTGCACCGGTCAGCTCGTGACCGTGCCCGCAATGCGTGATGCCGAGGTTCGGTGAGATCGGGAACACGGCCGTTCCTCGCTCGATCGCGTCGCGCTCGTTATCGATAGCGGTGCCGTCGTATAGATGCGTCGGCTCGTGACAGGGGCGGTTGTGGCAACGATGAAGCACCATCCCTACGGGCGGCCCGAAATGGAAGGCGTACACGACGCGATGCACTTGCGCCGTGTGACCGGGATCGATCCTGATCGACCCGTAGCCCGGCTCTCCAGTCCGCGTCGGTTTGCGCGCGCCCGTCCAGACGAGACAGCCATCATCGGTGCGCACGCTGCGTGCTTCGATGCGCTCCATCAGTGTCGCCAGATCAGCCAACCGACTGTGCCAGTCGATCTTCGGCTTCGGCGAGGGCCTGTTCGACGAGAGGATCCGGGGCACCGTCTACCGGCACAGCAGGCTCGACCAGCCGCAACGTCGACGAGCCGCCCGTCCGGTAGTACTCGTCGAGATCGACCGGCACCCCGCGCGCGGCCGCGGCCAGCAGCTCCTCGACCTTCTCCCGCTTCGGCGCCGAGGTGCGCGTCCCCTCCACCATCGCGTACGCCTTCTGGCCCTTCGCGGCCTTCACCGGCACGCCCTCGGGCAGCCCAGGCGGACGGTCTTTGTACGTTTTCAGGTCCTCCGTTGACTTCGTGACCTTCGTCGCGCGCTCCGTGTCGGGGCGCTCCAGCCAGCCCTTCACCGCCGTCTCCCTGCTCTTGACCGCGCGCTTGAACACCGTCAGCTCGCCGACGACGCGTTCGGCGTCCTCCTGCGTCTGGATCGCGCCGTGCACACGCACCGACGGCGCGATCGGACACTGCCCCGGCTTCGGGCAGTAGTTGCAGTGCGACCCCGGCGACGGGCGCCGCAGCGCGGCCGCGCGACGCCTCACGACCGCCATCCGCTCGCTCAGCGAGTCACGCAGCTCCTCGTCCGAGTCCCATTCGGCACTCAGCTCACGCTCCTCCTCGAACGCGTCCCACGCCCGGTCGAAGCCCTCAGCCACGACCGACAGCTGCGCTTCGATCAGCGGCAGCCGCTCACGCGTGATCGTCGCCGAGCGATGGTTGTCCTCACCCGAGTCGCCCGATTTGAAGCGGACGTACACCTCCTTCAACGTCACGCTGTCGACCGTCGGATGGTTGCGCATCACCAGCCACGCGTAGAACCGCTGCTGCCAGTATCCGTCCGAGGAGATCTCCGACGGGCCGGGGATCGCCCACGTGTCCTTGTAGTCGATCACCGTCGCGTGATACCGGCCCTCGACCTCCGTCGCCTCGCTGAACAGCGCGTCGAGCTGCCCCGTCAGCACCCGCTGCACCACGCCGCCCTTCGGGTTCGGGTACTCCAACGTCGCCATCAGCCGTTCCTCGACGCCGTACAGGTTCACGATCGTGAACCGCTGCTCCTTCGCGAACTTGCAGACGATCCACTCCAGGTCCTTCAGCTCGCTCTGCGGCACCTTCACGATCTCCTCCACCGGCACGTCGTGCTGACGCGCGACCTCGATCAGCAGATCCAGCGCCACGTTCGTCAGCGCCTTCATCTCCAGCGGCGTCCGGCAGTGCGGGCACGCGTTGCCCTCCTGGAACGGCTGGTCGCCCTCCTGCAGCTCCAAGTTCGGCTCCAGCCCACACTGCGGGCATTCCACGTCGTCCTTCAGCTGGTCGTGCCCGATCGAGGAAAGCAACGTCAGCAGCCTCGCGGCCCACCTATGGAAAAGTTGACCGCGCCCCTGCGGGTGCGACGACCACTCCATCCGTTCGGGATCATCGAGCCCGCCGACGTAGCCGGTTTCGGCCTCGAAGATCGCCTCCAGCGCGCACAGGTCGAACGCGCCGAGCAGCGACTGGCGCAGCATCGGGAAGCGGGTCATCGCTCGCGGGAACGGAACGTCCTCCGCGCGGTAGTCCGTCTTGACTGCGACCACGACTACAGCTCAGTCGGGCCGTCGACCTGCTCCTCGACCGGCTCAGCGGCCTCCGGCATCACGGCCTCGTACGCGAGCAGCAGACGGCCGCCCTCAGCGCGTTCGCCTTCGACCACCACACGCGCCTGCTCAGTCAGCTCCGGGTCCTCCAGGCGCTCGTCGATGTTCGCGACCGCGAGCTGCACGTTGCGGTACGCGTCAGCGTCCCACTCCACGTGCGGCAGCGGCTCCTCGGCCTCCGGCTCGTCCTCCGCGGTGGCCGCGACCATCAGCAACGGGTCGCTCGGCGAGCGCGTCGCGATAAATCGTCCCACCTTGCCGATCAGCGCTTCGATCGCGGCCTCGTCACCGACGCCCAGCTCGACCGCGACCTTCGCGTCACGCCACGACCCCGGCACCAGCTCGTTCGCGCGCCCGACCAGCGCCTTCAGCCGTTCGCCGCGCTCGTCCTCCGGGTACTCGACCGTCGGCGTCGCGCCGCTACCCGACAGCGCCGGACGCTCCGGCTCCTCGTCGAGCTGCTGGCGGATCTCGTCTTCGCCAACCAGCCCCGTCAGCCCGCACGCCTTGCGCAGCGTGTAGGACTCCGGCACCTTCACCATCATCGCCGACGGGAACCCCTTCGAGCTGTCAAGCGTCCAAAGCGTGTCCTTCTTGCTGTTCGTCTCCTGCTTGCGCTGGCCGTACTCCTCCCACGTCGCCTCCGAGTACCACGGGTGCGGCGAGCTGGTCGTCCACACCAGCGCATACGCGCCGACGATAGGCCCGCGCGCGGCCGAGCCCATCCCTTTCGTCTCGTGGTGGATCGTCAGGACCTCCCGGTCCTCCTCGATCGACGCGGCCGTGTCGACGACCTTGCGGAACACGTCTTTCTCGCAGACCGTGTGCGATTCCATCCGCACGAAGCGCCCCGTGTCGCGAGCCGCCTTCAGCAGCCCATCACGACCAGCGAAGATCGTCACGGGTCCGCTGTCGCCCTCGAACTTCGCCGCGAAGATCTCCTTCAGCAGCGGGTCCAGCCTGTAGCGGGCCGCAACCTCCAGGAACCACGCCAGCTCGATGTCCGTCAGCTTCTTGGCGACCGTGCCCTTGATCACCTGCACCTGCGCCGCCGCGTAGCGATGACGCGCGGGGAGCGTCGCATCGCCCGGCGCCATCAGCTGCCCCGCCGCCTGCTGCGCACGCACCCTCGCCTGCTCCTCGGCCGAGTCCTCCCCGGCCACCACGTCAGGCTCCTGCTGCTCCGTCACACCCGCCATTCTCGCACCTCCAGTAGTCGCAGTAGCGGTGAAACTAGCGCGGCCACCGGACGTGCTCGAACACCTACCGCATCGACGCGTGAGCGCGATCAGCCAGCTGGTGCGGGGTCAGCTTCTCCCCCAGCCCCCACGCGAATTCCTCCGTGCCCGGCTGCTGCTCGTCGACCGGCGGCATCTCGCATTCGAGCATCCCAGCCAGCGCCGGGAGCATCGCCTGTTTCGCAGCGAGCGCCTTGCAGGCGTTGCCGAGCACCGCGAACGCGGGCTTGTGGCGACTGCTGTCGTGCATCTCCACGCCGTACTGGTCGGCGCCGGAATCCGACGTGTTCTTGTAGCCGTAGAAGATCAGGCACACGAAGCGCGGAGTCGCCTCGAAGAACACGATGAACGACGCGTAGCTCGCCGCCTGCTGCGCCTCCGACCACGACTGCGAGTCGCCCGTCGAGCCCGTGCCCGTCGGCCAGCCCAGCTCCGTGACCCACAGATCCAGGCCCGTCACTTCGATCGCCCGCAGGCACTTGTGCCGGTCCCCTCCCCCCCCGCCGTTGCCGCCCGAGCTGCCGCCATACGGGTGCACGGTGACGCCGTGGCACGGCGCGAACACGCCTTCCGCGTGCGCCCTTTCGCCGAAGCTCACGCCTTCGTTGCCGCCCTTGCCACCGTCGAACGAGCCAAGCACCTTCGCCCTGTGGCCCACACGATCGATCGCTTCGCGGGTCGCCTTGATCAGCGACCGCATCGCCGGGATGTTCCCCGCGTCCGACCAGAACCAGTTGCCGCCCCACTCGTTCGTCACCTCGACCGCGAGCAGGTCGTACTTCACGGCCGCTTCAGCGACGCCTTCGGCGTAGCCCGCAGCTCCGGCCGCGAGAGACCCGAGCGAGCCGCCTTCGCCGAAGATCCCGATGATCTCGAAGCCCTGCGCCTTGTAGCCCGCAGCCTCGGCCGATAGCCTCCCCGACGGCAGCCGGACCCTCTTCACGCCCATGCCCCCGATGTCGATCGGTGCCTGCGAGCCCCAGTTGCCGCCGTGCAGCCCCAGCCACCGCATCCCCGCAGGCGCTGGCGGTTCAGGCGTCGGTGTCGGCGTGGGTATCGGGACCGTCGTGATCCGCGAATGCCCCGGCAGACTCGACTGCCACACCCCGACCTCTTTGCCAGCGGCGTCCACACCGATCGCGTCCACGACCGGCGTGATCGACTGCGGCGTAAACGTCGCCCCGACCCTCACGCCTTTCGGCGTGTAGATGATGCCGGTCGCGCTCGTGTCCTTCATCTGCGCGAAGTTCACCGCGACCGCCGCGGCCGGGACCGCAGACACCACGACCCCCGACTCGTCCGCCGTCCTCATCAGCGTCGGTCCTTCCTGCACCACGGGCGCCGCGACCGTCACCGTGCCGGAGGCAAGACCGCCCGCTTCGACCGCGCGGACCTGCCATTCGTATTCGCCCGGCGCGACTTCCAGTAGCTGCGAGCGAGCCGCCGCAGATACCCTGACGGTCGACCAGCTAGCCACGCCCTTCTTGCGGTAGTGGATCAGGAATTCCGCGAGCCGTTCGGTGCTGCTCGGCGTCCACGTGATCGTGAACGACTTCCCATCGGCGGCCGCTGCGGCTTTCGCTGTGACGGTGATCATCAGTCCCCCCCTACGCCTTGTGGCGTGCGTGGTAATGGCTCGTGTCGAAGCTGCTCAGGAACCCGCAGCGCGGGCCGCCCGTGAAGAACGCCATGAAGTAGCGGTGAGCCCGGTCAGCCTTCGAGAACTCGAAGACGCAGTGTTCGACGGGGACGCCGTTGATCGTCCCGTTGAAGACCCACACCGTGACCCACTCGCCGACGCCCGAGACGCCCCACTCCCGTTCCAGTTCGTGCGTGCCGAACGGCCCCGACGGGTGATTCAGGATGTGCGCCCGGCGCAGCGCCGCGCAGATGATCGCCGAGCAGTCGTAGCCGTTGATCGAGAGTTTGTGGGTCCCGCCGTCCGGTGCGAAGCGCGCGTTATGCCCGCCGCCGTAGACGTACGGCCAACGCCCGTCGGCGGCCACGCACCACTCGAAGGCCAACCGCGCCCATTCCGGCCACTGGTCGACCGGCACCGCACTGACGCGACGCTTGAACGCCATGCGGCCGCCGCTCAGCGGCATCGCCTCGTAGGCGCGGAGCATCGCGTAGCCGACGCCGGTCGCCAGCGCGACGCTCAGCGCAGCGGTCAGCAGGATCGCCACGGCCTCACTCACCGGATGCCGAGCGCCCGGAGCCGCTTGATGTCCCGGTTCGTCGCGCCGTGACGCGCCCGCTCGACGTTGCAGAACCGGCGGTGCGACTTCGTGTAGTGGTCATAGCCATGCAGGCACTTCGCGCCCTTCAGCGCCCGGTCGAGCTGCGACCGGTAGTGGTAGTCGTGGTGCAGTTTCGCGACGCGTTCGTTGTGGATCCGCGCACGACGCTGCGCCTGAGTTTCTTCGTGCGCCGGTTCGTTGAAGCGCCGGTACTCGGCCTGCCTGCGGGTCACGAGCCCCGCCAGCACGACGCCGCCAGCACGGTCGTAGCCGAGGATCCCCGAAGCATTGTGATGCTGGAACCCGCGCGCGAGCGTGCTGCCCGGCGGGTCGATGCCCGCACCGAGATTCCAGAGGAAGGAGAACTGCGCGTCGATCTCGTTCTGGTTGAAGCTCGTGCCGAGCCGCTTGATCGCGAAGCCGTAGAAGCGTTCAGCGCGGTAGATCAGATTCCGCTCCCCGAAGCTGCGACTGATGCAGGCCGAGCCAGCGTGGATGCCTTCGGTTTCGCCGTAGCCGCGCGTCCACACCCCGCCGTACGCGTCCCAGTAGGGGCACGACGCCCAGCCCTCGAAGCCCTCGATCAGCACAGCGCCGCGATGCGACAGGTGGATCTGCGAGCCAGTCAGCGTGCGCAGCACGCTCGATGGCGGCGCGGCCGCTTTGTAGCCGTCGGGGCGGGCGCCCGATTCCGGCCCCAGTTTGATCTTGTCCGCCGGGACCAGCTTGCCTTCGTCGACGAGCTTGTTGATCGCCGCGGTCGGCGGCTGGACGACCGTCCGTGTGACCGTCTTCGTACCGCCGCAGCCCTGCACGGCCAGAGGCACGACAAGGATCAGCAACATCAGCGTCAGCCAGCCGAGGACGCCCCGCCTTGTCCACTCGCTCGGATTCACTTGCCCGTCTCCTTGTCTCGCTTACGAACGTGCTCGCGCACGATCTCGATCTCCTCCGGGTACGCCTCAGCCAGTCTCCGCTCCTGCTCGGACAGCTCCCCCAGCCGCAGCTCGTAGCTGTTCACCGTGCCGTCATCGCGCAACGGCTCCTCGCCCGCCACGGGATCCCCCTCACTGTGACCGTTCGCGACCCGAGTCAGATCCAGCTTGCGGCGCTCCATCGCCGCCACATACAGCATCTGCGTCAGCACCTTCACCGTCGCGTCCCGGCCGCCCACGTCAGGGATCGTCAGCTCGCTCACGCCCGACAAGCTAGTAGCGGATCCAGACGTTGCAGACCGTAGACGGCTGCATGATGCTGTGCGGCTGGCCGCCACCGACTTCTTCCACGTCGGCGTCGCCGTTGATCGCGTCGCCGACGTAGCCGGGACCACCGGGCGCCCCCTGATAGCCGCTACTGGCGACGAGCAGAACGACGAATCCCGGAGCGGTCCTGTTTCCGAGGTTGCCGAAGTCGCCGTTTCCGAACAGGTACGGCGCCACACCGTGCTTGTGTTTCGGCATGTGGACCGTTTCCAGGGTCGTCGTAGTCGACCCGCTTTTCACTCCCACCGCAGGCGTGCCGCCCGCTCCCATCGGGACGCGTTCCCGGAAGTCCGGCACGTTGAACGTGTTCACGCCGTCGCCCTGGCCCCATTTGGAGGAGGTTTCGCCGAGCGCCTTCCAGAGCGCCGCGTAGGTCCCGCGAGACACCGGCTGCCCTTCGCACTTCAGCACCCGACCGGGGACGGTCAGCGCTGCCGAGAAGATCAGTTCGCCCGGTTCGCCGCCGGGCACTTCCCACGCCGCGCCGTTGTCGCGGTAGAGCGTGTTCGTGTCGGTCGTCAGATACCAGCGCCCGAGCACACCGGCCGCCGGACGGCCAGCGAGCGTGCCCGAGCTGGCGCCACCATTCAGCAGGATGTTGTCCCAGCCACCGCCGTTGTCGCGGTAGAGCGTCGCCACGTCCGTCGCCCGGAAGAACCGTCCCTCGACCGCAGATGCCGGTCGTGCCGACAGCAGCCCCGGCGTCAGCACCGCGGGGAGCGGTTCCCACGCCGATGCGTTGTCGACGTAGACCACCTTCACGTCGGTCGCGAGGTACTGGCGCCCCGAGACCGCCGGGGTCGGGCGAGCCGACAGCAGCCCCGAGAGCGGGAAGACGATCGCCTGCCACGCCGACCCCGTGTCGCGGTAGAGGACCTGCTGATCGGTCGCTTCGTAGTACCGGCCGAGGATCCCCGCCGCGGGCCGCGAGGAGAACGCGCCAGCGCCGCCGACGACCGACACCAGTTCCCACGTCGTGCCGGTGTCACGGTAGAGCGCGCCCACGTCGGTCGCGTGGTAGAAGCGGCCCATCGTGCCCGCGCCGGGCCGCGCGGCGAGCGTGCCTTTCGTCGAGATCGCGATGGCGATGTCGTCAGTGCCGTGAAGTTCGTCGAACAGCATCAGGCGCCCAGCCAGCCGTAGGCCATCAGGTCGGCCTTCAGCGTCTCGAACTCGTCGATCAGGTTCGCGAACGTCGACCCGTACATCAGCGGCGTGCGTTTCGCGCCGCCGGGCGGCGACGGTGCGCCCCAGCCGGTGCGGCGCCCGATCGGCGTGACACCGAAGATGCCGAACGCGGTGCCTTCGTACGCCGTCGAGCCGGTGATCGTCAGCCCGCCAGCGACGACGAACTGCCCGTCGGTCTTCAGCACGCCCGCTGCCGAGCGGTACAGGTTCGTGTCGCCCGCCGCGCCGAACAGCAGCGCGCCCGTGTTCGAGACCAGCGCGAGGTTGCCGCCGACCTGCAGCACGCCCGGCGTCTTCAGCGTGTTCACGGCCGTCCGTTCGAGCTGCGTGTCGAACAGCGTCCCGCCGAACGCGCCGAGATGCAGCACGCCGCCGACGAACGCGTCCTGGTTGGCCTGCAGGAACCCGCCCGCTGCGAGCGACCCCGGCGTCGCCAGTAGGTTCGCCGCCGAGCGGTAGAGCTGCGTGTCGCCGCCGAGTGTCATCCCCGCCGCAGCCCCGGTCAGCGTCAGCGCGTTGCGGTCGTTTTTGCCGAGCGCTGCGTTCGCGGCCGTCAGCCCGCTCGTGATCGCGAGTGCGCCCGTCGGACCGACGCTGAAGACCGGCGTGCCGCCGACGAGGGCCTGGATCGGGTTGGCCGTGGAGGACGCTGGCATGATCGCCTCCAGCGCCGGGACGCCGACACTGGGAGAGACGGCCGCCTTCGGCGCGTCGTCCCGGCGTCCGAAGATCTGCACGAGACGGGTGATCGCGGTGCCCGAGTAGTCGAGGTAGCCGACGAGCTTGAAGTACGCGGTGCCGGGCGCGCCGCCTCCTTCTTTGATGATCGCCAGCTGCCAGCTGTAATCCGTCGTGTCTTCTTCCCCGGCGATCAGCGTCGCGCCGGTCGTGACGTAGATGTTGTACCGGCCTGCCGCCGAGCCGCCCGGCATCGACTGTTCGACGTTCGCGGTGACGAAGCGCAGCTGGCCTTTGATCCCCATCCCGGCCTTGTCTGCACCCGGCCCCGCGTTCGCCTTCAGCGTCGTCGCGTTCGCGAGCGTCAGGTCCAGGCGGCCGAGGGTGCCCAGCACCTCCTGTGTGACATCGAAGAACGCTGCAGGGACCGGATCCGCATGGTGGAGCTGGATCAGCTCGTCAGGAGTCGGGTAAGCAGGCACGGCCTACGAGGCTACCTGCGGGGCCCTATCGTCAGAGGGGATCGCCGACGCGCGAGATGCCCGCCAGCCAGCCCGATTCGTAGGCGACGAGCAGTTCGATGTGCGCAGGCGTCACGCGTTCGGCGAGCTTGATCACCTGCGACGCCGAGTAGGAGTGTTCGCTGTAGGGGATGGTGATCGTCAGCTGCCCCCGGCCGGGAGAGTTGCGTTTGTAGCTCCACGGGTTGCCGCTCATCAGCGCGTTGAAGCGATCGACCCAGTGTTTCGCCGAGCCGACACGCCGCGACTGGATCGCCGAGCGCGCTGCATCCTGGCGCGACGGGAGCGACACGCCCTCCGGTTTGATCGGGATCCCCAGCATCCGCTCGTGGATCGCCAGCAGCCCCTCTGTGTCGTCAGCCTTGTGCGGCCACGCCTGTTCCCGGATCGTCAGCATCAGATCTTCGATGGCGTCCAGCTCATCCGCCATCGCGCGCATGATCGCGACGACAGACGGGTCCTCCTGAGACGGGGGCCACAGCACCTCCACCATGCGCTGCCCGCGATCAGAGAGAGCTTCGAGCGGTCCAGGCACGGCCTACGGCGCTGGTTCGGATTCGAGCGTGACGGTCCCGAGCTGAGCCGACTGCAGCGCCGTCACGATCACGTCCGCTTCGGTGCCGTTCAGTTTCAGCGTTTTGACGTGCACGTCGTACACACCCTCGATCGACAGGAAGGCCGCCAGCACACGGTTCAGCTGCACGCGCTCGCCCGCGGTCAGCGAGTGGAAGTACGTCGTCAGCACCGTCGAGACGGCTTCGGTGACGTTCACCGTGCCGCCCGCGCCGTCGAGCGTGAAGCCCGGTTCCAGCTCCAGCTTCGCGGCGACGTTCACGGTGGTGACGGTCACCGTGGCGACGGTCACTTCAGCGTCAATCGGGGCTTCGCCCGCACCGAGCCCCGTTTCTGCCGGGGGATCCCAGAAGATCTGCACCGCTTCGATCACCGCCGGAGAGAGCGGCTGGTTGTTCGTGTCGGAGATGATCAGCCGGACCGTGTTCGGACCCGCCCAGTGCGGCTGCACCACCACGCTGCCGACGCTGCCGAGCGCCAGCGTCTGCGCGATGTAGTCGTCCCTCGTGCCACCGCCGCGCGATCCCTGGAACTCCAGCAGCAGCCGATCCTTGTACGGCTCGTCCAGCTCCTCGTCCGCGCCACCAGAGATCGCGTCTTCGTTCGTCACCGCCAGTTCCTGCGACGGAGAAGTGATCTGGCCGACCGCGCCCGCTGAGACGTTGAAGCCGCTACCGACATCCACCGCTTCGACTCGCGTGAGCACGCTGCCTTCTTTCGGCACCGTCACCGTTTCGGCGGTCTCGAACGCGATCGGCGAGTCTTCCGGTGTCGTCGCCGGAGCAGCGACCTCCAGCCCACGGGCGATCACCTGATCCAGGCTGGACGCGTTCGTTAGCCGGACCTCACCCGTCGCCGCGACCGCCGCCTTGCGCGGCAAGTTCAGCAGTTCGCCCCAGTAGTCGAGATAGATCCCCCAGCTGAACGGCAGGAAGAACGACGCGGGCAGCTCCGTCGAACCGAAGTCCCACAGCTGCTCGGCCTCCAGCGCCATCGACTGCGTGTGGTCGTAGAAGAAGCCGCCGCCGACCGTCTCCTGCCAACGCGGATCCGATTCATCCAGGCCCGCGTTGACGTTCGCGTCAACCCTGGCACGGATCGTGTCGATCGTCTCAGCGCGAAGCGGAACCCACTCGACGAGCGACGCCATCAGCCAGCCCCCACCGCGAGTCGAATCGTCAGCAGCTGCTCAGCATCGAGCGGAGGATCGGTCTGCACCTGGAACGTGCAGAACGCCGCCTCTTCACGACGCACGAGCTGGAGGTTCGCGACCGCCGCGATCCTCGGATGGAACGTTAGCGCGTCCTGGATCTTGCGCTGCAGCTCCTGCTTCGACAGGTCCCGGATCGGACGGCCGTAGATCGACTGCGGGTCCTCCAGGCCGTAGCCCGGCGGATGGATCGGTAGCGCGCCGCGTTCGGTGTGCAGGCACTTCTCGATCCACTGCAGCAGCGTGATCGCACCGTAGATCGCACGCGGCCCCTGCGAGCCGATGCGCACGAATTCGCCCTTGCGTAGATCGAACGCCCACGTCCGCCCGAGCGGCGGCGGCGCCGAGGCGTCTTTGACCACGACCGTCGGGAGCGTCGCCGCGTCCGGGCTGAAGCCTTCCGGCGTAGGCGCGGGGACCGGCGGGATCAGTTCCGGTGTCTGACTCTCAGCCACCACGCGATCTTCCCACGGGTGCTCTAGCGGACTGCGGCCAGCAGCTCGTCCAGCTCGCCCTTCTCAGCGGGCCAGCCAACGCCCCACAGACCCTGCAGCCGCTCGAAGTACGCCTCATACATCCCCGAGACGACCTCCGTGCTGTAGAGACCGATCGCGCGCTCACGGATCTCACGACGGTCGAGATGCGGCACCCGCTCGACAGCATCAGCCCATTCGGCCAGCGTGCTCGGCCTATAGCCCGAGACGCCCGGCAGCACCGTCTCGGTGAACGCGCCCCAGTCGGTCGACAGGACCGGCGTGCCGCACAGCTGCGCCTCGACCGCCACACCCCCGAACGGCTCGACGTACAGCGTCGGCGCGAGCAACGCCACCGCGCCGCCCATCAGCTCCGCGCGCTCCCGCGGACCGACGACGCCGACATGCTCGCCGTACTCCGGTGGCTCGCCCTGCCCGGCCAGCTTCAACGGCAGGCCCGTGCGCTTCGCGACTTCGACAGCGACATCCAGCCCCTTGCGTTGGATCATGCGACCCACGAACAGCAGGTAGCCGCCGTCGCCCGCGCCGAGCGGAAACTGCTCCACGTCGAAGTAGTTCGGGATCACCGCGTCGTAGAACATCCCGTTGGCGGCCATCGCCTGCTGCTGCTCGCCGTACACAGCGTGCATCCACGCGTAGCTCTCGAACACCCGGTAAGGCGCGAACGTGCCCGAGTAGCCGATGCCGAACTCGCAGCACTGATGCGACGGGAACGCCCCGGCGATCGGCTGCTGGCACAGCCCGCCGATCAGGCAGATGATGTCCCGTTCCTCAATCCGCTCGCTCATCTCCGCGATCGTCCGGCCGTTCATAATCCGCCAGTAGTGCTGAGTCCACTCCGGCTCGGTCACCCGAGCGTCCGGTGGCTGCGGCGTCACCCCGATGATCTCGTGGCAGACAGCATCGCTTTCCGGCGCCGTGTAGAGATAGACCGTGTGCCCGCGCTCGGTCATCATCGTCGCAAAGCGTTTTACCTTCATGGTGTAGGCGCACCACGAGAACTCGTCCAAGCACGCAGTGTGGGGCAATCCGACTACCTGGAAGCGCACGACGCCTCCTCCTTCCGTCGCCGCCTACGCGCCCGCGCACAGCGGCGGCAGTAGCGGGCCGTCGGGCGCGACGGGGGGGCATAGGTGTTCTCCGCGTCGTAGGCGTGCCCGCGCGGGCAGTGCGTCTTCCCTCGCTGCCTCGCAGCTATCTCAGCGACGCGGGCCGTCCAGGGCCAGCAGGCGTCCGGGCCGCCAGAGCTGTCGACCTTGCTCCAGAACCGGGCGGCGACGGGACGTTTGCGGTACGGACCTCGCTTCACGTCCGTCAACCTACGTCCCGGCCCCGACAGATCACGGAGCGACGGCCATGATCGCGGCAGCCACCTGCGCGGTCGCAGCCTCTTTGACCGCCGTGGTGCCGACCGCGCCCGCCGTCGCCTGCGTCTTCGAGAACAGGTGCATCTCCGCTGACGTGTTCTGCGAAGCCCAACCCGCCGGGGTCGTCCACGAGAAGCCGAAGTTATTGCCGACCATCATCAGCAGCAGTGTGTTTTCGACGGTCGTGGTGATCGACGGGACCGTGACGACGCTCGACGTAGGCGTAAGTTCTTCGTAGCCTTTGTGCGCGTTGACCGTTTTGGCGCCCGCGATCGAGTGCAGCCGGATCGTGATTTCGCAGGACGCGCTCGCTTCGACTTTCGGCATCGCAGCGCCTTCGTAGATCCTCCAGAACGTGTAGCGAGCGAACACCCCGACGGCCTGCCGCGTATTGACGAGGGTCCAGCCCGACGGCGTGGTCACCGTCGGCGGCGACCCGCTCGTCACTTCGATCGTCACGTCCATCACCAGCATGTCCGTCGATGTCGTGCCCGCGAACGGCGTCGGAGCCGTCAGCGACGTGACTGCCGTCGCGTTCGCGAGCGCTTCACCGCGGTAGGTCGGGGCAGCCAAGACTTCCGAGTTGAATCGGATATACGGCACGACCGTTCCCGCCGCTGTCGGCAGCACGATCGACGCGCCGACCGCAGGCGGCGTCGTCGAGCCGGTCGTCGGGCTGTTCCCCGCGTAGATCGGCGAGAACGCCGCGGCGGCGACGCCAGCCGCTGAGACGCCGAGCAGTTTCGGCGGGGTCGTCGCCGCCGACATGATCGCCACCAGCGTCGCCGTCTCGGCCGAAGGCGTCCAGCTCGCAGCGAGCGCGACCTTGGCCTCCGCGTTCGCTGTCGATGTCCACGGAGTCGAGGTTGCATCCGCGCTTACTGCCAGCACTTCGCCGGTCAACGTCAGGATCGCGACCCACGCGTGTGTTTGCGTCGTCGGTTTCACGGCCTGCACCAGCGAGACCGAGGAGACGGTCTTCCCTGCCTGAATCGTCGGCCCCGGCACGATCACCGCCTGCCCGCTCGTCAGAGCCAGTTCGGTGTTCCCGTTCGTCCGGTACAGAGGGAAGTTCTCGCCCAGCACCGTCGACGCGAGTAGCTGCGGCTGTAGCGACGGCACACCCGCCGCCGGGAGGGCTTCCGTGATCCCCGACGGACCCGTGGCACCAGTCGCACCGACACCTGTCGCGCCGGTCGACCCAGTGGCACCCGCCGCGCCAGCACCAGTCGCACCGACCGTGCCGGTGGCGCCCGTCGGCCCAGTCGCGCCCGTCGTGCCAGCTCCCGTCGCTCCTGCTGGCCCCGTGGCGCCAGCAGGGCCTGCCGAGCCCGTCGCGCCTGTCGTCCCCGCACCCGTGGCGCCTACTGGTCCTGTCGCACCCGTTGGCCCCGTTGGTCCGGCGCCACCAGCCGCGCCCGATGCCCCCTGAGCACCCGTAGCACCCGCCGCGCCCGCGGTGCCTGTCGCCCCTTTGACTCCCGTGGCGCCAGCTCCACCAGCCGGACCTGTCGCGCCTTGTGCCCCTTCCGTACCCTGCGGACCGGTGGCCCCTACGCCGCCTGGCGCACCTGCGGCGCCCGTCGCGCCCGCCGCGCCCGTCGCTCCCGCTGGGCCGGTCGCGCCACCGCCCGCTTCGCCGACTTTGGCATGGGGCGCCACATCGTTGTCGCTCAGCACCGCATCCGCATGGAAGTTGCCTTCACCGACGTGGACCACGAGCAGGTTGTCGTCGGCTTCCAGGCCATAGTCCGCGTCGTACTGGCGGACCGCCTGCGACAGATGCAGGTTCTCGCCCTCCTCCAGTTCGATGTTGCTCTCATGGATCTCGGCGAGCACCGGAGGACCCGGCGCGAGGATGTCAGCGATGAAGCTGCGGCCCTCCGCGTGATACCTCGCGGACCGCTCCAGCGTGCTACGCACCGCGTCTTTCAGCCGTTCGCCCCCGCCCGGCATCTACAGCACCACGCCGACGGTCACATCCAAGCTGGTAGTCGAGAGCGGCGCGAGCGCCATGAACAGACGCCGCGTCACGCTCAGGTCACTGTCCAGCGCTGCACTGCGATGCACGTACGCGAAGACCTGCCGCGCACCGAAGCTCACCGCGATCCGCTCGCCGACAAGCCCCGTCAGCGGACCATTCTCGTTGACCATCGCGAAGGACGTGCGCTCCGGGTCGCCGAGGTTGCTGTTCGCGCCATGCCATTCGCAGCTCGCGAGCGTCCGGGACTTCGACTCCACTGCGCCGCGGAGCTGATCCTGCGCTTCGGGAAACGGCAACCGCGCGATGATCATGTCTTCCACAGGCCCCTTGAATTCCCAGACAATCGCGACGCGTTCCACCACAGTGCGGCTGACGGCCACGACGACTTCGTTCGAGCCGAGCGACAGGCCCCACAGCTTCAGCGACCCCTTCGCCGTCGCGCGATATTCGCCGCCGGGCGCCAGCGGGAACCCTTCCCCCGCCGCGGCGTGCGCACGATCGAAGATTTCGACGATCGACGCGCTCGTGTTCAGCACCACGATGTCGACCTTCCGATCCTCGTTGCCGACGAGCAGCCGCGTCGGCTGCACATTCGAGACCAGCACCCGACTGAAGACCTCCTGCCCCATCAGTACCTCCTCTGCGCCTGAGCGCTGCTACCGCCGGTCGTCGCGGGCGCTTCGGTGCCGCCCGTCCGGCCGCGCGCCTTCGCTGTCGTCGCCCGTGCCTTCGCGTCCGCCGCAGCTTTGGAGTCCTTGAACGGGTTCGTGAACGTCGCCGTGACCGCCGTCGTCGCGCTCGACGGCGCCACCGAATGCGACAGGCCAGCGACATAGCAAGTCTGCGTCAGGCCCTGCGACTCCCAGTTGACGTTGAAAGCCATCCCGCGGCGCAACGTCGGCATGATCGGCACCGTCACCGTGAATGTCCGTTCAGGATTGACGACCTTCGCCAGCTGCTTCAGCCCGTAGGCCCTCGCCTGCGCCACCGTCTGCACGTCGGGCGCTTTGACTTCGCGGTGCACGTAGCCGTACTGGCGGATCCCAGCGGCGCTCTGCACCGTCACGTGGATCTTCTTGCTCGACCGAGCCACTTTCACTTTGTGGCCCGCTTTGTTGACCCGTTCCTTGCCCTTCGTCGTCGCGCGCACAGTGATCGCTGTCGCGAAGTCCGCGCGCATCGCCTCCTTCAGGTTCGCGTCGATGATCTCCCCAGCGAACCGCAATAGCTGCCCCGACGGGGACAACGGCACGATGTTCAGCTTGCCGTCCCAGTAGACGAAGAACAGGCGCCCGGTCGCGCGACGCTCAGCCTGATACGCGGCGACGATCACATCCAGCGGTTTCGCCGCGTGCTTCACGAGGTTGACGATCCGGTGGCTGCCCTTCGCGAGCTTGCCGATCGGGATGTGCGTCCGCTTCTCGACCTCCCGACCGATTTCATCGCATGTCCAGCCGTGCGGCTTGCGCTTGCCCTTCTTGAAGCTGTAGTTGTCGGTGCCCTTGTTCGCCTGCGCGAGACCACTCAGCAACGCGATCGAGAGCGTCTGCTGCTGACGGCCGATTTCCGGTGAGTCAGCGCGCAGCGTCCACAGTTCGTCCATCGCTCCACCCGGCGTCGGCGTCCACGAGCAGACAATCTGCTGGCCCTGTATTACACGCAGCGAGCCCGTCGGATCCGTGATCGCGAGACTGCCGGTCATTTCAGCGTTCTGGTCTTCCCAGGAGAAGTCCGTCACCGAGTCGTCGATCCCCGTCAGCGGACCCGCCTTCAGCGGTTTCAGCCCGACCGAGAAGCGCTCATCGCCCATGATCAGCGGCGCCGCGCCCGGCTTCGTCACGGGCGGCGGCTCAGAGCGGCGAGTGGCCTGCGCGGACGCCATCAGAGAGTGATCACCGTCGTCTGCGGTTCACCGGCAGCAGCACCCGTCGTGTCGCCCGGCGTCGGCTTCGGCGGGATCTTGATCGAGTGCCCCCCCGTCGAGTTGTACAGCGCCGTCGACGACGGCGGCACGTTCTTCAGCGACGGGTTCGCAGCAACGATCAGCCGCCACAGCGCCGTCGTTTTGTAGTACTTCTTGCTCAGCCCGTACAGGTTCTCGCTGCCGCCCTTCACCGGCTTGAACGTCCACGGCCCGAGCGCCTGCTTCACCGACTTCGATTCCTGCGCCGACGGCTCCCATTCCTGGAAGGCGAGCTGCATGTAGCGAGTGTCTGGCTCGCCCGCTTCCTCGCTCACGTCCGCCTGCGTGATCACCGCGATCATGTTCACGTCGTCGTAGTCGTACAGTTCGGCGTTGCGAATCCGCAGCCGGAACTTCACGCCTTCCTGGCACAGAGCTTCCAGTTCCGCGGCCGCCAGCTGCGGCTCCAGTTCGTCAGGCGCCCACACCTCGAAGCCCGGCTCCCAGTTCAAGAACATCGCCTTGAACGTGACCGTCTGCAGCTTCGGGCCTTCGTGGCGCGCTCGTTCGCGAGGACCCTTCGCACCGCCGACCACCATGAAGCCCGGCCAGCTCGCGGAGCGGGTCTTGTCCCATTTGTCGAGCGGCGGGAACTGAAAGCGGAACGGCACGCCCAGCCAGCCCGACTTCGTGTAGCCCGGCTCCAGCGAGATCATCACTTCGGTGCCGCCGCCCAGGAACGGCGTGTCCGAGCGCTTGAAGATCGTCGTCGGCTTCGCGACCGCCGACGCCTGCGACGCACGAGTGTCAGCGCCCACAGCGCCGCCCGAAGATGGATGCCCTGGTCCAACGGTAATCGTCATTGGCTAATCGATCCTTCCGACTCCATGTCCATGTTCTCCAGCTCACCGGCCAGCTTGTGCATCACCTTGTCGACCAGTTCCTGCGCCGCTTTCTCATCAGCACCCTGCACGATGATCGACCCCGGCTGGAACACCACCTGCACGCCGCCCGTCCCGCCGCGCCCGCCGCGGCCAGCGGCCTGCGTGTGCGGCGTGATCGAGACTTTCTCCGCGCCGTGACCGTCCCCGACGCCGATCAGCGTCGGTTTGTTGAAGACGCCCGAGCCGCCCATCTTGTTCCAGCCGCCCCACGACGGGATCCGCCCGCCCGCGCCGTACCAGTTGTTCGAGACCTCATGCGCCCACGCCCCCGACGGTGAGCCGTAGCGTTCCTTGATGTAGTTCAGACCCCACTGGATCTGCGGGCCAGCGACACCGAGCGGGAACGGGTTGCCGTGCCCGAGCGACTGCGGGATCCCGTACGCGCCCGAGCTGGAGTTGACGCTGTTCGCGTCCCAGCCCGACTCCTGCGTCCACAGTTTCTGCAGCGACGGCCACTGCGACGCGGGCCAGCCCGCTGCGAGCATCATCTGGCGGCCGAGCGCTTCGTTCGCCGCGTGCGAGCCGCCCGGCGATGTCGAGCCCGGCAGCCCCCCGATCCCCGTGCCGCCAGCCGCGCCGATCTTCGAGTTGATCCGTTTTTCCGCACCGAGCGCGATCGAGTTGTACGCCGCTGTCGCGAGCGCCGACGGGATCCCGCCCGTCGCTTTCTGGCGCGCCAGTTTGATCTGCGCCATCACGCCAGCCCCGAGCGCGGTGCTTCCCGCCACGCCACCGCCCGGTCCGCCACCGAGGAACCGCGCGAAGTTCTTGCCACCCGACATGGGCGTACCGTCGGCTGCGCTGCCGTAGCGCACGATCGGCCCCGAGAAGCTGGAGTTGGTCCAACCGGTCTCGATACCAGACGAGCCGCCCGTCGCCGCGCCGATGACCTGCCCTGCATTGACGTGCATACCCGGCCGCATCCCGGCCCCTGGAGCGAAGTCCTCCATCACGTACACGCCGCCGCGACCCGTCGAGTACGTCAGGCCGCCCGTGCCCGGCCAGCCCGGCCACAGGCCGACCGAATGGACTGTGCCCGGCAGGATCGCCCGGACCGGACCAGCCGCGCCGTAGTCGACGCCCTGGTCGATCCTGCCCTGTGCGCCGGGGTAGGCCATGCTCGGTACGAATCCGCCAGAGGCGAAGCCCGCGTTGTGCGGCCACGGGTGCGAGGAGACGACCTGCCCGAGGCTCGTACCGAAGCGGTGCAGGAGTCCGTTGACCAGCCGCTCCTGGTGACGGTTGACGACCAGCTCCCCCGGCGCCGCCATCCCGAACTGCAGCGGCACCGAGTCCTGCAGGCCGTGCCCGCCGATGCGCCCACCGCCAGCGTGTTTTTTCGCGCCACGATGGTTCGTCGCGTTGTTACTCAGAGTGTTGTTGCGCGCGAGGCTGTTCGCGTTGGAGATTTCGTTCGCCTTGACTTCACCATGCTCGACGCCTTTGATCAGCGCCGTCGCCGACGTTTTGCTGTAGCCGAGGGCTTCGAGCTGCGCCACCGCGTCCTGGAAGATCCGGGAGAAGATCCCCCGCGTCACGTATTCAGCGTGCGCTGCCGGGCCTTCGATCGCCTTCGCGATTTCAGGCCATTTGCTGTTCGTGTTCGAGAAGATTTCGCCGTTGACGATCCGCACGTGCTGGCCCATGCCGTCCATGCCGTGTTCGACCGATTTGATCCACGCTTCGATCGGCTTGCGCAGCGCCGGTTCGCGCGCCTCCAGTTCCTTCGCCCAGCTCAGCACCCCCGCCCCGAGGGCCTGTTTGCCCTGCGGGCCGAGATGCTTCATCGAGCCCAGCACTTCGCTACTCGTCTTCGCGAACGCCTTCTGCGGGCCATAGCTCCGTTCGTAGATGCTGTACGCCGTGCCGAAGCCCTGAGCCAGTTCGGTGCCGTGCGTGCGCGCCTTCGCGATGGCTGACTGCACATACCCTTCGTAGTCGTGCAGCGCCGTGATCTCCGCGGAGAGCTGCCCCCGCGTGAAGCCCTGTTCGGTCGTGCTCTGATGCCCGAACTTGCCCTGCAGCGCCTGTTCGTTGGCGTGAGATTCCGTGCGTAGCGACGAGATCTGATTCTGAGCGATCCGGCCCGTCACGCCCTGCCCGGTGAACGCGCCAGTGACTGCGTTGAAGCCCGGCCGCTTCGCGCCTGCCAGCTCGAAGGTCGGCATCCCGCCACCGAGGTTGACCGACGATCCCCGACCCGTCGCGAACGACCGCATGAACGCCGCCTGTGACCGTTCCGCCGCGGCTCCTCCCCCGATGTCCGGGTGCGGCACGAACGGACCTCCCAGCAGCCCCGAGAGCCCGAACGTCCCCGCATTCAGCCCCGACGCCGCCCGTTCGCCGACGCCGCCCTGCCCACCGACCGCGCCGAAGATCCCCTGCAGCACCATCAGCGGCGCAAGGAACTCAGCGCCCGCGGCCAGCCCGCCGAGAGCCGCCGACGGGAGCCCCTTGATCAGCGACCCCGCACGCTGTTTCAACGCCGCGCCGCCCGCCGCGCCCGTCATCATCAGACCCGCGAAGCTATTCTGGCTCCCCGACTCAGCTGCCGTCGCCGCACGCGAATACCCGGCCGCGGGCGCCGCCGGGTAACGACCCCGCGCTGCAGCCACGCCACCAGAGACACCGACGCCTGCCGCGCGCGACTCGGCCGCAGCCGCCTCGTTCGCCGCGCCGGTCACGCCGAACCACGAGCGGGCCAGTTTGCCGACCGCGTTCTCCATCCCCGTGATCCGCCCGAGGATCGCCGCCGTACCAAACGCCGCGAGCGCGGTGCTCATCAAGATGCCAAGCGCCGGGATCTGTTTGATCAGGCTGTTCACCGTCTGCAGCACGCCAGCGAACAGGTGCAACATGCCGCCGACGGGACCGCTGTCCGACGCCAGCGTGCCGATCAGCTTCACCGCTTCGGAGAACGCCAAGATCACCGACGGACCGAAGGCTTCGGTCAGAGTGCTGATGCCTTTGACGAGCGACGGGATCGCTTCATCGAGCTGACGGAAGGCCGCCTGCGCACCGGTCCCGCCTGCCAGTTCGCCAAGGCCCTTGACGAGATCCCCGAAGAATTTGCCGACCGAGTGCAGCACCGGCTGCATCCGCGTGAAGTAGCTCACCATGTCATTCTGGCCCTGCCCGCCCGACAGGAAGTCAGCCCACTTCTTCGTCGTCCGATCGATGCTTTCCCACAGCCCTTCGCCCATCGAGCGAGACGCGTGCCCGACCGCTTTCACGATGTCGAAGACGTTCTTCAGGATCCCGCCGAAGGTCGTCAGCGCGCTCTGCGTCCGCTGGAACATTTCGCCGAGGCGACCCGTCTCCCGCGCGGCCGTGCTCGACCGTTCGGCCAGCACGCTGAAGTGGACCAGCGTGTGCGTCAGCCAGTCCGTGAACGGCAGCGCCGCCGTCAGGAAGTTCCGGGCGACGTTGGCGAGATGCAGCAGAGCTTCGCCGAAGCGCCCGACCGTCCGCTGGCCGCCTTCGGTGATCGCCTGGAAGTCCGTCAAGAAGCCCGTCCCGGTGAACTGTTTGCTCGCGTTCGCAGCGAAGCCACCGAGGGTACTGCCCATCCCCTTCACGATCTGACTCAGCACCGGCTGCGCGCTCGCGAGCTGACGGACCGCGACGTTCAAGCCGGGGAATAGCCCTTCCTGCGCCGAGCTGCGGATCTCCTGCAGCACCGGCTTGTACAGCTTCAGCGTCGCGAGGAACGCCTTGCCCTGCGGCGTCAATTCTTCCAGGGCTTTCTTGTTGCCGTTCATCGCCTTGGCGAGATCGTTGAAGGCCAGCTTCGTCGTGATCATCGCCACGCCCATGCCGGTGAAGGCGACCCCCATCGGACCGAACATCCCCGTCAGATCCGTCAGCTTCGGCAGCAGCGACGTAACGCCCGCGAGCAGCGAGCCGATGCCCTGCGCAGCGAAGCCGACCAGCGGCACCAGCGTCGCGACCAGCGCCGCTTTCAGCCCCGGCAGCGTGGCGCTCAGACCACGCAGCCCACCGGCCGCCTTCTCGCTGCGTTTGCCGAGCACGTCGACCCGATCGCTCATGTCGCCCACGTCACGCTCAGCCGTTTTCGCGGCACTGGACGTGTTCGCGATCGACCGGTTCGTCGTGTTCAGGTTGTTCGCCAGCTGCGGCGCGCCGACGCGCTCCAGGTTCCGCGCCACGTGATCGGAGGATTCCGCCGCCTGATCAGCATCGGTCGCGAGACGACGGATCTTCTCCCCCGTGTTCGACATCATCGACAGCTGTTTCTGCGTGCCTACCTTGTCGAGCGACCGCCCGAGATCTTTGACCGCGAGATCCGCCTCGATCGCCGCGTCACGGATGCCTTTGATCGGCCGCGACGCTTTGTCGATGATCTCGAAACTGCCGACAACGCTCGCGGCCATCTACGCCGCCTCGCCTGAGACGATGACGCCGTGGTCGGCTCGATCTACGCACTCTGTGATCCCGCGACAGGCCAGCCCCGCTACGTCGGGCAGACGACCGGCCGTGTGGACGAGCGCCTGCGTCAGCACCTCGGTACGGCTCGCCGTGGATCGCGGCTCGTCTGCCGATGGCTTCGCTCCCTCGGCGGGCCGCCCCGCGTCCAGATTCTCCAGCAGGTCGCGGTCGATGTACGCGATCTCGACACCGCGGAGTGCCGGTGGATCCGCCGACTGCGCAACCGTGGCTACGCGCTCACGAACGCCAGTCCTGGCGGGCGACGGAGCCTTCCCGCCTACTCCCAGGCCGACGCTCTTGCGGTATGCCGCGCCTACTCGCAGGGTGGCGTCACGCAGCTCGCCCTCGCCGCCCGATTCGGGCTGAGCGAAAAGACCATCTGGCGCATACTCCGCGACGGCCTGCAGGAACACCGCACCTGCAAGCTCTCGAACGCCGATGTCGTCACGATCCGCGAGACCTACGCAGCCGGTGCTATCCGGCAGCGCGATCTCGCGAAACGCTTCGGCGTCTCGCAGGCGACGATCAGCAACATCGTGCATGGGCGATTCCGGCACTAGCCACCGATCGCGTTCGCAATGATCGTCGCCTGCATCTTCGCATCCTCGATTTCCATCTCTCGCGCGCGCTCGCCGCACGCATAGAGGAAGGCACGCACCCGCTCCGGGTACAGCGGAGGGCGTCGCGGGGCCGTCGGGTCGCCAAGGGGGCGGTAGTCCTCGTCCAGGCCGTTGTACAGCCGGTACGGATCCGTACCGGACGCCTTCCAGACGAGGAACAACCGCGTCGCCTCTCGACCCGCCCGGATCACTGCCCCGCGGCGACCACATCGTTGTCATCGAACCCGCTGATCGCCATCACCTGACCGGCGATCTGCGCGATCACACCCGGCCGGTGCGACAGCCGTTTCTGCAGCAGCTCCGTCGGATCCGCGACGCCCTTCGCGCCCGAGATCTCCTTCAGGTCCGGCTTCAGCGTCGCCTCGACGATCACCCGCAGGTTCGCGCGCTGCTCGTCGTATTTCTGGTTGCCGGTCCCGCCACGACGCTGAGCGCGATTCGCGCCGCTCGCGTCACGCTCGGCCAGCCGGATCGTGTCCATCGAGATCGCGCCGACGATGAAGCTCGCGAACCGCGGGTCCTCGTCCGAGCCACCGATCCGCACGCGGAGCTTGCGGGTGATGACTTCCGTCGGCTCGTCGCTCAGCAGCCACTCGGTCGTCTCTGCCCACTCGTCCGGCGTCGCGTCTCCGCGCGCCGCGGCGTCGCGAGCCTCGATCGACGGGTCGTCCTCCAGCACCACCACGTCGCCGTCGGCGTTCTCGCGTGCCTCACGAGCAGCGCGCTTCAGGTGCTCCGGCACACCCGACTTGCCGCCCTCGTCGCGCTCGGCGTCCTGAGCCTCCTGCGAGCCGTCCCGCTCCTGCGCGGCACCCGCCTCCTCGGCGATCTCGGCCGCTGTGCGCGGCTCCTCTGTGACCTCTGACATGTCTACCTCCGTGCCGTCAACCGACGGCGATCGAATGGCGGTCGCCCTGTGCATCACGGTCAGCGATCTGCTCGCCGTCGTCAGGGGCCGGTGCGACCATTGCAGCCCGCGCGAGCGCGGGAAGTCTGTTGAAAAGCGTGTCCATCAACGTCGGCTGGACCAGCCGAAGCGCCCGTTCCAACTCGTCCTCGTCGACACGGTGCTGCACTTCCAGCTCGGCGATCAGGACCAGTAGGTCCTGGCGCCCCCACGACGGCTTCTCGGCGAGTCGGCCGCGCAGCTCCAGCAGGACGGCGGCCGAGTCGACCACTACGCCCTCCCCCGGTAGTCGCGAAGCGCGACGAACCGGTGGCCGAGATCGTTTAGCTCGGGAGCATTCCGACCCTCGGCCGAATAGATCAGCACCGCGGAGCGCCACAGTTCGTACTCATGCCGCTTGCGCGACCTCAGCGGGAACCGATCCAGGTACTCGACCAGCCGCAGCATCGACGCCTTGCTAGCGCAATGCCAGCGAGCGACAGGGCGCGAGGCGCCGCGGGCCTTCTGGACGTAGAGATTGCCGCCCAGCTCGGCAGCGATGCGCCGGAGTAGAGCGTAGTCATCGTCACGCTGCGTCAGCGTGAAGCGCGGTTCCCACGCGCCGGAGCGGTGCTGGTGACCGCCGAACGCGCCCTCGCCGTCGATGAAGCCGCTCAGCCAGCCGTCATTGACGAACTCGCCCGTGCCGATGAACAGCTCAGGATTGGACCCGCGGCGGGGTAGCCCTTTCTGCTCGCGACAGCGGTGGTAACTCTCACGGGCGATGCGCCGACGACGCTCGATGCGCTCGCCGTCAGGCATCAGCCGTCCAAAGCCCCCACATATCTGACCGCGGGCAGCCCGTTCGGTTCGATGGACCCGGTGCGCACGAACGCGTTCAGCGGCGTCTCGCGCTCCCAGGTGATCGGGATCTGTTTCTGCATCAGTTCTTCGCCGATGTTCATCGCGATCCCCATCTGCCAGATCAAGCACCCGTCGACCTGCCACTTCTCCAGGCCGAGCGCGCCGGGATCGTCGTGTTCGATCATCAGCGAGAACGGGCGCATCAGCGCTTCGTTCGTGCCTCGTTTTTCGCGCTGTTCATCCAGCGTGAGAGACATCCACTTGTAGACCTGCATCTCCCAGGCGGTGTCGAGCTTCTGCACCGTCAACGTACCTTCACGGGTCTGACGGCCCGGCTTGAAGCCGGTTCGGTCGGTGCCCGCGAGAGCCACCGAGATTTTCCCGATGTTCACGTCAGCAGCGAGCGAGATCGCCTCGTGCAGCAGGTTGCCGTTCGCGTCGAGAACGCGGCCGTGCATCCCGCCGATCCGCCACAGGGCTTCGTTCAGGGTCGCGTTCTCCTGCGGAGTGAGGGGGACGATTCCGGGCCTTGCGCTCATGTGTGTCAGTCCTCTCTAGAGATCGTGTGAACTAGCTCACGGTGGCGTCGAGGAACAGCTGCGCCAGCGCCCGCCCGAACGGAATTTCGATCGCCAGCTTGATGAACTCATCGCTGTTCGATCCGGGTTCCGGAGTGACCTTGAAGCCAGCCTGGAAAGCACCCGATTTGATGCGGTTCTGCCCGAGCGTCAGCACCCGTGCGGCCGCAGCCGCCCGCGTCGCATCGTTCACGACCGTCTTGCCGATCATCGTGGTCTCCAGCAGCTCCTCCGCTTCGTTGGCGAACTGCTGCATCGACATCACGTTCTTCGGCCGACCGTAGATCGCCCGAGGCTTTTCGGCCTCGGCAGGAGTCCGCGGCGCGGGTGCCCACGTCGTGACCTCCTTGACGATCCGGCAAGGCGCCGGGGCGTACCGGTCACGCTGCAGCGAGATCACGCCCGCGTGCACCATCGACTCGACCTCCGTCAACGTGACGCCCGCGCCGCTGGACTTCGGGAGCGGGACGCAGCCCGAGAGCCGAGCGAAGTCGGCGTTCTCGGTCTCCCCGCGCTGCGCGCGGATCCCGGCGTACCGGGGAGCGAGCTGCGAGCTGGAGCGCTTGCCGAACAGTTCGTCCAGCACACCCGGCCCGCCGACCGTCATCACGGGCGAGTCGTTCAGTTCCTGCGCGCGCAGGATCGCGGTCGCCGGGTCCTCTTCGAGCGCGCCGCCGAACACGATCTCGAACCGGTGGCCGCCTTTGGCCTGTTCGGCACGCCACGCCTTCAGCGAGTTGATCGTCGCCCTGACCGCGACACCCGGTTCGCCCGGTTCCCACGGCAGGTCGTACGGCGCGAAGATCGCGAAGTCGACATTGTTGAGCAGGTTCGCGTTGCTCAGCCAGTCCGTGCCCGTCAGGCCCGTCGAGCCGTCCAGGCCGCCCGTGAGCGGCGACGTGGCCGGTTCCAGCCCCGTCGAACCCTCGGCCGTCAGCGACGCTTCGACCCACAGCGAAACCGCGTTGATGGTGCTCACGAGGTTCTGCAGCGAGCCACTTTCGGCCAGCACGATCGTGAACGATTCCAGTTCGGCAGTGCCGTCCAGGATCGTGATCGTCTGTTTGCCTTCGACGACCGGCCCGGCGAGGATCTGCAGCCGGTTGCCGCGCGTGCCTTTGTAGCGGGCTTTGATCGAGACCGCTGCCGCTTTGGCGGGATTTTTGAGGATGACCGCGCCCGCCGCAGCGGTGCTCGCCGCCATCCGCACGACGTACACGCCGGAGGCGCCGCCCAGCCCCTCCAGGCCCTCACCGCGGAACGCATCGAAGATCGCACGGCGGCCAACCGTGTCGTCTTCGCCGAAGATGTTCTCGAATTCGCCGAACGACGGGACGAACACGAGCGTGTTCGCAGGCCCCCAGTCGTGGACGATCGGGACCGCGACGATCCCACCGGGCGAAGGCGGCAGCGCGGTCGACGGTGCCGCCGAGTAACGCGTGTACACACCCGGTAGATCGGGCAGCGCCGTCGGGTTGAAGGTTCCGCTCATCTCGGGCTACGCCTCCTCAGTCGATGTAGGCTCGGGCACGACGGGGCTCTCCAGGAACGACGCGACGGCCGTCCTGGCGTCCCCGACGCTGATTGGGTCAGCTGCGCCCGACAGGACGCCTCGCACCGCTTCCGGCGGGTAGTCACCGAGAAGCTGGGGGTTGGCGAGCAGCACGGCGTGGGAGACCTCCCCGCCCTCGCTCACATCAACTGCCTCACCCGCATCGGCCGGGCCAGCGCCCTGCGGGTCGGATGCCGCGGGCGGCTCCGGCGTCTGCTCGCCGTCGCCCGCCTGAGCATCGGCGCTGCTCTCGCCGTCGCCCTGTGAAGCGTCCTGCTCGGCATCCTGAGTCTCGACACCGGTCGTCTCCTCCGACGCCTCCGTGGCAGCGTTCTCCTCCTCAGAGCCCTTCGCTTTCGCGCGACTCCGTTTGCTGCCCGGTGAAGTTGTCTCTGCCATGTGGTCTCTCACTCTCAGACGATCTCGGTCACGTCGACTTCGGCGCGTTCCAGCAGGTGTCCGTCGGAGGGTAGCCCAGCATTTCTAAAAGCCTGCAGGTCTACCCGACAGTAGATTTCACGTCGATCGGCACGCTCTGCAACAGGGCGCCATCTTCGGCCAGCCCCGCGTTCCTGAACCACTGCACGCGCAAGTCTCCGAGGGCGACGAACAGCTGATCGTCGGGCGCCTCGGGGATCGCCTGGAACGACCATCCGGGCATCACACGCAGGAAATCCTTCGGGGTGCGCTTCGTCGCTCGCATCCCGAGCGGCAGCGGATCGCCGTCTTCATCGGTGTAGCTCCAGAGCGGGATCAGCTCCCTGTAGCCGCGCACCGACGAGTCGTGCGCGTCCACCACGCCCATGATGATCGCGTCCGACAGCTGATCCGCGGCACGCTGCGCGAGCAGCTGGTTTTCGGTGCCCGAGCTGGCGATCGGCGGGAACAGCTGGATCGACAGCTGCATCCCCCCGGCCACAGTCTCCACGCCGCCCGCGGTCCAGCCAGCAGGCGAAGTGTCCTGCACCAGCGCCGTCGGCCGCTGGAACCGGCCGTCCATCCTCATCCGCACCCGCCACGGCGGTGAGCCGAGCGCGCTACCCACGTAGCGACGGACCGACCGGATCGCATCTTCCTGATTCCGCATCTACGCTTTCGCCTCCGCGCGCCGCGCCCACTCGTGCAGCTCCGGCGAGACGATCTCCTCGAAGCCAAGCTGGATCGCGTGCACGGCCAGCCCCATCATGTGCTGGCCCGTCGTCCCAGGATGGTGCACCACCTTCGCGTACACCACCTCCCCCGTCGGCCACGTCCTAAAGCGCAACCGGCCGCCCGGCAGCTTCGGCATGATCACGTGCGGCCGCGTGTCCCACTCCACGTACGCCGCGATCGGGTCAGACGAGTCGACCTCCACCCGCCAGCCGCCGTTCACGCGATCGTGCGACGGTTCCGCCGGATGCTTGCGCCAACTGCGCTTCAACGTGCCGGGCGCGCGCTGAAGCTCATGCCCGAAGCCGCCGTACTGCAGCGCGAGCCCGTGATAGGAGACCGGCGTGTTATCGGTCACCCGCACCAGCAGCGCCTCGCCGCCCCGCTCGGCCATCAGGCGGACCGTCCGGCGTGCCAGCTCCGGGTCGAACAAGGCCACAAGGTCGCCCTTCTGCGTGTAGCCCATCAGTACCCGACCTCCCGATCCTCCGGCGGGATGTCCAGGATCCCTCGCGCACGCTCGCGCACCACGCCGACGAGCGGTTCCGGCTCCGGCGTCCCCGCCGCCGGTAGCACGCCCGTGGTGACACGAGGCTCGCGGGCGCGCCGCAGCTCGCACTGGTAGCCGATCGCTCGGCCGCGCTTCTTGCGGATCGGCATGATCCCCGACGCGACATGCCAGACTTCATCCGGCGACGCCGTGCTCTTGACCTGCAGCATCATGCCGTCGTCGAACGCGATGAAATGCCCGATCCCTGGCGTGTCGTCGGTGACCGACGAACCGTCGACGAACACGTTCAGCATCAGCAGTTTGGCGGTCCCTTCCAGGCGGTGATAGCCGCGGCCCGCCAGCCCACGCATCCCCGCGATGCCCGTCCCCTCAGTCGGCTCCGCGACTGTCAACCGGCAAGCGAACCACGGCCCCAGCTCCTGCTGAGACTCCGGTTCGCCCTCGATCCACGGCTGCGTCACGTCCTCGACCTCGTAGACCGCGCGAGCCTGATCCACGCACGCAGACCGGAGGCTCATATCCCACCGCCAAGCACCATTCCGGGGTAGCTCCCCATCGCAGGCCAAGCGCCCAGCCCCGGCCAGCCCTCGCCCTCCAAGCCGCCATAGCCGGGGTAGTCACCCGGCAGGCCGCCCTCCATGATGCCCGCGTAGCCGCCGTAGCGGTTCGCGCCGCTCCAGTCCATCTCCACCACGCCGTACGCAGGGATCCCGCCTTCCGAGAGGAACGCCCGCCACCAGCCGAGCTGCTGCGGCGTCACGAGCATCCACAGCAGCCGGTTCAGCTCCGGCTGCGGGTTGATCATCATCCCCTTGCGGTGAGCCTGCTCGGCCTCGCCGACCTCGACATACTGCTCGGCGTAGCCCGTCACGCTAAAGCCTTTCAGCGTCGTGCCCGCAAACAGGTCTTCCTGCTGTTCGCCGGACTCCTGGATCACCTGCTGGATCGTGCGCAGCACCACCGCCTTCTGCGCCGCGCGTTCGAGCGCCGGAGGCATCGTCGCGTCCAACGGACGGCCCGAGACCCACGCCACGTAATCGCACGCCAGTCCCACCTCCAGCACCAACGGGTCGATCGCCGTCGACGTGTGCGGCGCCTCGTAGTCGTATTCCGCCCAGTTCATCTGAGGGGTCCAGCTACGGATTTCGGCGGGGGTAGGTGCTTGCATCACGGCTCCTCAGACGACGACGGGGCGCACTCGGGCGCCCCGTCGGAAACGACTCATCACGGCCCAGTGGCCGCCCGGCTAGGACGCTTTCCTGCCGCCACGTTTGGCGGGTTTGCCACCCTCGCCCTTCGCGGCCTCAGCGGCGGCCTCCTCCGCGACCTTCGGCGCCTCCTCCGCGGCCTTTTCGCGGATCTTCTGCGCCTCGGCCTCGGCCTCGGAGATCAGCTTCGCGATCTCGTCCTTGGCGTCCTGGACGACCTTCGCCGCCTCGGCTTTGGCCTCGGAGATCAGCTTGCCCGCCTCGGTCTCGGCGTCGCCGAGCACGCTGTTCGCGGCCTCGGTCGGCGTCGCGTCCTTCTTGGCGCTGGCCTTCTGCTCAGCCGTGCCGAACACCTGCGCGAACGGGATCACGTCCTTCTCCAGCGAACCGCGGCCGGAGGGGTAGACGTAGCTGATCACGGCCCGGCTGCCCGAGCCGCGCACGACCGCCGCCTCGATCTCGTGACCCACGGCGTCCGTCAGCTCCGACTTCAGCTGCCGTGAAGCGCCGTAGTCCCAGGCGATCGAGCCGGACACAGGGTCCAGCTTCAGCTCGGGGTTGCCCACGTACAGCTCGCTCGTGAGACCCACGTCGACCTGCTGCGTCAGCGCAGCCCGATGCTCCGTGGTGTAACGCGAACGGTTCTGGCGGACCAGCTCCTCCGCGTTGGAGGTGACGCCGAACGCCGCCTCCAGCTCGCTCTCGTTCTTAGGGTCGAGCGTGACGCCCGGCAGAGCGGTATCTGACATGTGTGTGTGCTCCTCTCGTGACCTGAAGTAGTGGTTGCCGGGGGTCTCGGCTCACGGCACCTTGCCGCGAGCCGTTGCGCGAGGTTCGACGACAGCCGCGCCGAAGTCGTGCCGGATCTTGAAGTCGATCGTGTCGATCTCGAACGAGTACGGGTCGTCCGTGCCACCCGGCAGCGCCGAGCGAGCCTCCGGGTTGCGCATCCCGAGAAACGGGTCGCGGTTGCCCTGGAGGAACGCCATGATGAACGCAGGAGTATCGGCCGCGCTGGCGAACAGGTAGTAGTCGTTCGGGTCCTGGAAGTACGGGTCCCGGATGACGCCTTCGTTCTCGTCCAGCAGCCCAGCGAGCGGGTTGGCGTTGCCCTTGTCGAACCGCGTCGTTCCGACTCCGGCAGTGCCGCCCGTGTACGTGATGTTCGTGCCGGTCTCCTGCGACCGGACGATCCGCTTGGCGATCAGCTGCAGCGTGAGGCTCTTGACCGCCAGCAGCTGCGGCGTCAGCGTGATCTGGTCGCCGTTCTCGTCGAACTGGTTCTCCATCGCCGAGAACATCAGCGCGAGAGATTCCTCCGAGAGGGCTTCCGTCGTTTCGTTGCCGCGTTCCACGCTGTAGACGGGTTTGCCGTCAGGCGCAGTCGGGTTGCCTTCGATCAGAGCGACAGCGGTCCGCGCGAGGAAGCGGCCCATCGCCTTGCCCATCTCTTCAGGCGTCGTCGACATGATCTGACGCATGTCGTCGTTGATGATCAGGTGCCGCGAGATCGAGTACGTGGCGCCGTAGGTGTCCACGGCGTATGCCGCGACCGGCCTGCGGGCGCGCCGCATGTCCTTGTACTCGCCCAGCTCCCCGACGTGGTGGATGCCAGACATCCCCGCGAGACCCTTGCTGCGGTGTTCGCGGAAGTCGATCGCGCTCTCGACCCCCATGTATTTGTCCCACTGCGGGGCCGCGTACAGGTAGCCTTTGAGCATCGTCTGACGGATCGCGCCCATCAGGAATTCGGCGAAGTCGGCTCGCGTCTCCGTCTCCTGAACGGCGGCCTGGACCCGCGGGTCGTTGCCCCATTCGGAGAACGCCTCGAAGATCTGCAGCGAACGACCCCAACGGCCGTACCGGCTGCCTCTTGCTGTTGCGGTCATTCCGGTATCTCCTCTGTGTGTCTCGTGTCGAGTTGGTCGTGAGTTGGGTTCGTCGCGGCCTATTTGACCGTCACGTCGTCTTTCAGGTCCATGTCGACGCGCATCAGCGTCGCAGGCAGACCGAAAGTGCTTGGCAGGGCGGTCACGCGGCCGAACGGCTGCGTTTCCGCGGTGCCCTGCGTCAGGGTGAGAGCGTCGGTCGCCATGTTGATGAAGACCGGCTGGCCGAGGGTCGCGCCGCCGAGCGCCACCACCTCCGTCTCACCCTTCGTCAGAAGGAAGTACTTGACGCCGGACGCGATTTTCTGGCGTTCGGCGAGAGAGGCGAACTGGTTCGGCTCGTCCTGCTTCTGAGCGATGCCGATCAGCCCCCCCTGGTAGTGAGGCTTCGCGTGTTCGATGGCCTTGTTGGCGATGATGTGGACGCCGCGGCCGGGGCGGATGACGGTCATGGTGCTCTGTGTCTCCTCTCAGGATGTCCTGGTCGTGACGCCCCGGCGCTAGGCCGCGGCCGTCTCCTTGTCGGCCTCTGCGTCGCCCTTGTCCTTCTCGGCGGGCTTCGCCGCGTCGACCTTCTTGACGCCGTAGGCGGCCTCCATGTCGACGCCCGCGGTCTCCATCACCGAGTCCAGGTACGGCGAAACCTCGCCGTCCTCCTCGGTCACGGTGTCGTCGGAGCCGCCGCCGGGGTTCGAGACGCGCGTCGGAGCGACAGACCCGATCAGGTCCTTCTGATCCTTGATCTCGGTCTCGACGAGGGCCTTGACCTGATCCTCGGCCGACTCGGTGACCTTGCTCTCGTCCTCGGGGTCGCGCTTGTCGTCGATCGAGGCGATGGCCTCGGTGACGCGCTTGACCGAAGCGGCCTCGAACTTCTCGGGCAGCTTCGCCTCGGCGATCTCCTTGCGGGCCTGCTCGGTCAGGCGGCCACGACGGACCTCCTGGTTGGCGGCCACGCGAGCGCCCTCCTCGATCGTGGCGGCGGCAGCGCCGATCGCCTCCGGGAGGACGTTCTTCAGGGCCTCCGACACAGCGTCGGTCGCAGCCTCCGACACGACAGCGGTGATGGCGGCCTTACCGGCGTCCGACTGCAGGACCTCCAGCGTGGCCTCCTGGATCTGCTCGGTCTCCATGATGTCCTCCTCGCCGCTTCCCGGCGTCGGGGTTGTCAGTGCCTCGGCCAGCTCTGGCCGGTGGCGACGGATGTGGTCTGCAAGATCCTCGTCGGAGACGGTCTCCAGCACCGGCTCGTCCTCGGCGTCGGCCGCGTCCATCGCGGCCTCCAGCAGCTCTACGACACGGCCACCTGCACCGGGCTTCGTCACCCAGTCGGCACTGCCCTCATCGGCGAAGCCCTCGACCACGTAGGCCGGGCGCCCGCCCATCGTGCGCGGGACGACGCCCGTCGCGAAGGTGTTCAGCGAGACATTGACCAGCTGCGGGTCGTGGTCGATCAGCTCTTTGACCCACGGCACCGGCTTGGCCTCGGCGACGACCGCGCCCGCGCCGAACCCGGCCTCCTTGTCCGCGGGGACCTGCGGGTCCCACCACGCCTCGACGACGCGCCCACCGAGATCGCGCAGCGAACGCGGCAGGCCCTGAGCCTTGCGCGCCGCCTCCGGCGACCGGTGGTCGACGTACATCGGCCAGTTCTTGAAGCGGCCAGCGTTGGTCTCCCGCTCCAGCATCTGCGCCTCGTAGATGTGACGGCCGCGGCCTTTGCCGAGGCACGGGCGCATCAGGTGCACGAGGACGGTGCCGTCCTGCGTTTTCTTCCCGGCCGACTCCTCGACGGTGAGGACCGAACCGTCCGTCTCCTGAATGGTGCGCTGCTCGCGGTCAGTTGGCATGGACCGAAAGCTAACGGCGATTTCCTAAACGCACGAATGGGCTCTCAGCTGAGCACGGCGAGCACACGACGCGTCTGCGCCGCGAAGGTCTCACCGGGCACGATCGCCGCGGCGATGATGCCGTGCTTCTGCCACTTCTGCGCGCGTTCGGTCAGCGTTTCCAGCAGCTGCAGCGTGGCCGATTCGACGATACCCGTCGGCTTGATCCCGTATTCGCGCTGCAGGATCTTGATCGCCATCTGCGTCGCCGGACCGAACTTCCCGTCCACGCCCGTCGAGCCGACATTGAAGCCGAGGTTGACCAGCTTGGCTTGCAGCAGGCCGACGGCCGGTGACGGCGGCTGGCCCTTTTCCATGCCCTTGCCTACCTGCAGGTTTTCGTTGACGTTCAGCCTCCCCGTCCAGGAGATCCCCGACATCGCCTTGCCGATGGCGTGCCGCGCGGTCGCGCCCTTGCGTTCGGCCGCTTCAGCCGCAGCTTCCGTGCGGGCAGCCGCGCTCGACGACGAGCTACGCGAGCTGCCCGAGCGAGAGGTGCTGCGACTCGACCCCGTGCCGGTGCCGCCCGTCGAGGTGCCGCTGGCGCTGCGCGAGCTGGCGCCCGTCGCTTTCGTGCCGACCGGCGGCTTGCCTTCTTCCTTGCGCTTGGCGTTCGTTTTCGCCCGCGATTCCTGGCGCTTCGTGGCTTCCGCCTTCGCCTTCTTCGCCGCTTCGGACTTCGCCAGCTGCCCCACCGACTGCGGCGGCGGGGAGGCGACCGTCGCCCGCGTCGCGGCGTCCATCTTGCCGGTCTGCGGCAACGCGTATTCCTTCTGGAACTGCTTGATTTCCTGCGGCGACTTCGGGGTCTTCGCCGCGTGCGCACCGCGGCCGCCCTCGAACGCGAATTTGCCGCCCGGCCCACGCGCGTGCTTCCCCGGCTGAAACGCCGCGGCGCCCGTCCGGCCCCGCTGTTTCAGCTGCGGCGGCGGCGCGCCCGAGACGACCGTCCGCACAGCGTTCGCGCGGATCTGGTCCGCGCTCAGCTCCAGGATCCGCAGAGTCGCGGCCTCGGCGATCTCCCGCGCGCTCACGCCGACATGCTCTCCCGCACCGCCTCGACCACAGCCTCCGAGACGGCCTTGCCGAGCTTGCGCCCGCATTTCGGACAGCGACCCTTGTCCGTCGGCGTCACCTTGGCGCGATCCGCGACGCAGAATGCCTTGGCCTTGGCGTCTTCGGCCTCCTCGATCGGCACCGCGGCGGCGACCTCGTAGTCGGCCTCCGTGATCTCCTCCCCGGCAGCCTCCTTCACCTTCGACGCGCCCTTTTTAGCCTCCCATTCAGCGACCGCCTTCTTGGCAGCGGCGCGCGCTTCGGCTTTCCAGTTCTTCGGCGGCGATTTGACGATGCCGAGCGCCAGCCGGATCGCCTCGCTCTCCGTGCGCGGGTGATCCTTGTCCTCCATCAGGTCGTGAGCGATGTGCTGCACGTACGGCGGCAGGCCGCCCGCCCGCGCGACCCAGTTCGACGTTTTCGACGTGGAGAACGGCTCCGGCGACGACGCCTTCGCCAGCGAGCCAGCCTCCAGCACGTCGCCGACGGCCTGCTCGACCGCCTCTTTGACCTGCCGCCCGGCTTTCAGTCCCTGCACGTAACGGTCGATGTGCTGCTGCGAATGGCCTTCTTTCTGCAGCGTCCCGATGATGTCGCCGAGCTTCGTCTGAACGCCACCGAAGCTGTACGTCTCGTGGAGCGGTCCTTTGCCCGCGCCCTTCTCGGCCCGTTCGACACGGTGTTCCTTGATCGACTGCATCGCGACCCACGGCGAGGCGAGGTTGTGATCCCCCTCGACCGAGTACGTCCCCTTCGTCGGGTGCTTCGTGACCTTCGCCCCGGCGACGGTCTTCGTCTCCCCCGGCTTGATTCCCGTCAGCGCATCGCGCACCGTCGAAGGCATAGCGGCGTCGCCGCCGGGGCCTTTGTGCTGGTGCGCGTCAATGATTGCGCCCAGCTCATTCTGCTTGCGCTGCGCGGGCGATGGCAGTTTCGCGCCCTTCCGGGCGGCAGCCGCACGAGCCGCGACGGCAGCAGGGCTCGTCGACTTCGACACGATCGTGCTGCCGCGTGGCGCGCCCTTCGGCAGGCCCGGTTCCGAGTACGGCACCCCGGCGATCGGGATGTACTTGTCGGCCTGCGGCGTGCCCGCTTTGCCGGTGCCAGCGCCGGGCACGAGCACCGAACGGAGACGCATGTGGTGTACGCGCATCTCGTTCTGATTGGTCCCTGGATCGGTCAGCTTGACCGTGACGTGATCTTTGCCCTTGCCCGTGATGCGGCCCTGCAGGAACCCGCGCGGCGACTTGTGCGAGAACTGCACGACGTGGCCGGGTTTCAGGCCGCTGATCCCGAACTTGCCCGTCCGGTCCCGCGGATGAAGCGACTCCTCGAACCCGGCCTCCTCGACCGGCTCGAACGCCTCGTCGCCGCCCAGCGCGCGCAAGGCGATCTCAGCTGCGATCTCACTGGTCGACTGCACGGCAACCTCCTGGTTCTCGGTGACGGGTCCCGCGGCGGGCGCGGTCGGCGGGGTCGTCCCCGCGGGCGCTTCAGGATCTTTCGGCGCTGGCGGCGCGCCCGGCGGCGGACAGACCGGCTCGACGAGAACGCCAAGCCAGCCGCCGCGCTCCATCTGACGGCCACGGTGAGACGCAGCCGCGTGTGAGGTGTGCCAGCCGACGACCCTCCGTTTGCCGTGACCGGCCAGCGGCTCCGAGGAATGCCCGGTGCTGGTCGTCACGTGCGTGTAGTCGCGGCTCGTGTACCGCTCGGCGACTTCGCCGCCCGGCAGTTCGTGCTTCAGGGTCCGCGCCGAACGAGGACTGCCGCTTGCGACGGCCTCGCGGACTTGGCGACGGACTGCACGGATGGTGCTCGGCACAGCCCGATGGTAAAGCCGCGCTCCTAACAGACTGAGGGGCGCTCGTAAGCGCCCCCCGGTCCCTCGTGTGTTCCGCCCCGAATACTAGGGCACATCGCTACGCGGTGACCAGCGCCCCCCACTCGGCACCACTCAGGTCCATCACCTGCGCGCCGATCTCCTCCAGCTCGACGCTGCGGTCGTAGGACTCGACCGTCTGCGCCGTGGCGGTGATCGCGTTGATCAGCCCGAACTGCGTCTTGTTGCCGCCCGCAAGCAGCTTCTCCAGGACGCTCTGACCCTCGCCGAGGGTCAGGCCGATCTTCGGGGCCAGCACCTGCATCCGCTCGATCGGCTGCTCGATCTCGACGGTCGCCACCGTGCTCGCGAACTGCTGTGCGATCTCACGGAACTTCTCCTCGTTGACCGTGTGGCGCACCGCGTCCTGGACCTTCATCATCAGCGCCTTGTCGTCAGCTTCGACGGTCTCGGTGCTGTAGATCGTGTAGTCCTCGGCCACCTCGACGTTCCGGCGACCGACGTGACGACGCGAGAGTGCCTTGCCGCGGATCAGGCCGTTCAGGCAGACCAGCCGGAACAGCATGTGCTCGATCGAGAGCGCACCGCCGCCCACCTCGCTGTTCTTCAGCACGAACCCCGCCTGCACGTAGTCAGGGCTGTTCGGGTCGAGGAACTTGTGGTGGCCCGGCTCGACCAGTTCCTTCAGGCTGATCTGCATTCCGGGCACGAGCACCTTGATGTACATCTTCGTGTCGGTCAGCTCGCACGTGTCGACCACAGCCGTCGGGATCTCGTTCAGGATCACCGGCAGCGCGGCCTCGGCGATGTCCTCGTTGTCGATCCGACGGTAGCCCTCGCCGAGCAGCGCGCGAGCGACACCGACGCCGCCATCCGGGTCGGCGTAAGTGCGGACCATGTGCTTCTGCTTGTCCTTCTTCTCGATGTGCATCCGGTCGAGCAGCCCGTTGACGAGCTGATCGTGCTGGACCGGGTGCTCCGCACGGAGCCGGTCGAGCAGGTCCGTGCGCACGCCGAGGTGCTGCCCGAGCTGCGTCGTGAACATCCGCTGCGGCGCCAGCGTCGCGATCGTCTGCCCCAGCACGTCACCGACGGCGGGCTCGCGCAGCAGCACCTCCGTCTCGTTCGCCTTCTCGCCCGGCGTCGTGAGGACGGTGATCTGCCTGTCGTCGACGATCAGGTCCTTCTTGCGCTCCGCGCGGTCTTTCAGCTCCTGCGCCAGCGTCACGATGTCTTTTGCTGCCTTCATCTCGCACCTTCTTTCCTCGTGAATCGGTTGCTTAGTGCGACCGATGGTAGCTCACCGATCGTGCGTCTGTCAATCCCTACGCGACGGTCACGCCCATGCGCTTCAGTCGCGCCACGGTGTTCTTGTGCGCCCGCTTGTCCGAGCCGGTGGAGTGCGTGATCACGATACCCGCGCCCGGCACGAGGATCTTGAAGTGACGGCTCCCGCCGCCAGAGATCGCGCAGCCCTTGCCTTCAGCCTGCCGAAGCAGCGCCTCCAGGGACTTGTCGCACGCCTTCGCTCTGCCCTTCATGTCGTACCTCCAGGATCGGTTGCACCCTAGAGTCTATCACACGAGCGCGACCATCGGTCGCTCAGGCAGCGTCGGCGAGCGCGGCTTCGAGCGCTGCGCCCAGCCCCGCGACGGCCTTTTCCTCCGGCGTCTGATCCCAGCGTTCGTACCGCGCGCGCCACGTCTCCTTCGTGCCTTCGAGCGCCTTCTCCCATTCCAGCGTTTCGCGCTGGGAGAGCGGCCACGCGATCAGGTCCCACGACTCGATCCACGCCTGCTCGAACAGCAGCCCGTCCGCGCGCAAGCGCGCCAGCACGACCCTCAGCTGCTCTGGCACGGTCCCCCGCGGTGGCGGCAGAGGTGCGACGGGCCGGAGCGCGACAGCCATCTCAGCTGTAGGTGTCCCGGTCCTCGAACAGTGTGCGCGCGAGCTGCTGCACCAGCGGAGAGGAGACGGGTTCCTCGCTCATCTGCGAAGCGACCCTGACGGCGTTCGCCCACCGGACGCGATCGGCCTCGGTCTGCACGTACGTCGGCAGCGGGATCCCGTCGATCACGTCCGTGCCGTCGACGTGTTCGATCAGCGCCAGCGACTCCTCGGGCGACCACCGGTCTTTCAGGGGGAAGGTGCGCAGCTCGGCAGCCCTCTCGGTGGTGATCGCCATCTCAGCAGGAGGATACCCACACACCGGACGCCCTAAAGCGCCCAGCGTGCGGCCTCGTCCTCGTCGGCGTAGGTGAAGCGCTGCTGCCGCTTGCGCGGCTTCGGCTCGACCAGCCCCCACAGCGCACTCCACACGCGCATGTACACGTCGTGGCGCCGATGGCCCTGCCGGGCGGTCACGGCGTCCTTGAAGTTCGTGTAGTCGATGTCGATCGCCATCGCCGCAACGGCCTTCGCCCACTTCGGCCGCGTCGTGAAGCCGCGGAGCTGGTAGTCGGTGCCGCCGCCCTTGATGATCCGCAGATCGGGGATGTGGTCAGCCTTCAGCCGGTTCAGGTCTGCGCGCACGCGCGCCCTGATTTCCAGAACCTGCGGGTCCTTCTTGCTCTCCACCGCGCTGTAGAAGCCTTTGCCGGGATACATGCACCACATCGTCATCGCCTCCAAGCACGGCTAGCTGACGGGTCGTGCGCCGAGCGCTCCAGCTGCTCCGGCGGGCGGGCGGTCACTTCGCGCACGCGGCGGAAGCGGCGGTTCGCACCGATGCCGTCGAACGCGATCTCGAACAGCTTCGCGAGCGCCGACACCAGCGTCATCACGACCGCGAAGATGCTCAGGATGAGCGCCCCCCCGATCGCGAACGCGACCAGCGCGACCAGCAGCAGGATCAGGCCCAGGACGAACAGCATCTAGTTCATCTCCAGCCTGAAGTCAGCCATGCCGCGGTCGTTCAGCGGCAGCGGCACCGTCGACGGCTTGCTGTTGCGCTTGGCTATGAGCGGGGCGCCCTCGGCGTCGAGCACCACGAACGAGACCTTCAGCCTGCCCGGCCGGTGGCTCGACTCGCGCACCTGCACGTCCACGAGGATCGGCTGGTCCTTTGTCCGCATCAGCATGTCTACCTTCATCTCGCACCTCCAGTTGATCGGTTGCGAGACAGAGTATAGCGACCGATGGTCGCTGCGTCAGCCGAGGAGTTTGACGCGCGTGCCCGCGGGCGCCAGCTTCGGCTGGCCCGCCACGTCGAGCACCAGCGCACGGTTCAGCCAGCTGCCGAGGAACACGACCTTGTGGCCCTGGCCGTCCATCGCCATCTGGCCGTACTTCAGATGCCCGAGCCGCGGGTTGGACGCCTTGCCGCCCGTGCCCGACGTGCTCGTCGCGGCGTCTTCGAGCGAGAGCTTCGGCACGTTCTCCAGCGACCCGTACTTCGCGGTCAGGTCCGCGATCACCGGCTTCAGGTGCGGCCCCGGTTCCGGCGGCAGCGCCGTGAGCTTGACCTTGCCCGAGCTGGCCGCCGAGAACTGCGCGCTCGTCGTCATCGAGCGGTAGATCGTCTTGTCGCCCTGGTGGCCGATCACCTGGAAGTCCTCGCCCGACTTGTCGGTGAACATCTGGCCGACCTGCAGCTCCTTCAGCGGGATGTGGGAGTACACGCCACCAGCGCCCTTCGGCGACCCAAACGGCGCCAGCGCATCCGGGATCTGCGTGCCGCTGATCTGCGGCACCTCCTGGTGCGGCGCCATGTCCTCGACCGTGTGTACCGGCTGTGGCTCGGCAGGATCTACAGCGGCCTTCGGCGGCTCGGCGGCCGGTGCTGTCGCGGCAGCCGCCTCCGGCTGCGTGTAGACCGTGCCCATCGCGCTATGCCACTCGCCGTGGTCGCCCTTGTATTTCGCCATCTCTGAGCCGACCATCCCAGCCGTGTAGACGTGCCCGCTACCGGGTGCGAGCGTGAACTTGTCGCCTACCGCCAACTGCGTAGCCTTGACGGCGTGCGTGAACTGCGTTGGCGCAGCGGGTAGCTCTGCGGTCACTTCCGGCTCCGGCGGCGCGGGCTCCGGCGCCGGGACCGTGTGCCCCGGCGAGATCTTCTCCGGCACGATCAACTGCGACAGGTAGGAGTGCTTGCCGGTCACCACGTCTTCGACCTTCACGTTCGCGTTGTCCGGCGGCAGCACCTTCGCGACGTTGCCTTTCCACTGCAGGAAGTCGCCCTCCTTGATGTGCAGGCCCGCGATCGGCATCTCCGCGGCGTTCGGCACGAGATCAGCCTTCGCGGCCTTCTGCTCCATCGTGCCCGGTTCGGTCGCGAGCGGATCCGCCCAGTCCTGGAACGGCGCCTGCGGCCCGAACGCCGCCTGCGCCGTGTCGGCCAGTTTGATCGACGGGTCGTGGACGCGGTAGTTGTACAGGCCGTTGCTCAGCACCGGCACCGCGCCCGGCTGCTTCACGAGCCACTTCTTGCCCGCCGCGTCTTCGGCGATGGCGCCCGCGGGCAGCTTCTCGATCGGCGTGAAGATGTACGCCCCGGCCGACGCCTGCTTGAACCCCTGCAGCTTGCCGTTTTCGACGGCCTCCGGCAGCGAGTCGATCAACGTCTGCGGCACCGACACCGGCATCACGTGCTCGGCCTTCTGCTGCAGCTGCACCGCTCCCGTCGGATGCAGGGAGAAGTTTTCGATGTGCGCGCCGCTGCCCTCGATCGCCTGCACGTCCGCGTAGCTCGTCGTGTCGTCCAGGTTGTCGCTCGGCCTGCCCGCCGGTTTGATGACCTCGAAGACCCCCGGCAACGTGGCGATCGAGAACGTGTCGCCCTTGCGCAGCGCCTCGACCGTCGTCGTGTCGCCCTTGCTCAGCTGCGCGTACGGCGTGACGTTCGTCGCCTTGTCCTTCAGCACCGTGCCGTCCGCGTGATCCTCCGGCGCCGGATCGAGCTTCAGGTTCGTCGCCATCGACGACACGCCGTCCGCGCTCGACACCTCAATCGTGTGGTAGCCGGACAGGTGGCCCACAGGCGGGTGCCACTGCGGCGTGGTGTCGTGGACCTTGAACTCCTTGCCCGCCTGGAAGTAGCCCTCCGGCACCTTGAACGTATCGCCCTTGCTCAGCGCGCCGATGGTGCCCGGCACCGACTTGAACTCCGGCGGCGCGCTGTCTTCCGGCGGGTCAGCCGAGTTAGGCGGATGCGTGTACTCGTGCTCGACGTGCGGCGTGCGCTGCTTCTCCATCACCGTGCCGTGCCATTTCGGCTTCGCCGGGAACACCTTCCCCGTCAGTAGGTTCGTCGTGTGCTGGCCGTCGTCGGAGAGCTTGTAGTACTGCGACCCTTTCTTCACCGAGTCCGTCTTGAAGACCGTGCCCGGCGCCATGTCGCCGATTTTGATCTTGTCGCTCTCGATGTAGCTCGACGGGTCGAACGGCGTCGCCTGCGGCCCCGCGAGCACCGAATGGTCCTCGACTTCCAGCGCCGCCGGTTTGCTGCCGGGGATCGGGTGAGCGGTGCTCACGACCGTCTCCTTCTGGAACTGCAGCTCCTTCCCGATCACCGGTTTGAGCATCGACGACGCCACCAGCTTCGCCGGGACGAAGCCCTCCCCGTCGGGTGGCCCGGTGACCTCGAAGATGTTGTTCCCAGGCGAAGCGGACTTGAAGTGGTCACCGATCGCGAGATGACCGACGCTCGACGTTTGCGTTTGCCCCGTCTGCCAGCCATCGCTGTGCGTGCTCAGCTGCGGAGTGTCCGGGACGAGCGTCGTGTGGACTGCCTCCGGAGAGGCATCGAGCATCGTCTTGTCGACTGTGATGACGTGCCCGTCGTCGAGGCTGAGCAGCGTCTTGTCGCCACCGTCGTCTTTCGAGATCACGTGCCGCTCGCCGTCTTCGGTCTGGAAGATCGTGCCGAGCGGCATGTCCTTGATGTGCACCTTCGGGCCGAAGTTGTAGTCGCCCGGCACGAACGTGCTCGGCGACGCGATCTCCGGCGGCGGTCCCTGCGCCTTCGGCACCAGCGTCTCGAACGGAGCCGGGGTCCCGCCGTGCGCTATTTCGAGTAGCTGGCCCTCGGTGCCAGTGCCCACAGAGTCGACGACGACGACCTTCGAGTGCGTCGGCGTATCCTCGGTCTTCTGGTAGACGATGCCGTTGTAGGTGCCCGTGAAGTAGTCGCCGACCGCCATGTTCTGCGCGGTGATCGACGGCCCCGGCTCGAACTTCGCGGGGTCCCACGCCGCACCGACACCGCCCGGCCCGGTCAGGTTGACCGGCGCGCCCTTCGGCTGATCATCGTGCGGGATCTGGGAGTCCGAAGCGACCGGCGTCAGACGGCGGTAGCTGACGTTGCGCGACAGCTCCTCGACGTGCCCGTTGTCGAGGTTCTGCACGTACACCGTTTTGCTGCCCTCGCCCTTGTAGACGACCTGATACGGCCGGATCGTCTGGTTGCCCGCAGAGCCGTGGAACAGGTCCCCCGGCGCCATGTCCTTCAGCTTCGTCTTCTGCGGCTCGATCTGCAGCGAGCTGATCGGCACGACGTGGTGGCCGTGCGCTGAAGCGAAGTCCTGCGGGGAGAGCTGCAGCTTGCCCGGTTTCAGGTTCGCCTGGATCTTGCCGGACGCCATGATCTTCGTGACGGTCGCCTTCTTGCCCTCGTGCTCGAACGTCGACCCGAGCGCAGGCACGCCCACCTGCTGCGGCCACAGCGACAGCTCCTTCGCCGGGAACTCCGCGGCCTTCATCGACGACGGACCGCCAACATGCTCGACCGTCACGAGCTGCCCCACGCCCTCGGTGCCTTCGACCTTCGTGACCAGCCCCTTACCGAACGCCGACTTGACCCACTGGCCCTCCTGGAACTTCTGGTGCTCCGGCGACGGCATATCGATCGTCTTGCTGCCCTCGCCCTTCGGGACGAGATAGCTCGTCTTGTACGTGCCGTTGATCTTGCCCTTCAGCCCCGAGTTGAGATCCATCACCGGGACCTGCACGCCGTTGCCGCCCGGCATCACCTCCCACGCCGTACCGTTCAGCAGGAACTTCTCGCCCGGCTGGAACGTCTCCAGGAACTTCGCGTCCAGCGACTCGCCCCACAGCGACGGCTCGAAGCCCGGCGCTTTGTTCTGCACCTCCAGCCAGTTGCTGATGTCGAACGACTTGTTCGTGTAGTAGCCCGGCTGGTTGGCGTTGTAGCCGAAGTTCTCCGACGTGAATTCGCCGTTCTGGATCTTGAAGATGTGGTACGGGTAGCCGCCCGAAGCGCCGGGGTCCGGGCCGATCCAGTAGAGCGTCCCAGCCAGCCCCATGAAGTACTGCCCGACGTGCGCGCCAGCCTCTTCACCGGTCTGCGCGACCGGGTTGCCAGCAGCGTCAACCTTGTTCCACGGCACGCCCTTCGGCAGGTCCGCGGGCGGGATCTTCGCGCCATACTCCGTCGGCAGCGTGACGCCCTCGAACTTCGGGTCGGCGGCCTCCGGCGGCGGATCGATCCATGTCTTGCCGCTCGCGCCATCCATCGTGATCTGCGGCGGCTGCGCGACCGGCGCGAGATACGTCCCGTTCTTGATCGAGTCGACGAGCGCTTCAGCGACCGAGCCGCCCGTCGGGACCGTCGTCGCGCCAGCCAGCCAGTTCAGCCCTTTGACCTGCGAGCCATCGCCGTCGGAGATCGGCAGCGACCTCTCGTCCGGGATCCACCGGTACGGCGTCGCGACCTCTTTCTCCCCAGCGAACGAGGACGCCGACGAGGACGCCTTCGCGCTCTGCGTCGAGAGCACGAGATGCCGGATCGCCATCGGCGTCACCATGCCGTGCCCGCCGAAGCCGCCCTTCTTGTACGCCCACGCCTGCGAGAGCGTCGAGAACACCGGCAGCTTGTCGGTGATTTTCTGCTGCCACCAGCTCTTGTCGTGCCCGGACTTGTGCGAGAGCGTGATGTCCGGCGAGTGCGTGCGGTTCATTAGATCCCACTGCACCGCCGCGGCGTGCTCGCCGAGCAGCGCGACCGCCTCAGCGCGCAGCTCCGGCGCCGCACCGTGGATCTGACCATCCGCGAGCGAGAGCGTGTGCCCGGAGGAGGATCCGTACTGCGACTGGTAGGCGCTGCGCGCCATGTCGGCAGCCGCCTTCGAGAACTTCTGGTAGGCCGCGTCGACGAGCGCCTGCGTCTGCGTCGAGTCCTTGTACTCGCCGAAGCGTTCCTGGTGCTCGACGTAGACAAGCTGATCCAGCCGCCCGAACCGCTGCCACTCCTCCGGCGTGATCTTCGACGTGGAGGGGACCGCGATCGACGGGTCGTGCGTCTTGCTGTCGACGTACGGGCTGACGATCGTCACCGTGCCGCCGCCAGACTTGCTGCCCTTCGGCACGGGCGCCTGCACGAACTCTTCAATCGCCGAGACGTGCGCGTGCCCCTCGCCGGGATGCATCGTCACCTCGAACGTCTTCGTCTGCGGCCCGTCCGATTTCTGCGTCGCGTACCGGTGAGCGATGATGTGGCCTTTGACGATGTGGCTGATCTCCCACTCCACGCCGCTGCTCTTGAAGTGCTCGCCGACGCGCATGAACTCGCCCGAGCGGAGCCCGGAGCCTTTCGGCCAGCGCGGGTGCAGCTCCGTCTCGAACACCGCGGCCTCCAGGACCGGATCCAGCGGCGTCTGGTAGAGCGTCGTCGCCGGGTCGAACGGCCCCGGCGCGTTCAGGTCGTACTGCGAGCCGTCGTCGAGCACGATCGTCTTGCGGCTGTACCGGATCGGCTTGCGCTCCAGGTAGTCCGCACTGTCGTGCGGGATGACGGTCTCTAGCTCGCTCATTCGCCTGCGGTCGTGACGGCCGGGTGTCGCTTCGCGACGAACTCAGCGTACTTCTCGCGGTCCTTGACGACGCGCTCACCACCCGGCGTGTGTTCGGCGATCAGCTTCGGTGCGGGCCGGTCGCCCTGCGAGTTGGCTTTCCCGTTCGTGTCGTAGATCTCGACTTTGACGCCGCGAAGATGCTGCACCTCATCGTGATACCGCTGCGCGACTTCGCGGTGAGCATGTTCGAGCACGCCATGCGGGACAGCGCGGCCGGTGCGCTCGCGGCGTCTGTCCTCGCGCGCCAGCGCCGCGTCGACCGGCGTGTGGGCGTAGCGGACCGTCACCTGATGCCCAGCATCGTGCGCGGCCTGCAGCTTGCCGACGAACTTCCTCGACTGGCTGTCCCCCACGCCGTCGATGATCACGTTCCTGCGGCCCTTGATCGCGATCGAGGCGATCTGCGCAGCGATGTGGCTGGACTCCTCGTGCGTCGCGTGCGCGGCGATGTCCTTGTGCCCGGATTCGCGGAGCAGATGGTACTCCGGCAGTTTCTCCTTGATCAGATCCGGGTTGACCATGATGCTGTCGATCGGCGTGTGCAGCTGCTTGACCAGTGAGGACTTCCCCGACGCAGCGCCGCCCGCGGTGAACAACGCCGTGGGATGCGACTGCTCAGCCGAGTTGGCGATGGCCTCGTGGATGATCTGCCGATGAAGCGCCTCGCGCTCCGGGGAGAGCTGCCCGCCGGGGGCGTGGACGCTCAGCGTGTCCACCTCCGCGGGATTGCCGTGCGCTGCGATTTTGCTCGCCGCGTCCATCCATTTGCCATTGCGGTCGCGCGGGTGCAGGCCCTCCATGAACGTGCCCTCCTGCACCGCCAGCGCGTCCTTCAGCACGCGTTTGTCGCGCGGCATGTTCAGCAGGCCATGCGCCTCCTCCGGCGTGACGAGCTTCACCGCTGCTGACTCCCGGCTGCCCTCCACGAACGGCGTCGGATCGGGCGGCAGCGGCTCGCCACCGGTACGCGTCGCCGTGTAGAAGCGCGTGACGCCGGTCGTGCCCTTGTAGTCGCCGAGGTGGCCGGTGATCTCCGCGCGCAGGCCGGTCTCCTCGAACAGCTCCTTGTGCGCGTTCTGCTGCGGCGAGTAGCCCTTCTCCACCATCCCCTTCGGGAACGTGTGCTCGTAGCCGCCGAAGTGACCCTTCGGCTCGAAGACCCACGTCCGGCCGTCAGGCTCCCGGAGCACCATCCCCGAGCTGACACGGCCGCGCGGTAGCGGCGGCTCGTCGAGGGGCTTGTCGATGATGCCCTTGAAGCCGATCCCGGCCCACTCTCCGAGCCGGTCGCGAGGATGCAGCGACTCGGCGAACGCCTCCAGCACGCGCCGCGGTGTCGGCGGCCCCGCCTCCTCCGGGAGATCCAGATCCGCTTCGCCCCAGTCGGGGTCGGCCAGCTCCTCCTCCGGCATCTCGCCGACGACGGGCGCCGGGTCGAGCACCGCCGTGGCGACCGGGCCGAGCAGGTTGTCGGGGTCGTCGCGACCGGCGCCGCCGCGGTCAGATTCGACCTGGAGCGGGAAGTCCCATTCCATCAGACGAGCACCGTGTGGACGATCGTTTTGCTGCCGCGGCGCTCGACTTCCTTCACCCGCATCCGCGAGCCGCGAGGCAACATCAGCTCGCTGTGCGGGTCGGTCTTGTCGACGCCTTCGAGGCTGTGCACGTGAAGGACTCGCGACCCGGCGGGAACATGGATCTGCAGCATCCCCGGCGCCGCGGACGCCGCCGCGCGCGAGGACGTGGCGCCACCGAAGCCCTTGTCTTTGACGATCTTGCCCTCCAGCTTGCTCAGGTCCCCGAGCTGCCCTGGATCCATCGTCCGGTACACCGTCAGGTCTTCCGGCGTCGCAGCGCGCCCGAGCAGATTGTCGATGCCCTTGCGCATCTCGTTCTGCACCAGCGACAGCTTCTCCCCAGCGCGGAGCCGTTCCTGCATCCGGCGCTGCAGAGCCTCGTCGCTCGTGTAGCGCGCGAGCGCGTTGTGCTGCTCCGGGGACGCCCCCAGGTTCCGCTGGTGCTCGTGCAGCTGCTTGCCGATCTCACCGCCAGTCAACGGCTGCGGCAGCGACACGTCGCCCGTGCTGAAGTCGCGCATCCACTGCACGCGTTCCCTCAGCGCCGCTTCGACCTCACCCGCCATCTTCGTGTCGGCGAACGGTGCGGCCATCACGAGCTGCTTGATGCGCGTCGGCGTCAGCGTCTCCGCGATCTTGGCGGCCTGCCCGCGCATTTCCGACTCGCTCACGTCGACCTTGCCGAAGCCCTGGCCCTTCGGCTGCAACATCGTCCACGCCTCAGTCGGGACGCCGCCGTAGGGCTTCGGCGCGCCCTGCGCACGGAACTGGAACGTGCCGCCCTGATCGAGCCGAGCGGGCTTGCCGTCAGGCCCCCACAGCACGTTGTCGTCGGCGAGCCCCACGAAGTCCCAGTTGGCGACGAGCGCGTCCGCCATGTAGTGCTTGCCCAGGTCCCGGCTCGGCGAGTTGATTTTGCGGATCTCGCCCTCCAGCGTCGGGTACGTGAGCGCGACGATCGGCTTGCCGTCCAGCTTCGCGTAGTAGGTGCCCGCCGGAGCGACCTTCGCGCCCAGGTCCCGGTAGATCGCGTTCGCCAGCAGCTCGCTCGCCACACGGTCCTGGTTGCCTTTGTAGGTCTTGACCAGCCACCGGTTGCCTTTCTTGTCGAACGCCCATTTGGCGCCCGTCGAGCCGCCCGCGCTCTTGCCGATCTCCAGCTTGCGGCCCGAGTAGTCCGGGATGCCCACCTTGCCCAGACCCTTCGGCGCCGGGCGCGGCGTGATCTTCGGCTCCGGCGGCGGCACGTACGGCCCCACGAACCCGTGACTGCCCAGCTCCGGGAAGAACGACGGGCCGCCATCGTGCGGCTTCGTCGCGATCGGCGTCGTGCCCGTCAGGTCGTGATGGCTCTGGGAGAGCAGCTGCCCGTTGCGGTAGATCCGCGTCGTCCCCCACGGCGAGCTGTACTCGTTCGAGCCGATCTTGTGCTGCCAGTCCTCGCCCTTCGGGATCCAATGCGACTCGCCCTTCAGCTTCACCGTGCGGCCGCTCGCCGCGGGCGCCGTCTCGAAACGCAGCTGGTGCGCCGCCTTCTGCACCGCCGCGCCGGGGTTGCCGCCCGACTTCGGCTTGAACTCGCCGCCATGCTCGGTGCCCTTCCCCCACCGCAGGATCTCGCGCAGCGACGCCTCCACCACCTGCAGCTCCATGCCGGAGACCAGCTCGTGCTGCTCCTCGTGCGTCAGCGCCTCTTCGAGCCTCCCCGCTTCGCTCATCAGTCGCGTCGCGAGCGCGATGGCGTCGCCCTTCGCCGGGATCTGGTCCTGCGTCATCAGGCCCTGGTTCACCGCCTCGTCCAAGCTCAGCTTCGAGCACTGGCAGTTCGGGTGCACAGGCATCCGATGCGCTTCAAGGACCTCCCACGGCCAGAACTTCCCTGCCATCGCGAGGCACCGCAGGCAGTGTTCACGCACGAGCGGCGAGAGCTTCCAGTACGCGCCGAGCGGCGACGCAGCCTTCAGCAGGTCGTCTTCGAGCGCGGCGACCAGCCGCTGTGCCGCGGCCTGTTCGCGCTGGCCGATGTAGCGCTTCTCGCGTTCGAGGATGTTCGCGACGGCTTCAGCGCGCTTGGCCGGGTCGGCGATCAGCAGCGCCTGCGGCAGCTCCTCGGCGAGACGCTGGCGCTGCTTGCGCTGGAATTCAGCCTCGTTGCGCATCTCCTCCGCGGCCAACATGCTCACCCTGTCCGCGCCGATGCCGGGCATCTGGTGCTGCGCCGTCGTCGTGATGTACGTGGCGAACCCGTGACGGCGCGCTCGGAACAGCGCGTCCACACCGTCGAGCAGCGTCTTCGTCGCAGCGCGCACCGCGGCTTTCGACGGCGCAGTCGGCGCCGACGGCGCGCCGGTCACGAGCGCGGCGGCGGCAGCCGCAGCAGCAACGGCCGCGACGTGCGACTGCGGAGGAGGTTCAGCTTCGAGCTGCTGGGCGGCTACGGTCTGTTCTTCGGCGACAGGCTGAGCCATCCAGCCAGTCTACGGCCAGCGCCCTAAGACGCCTTCAGGGTCTCGACTTCACCCTCCAGGTACTCGACGCGACGCTCCAGGGTCTCGATGTGCTCTGCATCCTCCGCACGACACCGCTCCAGCTCAGCGATCTTGCGTAGGGCGGCGTCCAGTTTGTCTTGCATTTCCTCGCGCTCGCGTCGTGCGGCCGTCAGCACTGTATCCATCGCCTCGACGGCATCGTGAGCGGTGCGCGTCACGATCGCGTCTTCCTCCTTCGGCCCCAGTTTCCGCCCGCGCCAGATCGTGTACGCGAGCGTCGGCAGCCCCGTACCGACAGCCGCGATCAGCGCGATCAGGAGTGGCTGTGCGCCTGCTGATGCCACTCGTCGTCATCCCCTCGCAGCCTTTCTACGGCTAGGCCCACCGCCGTCTTCGCGGCGCGTTGCGCTAGGTCCTCCTGGCGTTTGGCTTCGTGCCGACGGCGATGAACGATCGAGACGATCACCGACGCCGATCCGACGAGCACGACGATCAAAGCTATGAGCAGCAGCCCCATCGGGGCATAGCCCCCTAGTGACCGGGCTTGGACGTACGCGTCGAACTGGACGGTTTCGTCGTGGTGCCCGGCTTCTTGCTCGGAGTTGTAGAAATGCGCGTTTCGGGAGTCTGTACCTTGGCCCCGCATTCGGATGCTGCGATGGCCTGCAGCTTCGCGACCCTGATCTGTTCACGCCGTTCATTCGCCGCGATCAGCTGCGCGAACTGCTCTTTGGTTAGCCCGAACCGGTCGCTCGATTTCTGCGCAAACGCCCGTGTCTGGAGTGCCGATTCCCGGTAGGTCGTTTCCTCGATCGTCGCGAGACTGGAGATGTTGCGGCAGTTCGCCGACGCGTTCAAGTTCGCCTGCCGAGCCGCGCTCGCCGCAGCATCGTGCGACACGATCAGCGTGACCGGAATCGCAATCGCCGAAGACGCCAGTGCGCCCGCGAGGAACGCCCAGAACGCGAGCTTCAGGCGATAGCGCGACGTTATCCTCTCAGCGGCCGCGAGCGCCGCATCGTTCACCAGCTTCACCAGCTGACCCTGCGTCAGCGTCAGAAGCGGCTCGGCGGGACCTGTCTGCTCGTCTCTGGCGCTCACGAGATAGAGCCTAAGCGCCAGCTCCTATCGTCAGGTCAGAAAGGGGACCCGGCGCCGCGCGACAGGAGGTGCGAGATTCCTATGCGCGGGCGCCGGGTCCGGGGGGTGCTCGGGGCGGGACCGAGCAAGATCAATCTACGGCAGGCGTCCTATCGTCAGGCGGCCCGCCACGCGTGCGCAGCCGGGGTCGCGACGAACACCCTGCGGTTTGCGTTCGACTCGGGGGAGACGCGCTCGCGACCGTCGTGCACGATCCAGCCTTCGTCCTCCAGCTCGCCGACGCGCTTCCAGTAGCAGCCCTTGTAGCCGAGCGCGAGCCCGCCCGCCTCGTACGCCGTCAGGCCACGATCGCCGACGCGCACGAACTGCTCCAGCAGCAGCGCCCTCTGGCTGCCCGCGCGCGGCGTGACGGCCTTCGCTGCCTCCTTCGACGTGGACGGGTCACCGTGCCGCGCGGCCGCCGGACGCGGCTTCTCCGGGTCGTGCCTCGGCGCGTGCTCGATCGCCTCGATCGCGTGACGTATCCGTTCCTCGTCGTGCTCCACGAGGATCCGCCTCTGCTCGACCGCCCGCAGGACAGTCACCGCTGCCTGCGCCTCCTCCTCGGCCATCACCGGCTGAACCAGCACCGTCATCTCGCACCTCCAGGTTGACTTGTGGCCGCGAGCCTACCGGCGGCCACGGACGCTCAGTGCTCGGTCATCTCCAGCGACCCGAGCGCCTTCGCGAACGCCTCGCCGAGAATCCCGTCCGCCATCACCTCGGCCATAACCGCACGCGACCCGCCGATCTGCGTGCCCGTGAAGCGCCCGCCGGGCGTCGGCGACTGGCGAGCGACCGCGCGCTTCACGACCGCCTCCATCACCTCCGGCGTCAGACGCTCCCCGCCACGCGCGTGCAGCACGAGCAGCCGCCTGTCCGCGAGCGCGTCGGCGGCCTTGTGCACGATCTCCTCGACCGCGGCCTGCTGCATCGATTCCGAAGGGTCCCGTGCTTTCTGCTTCGCGTTGTACGGGTTGCCCTCGCCCTGCGGCGTGCCCGGCCGCCCGAATGCCGACGCGGGCGAGCCGAAGCCCGGCTGGTCTTCCGGGGAGAAGCTGCCCGGAGGCATTTCCGGCGTCTGCGCGGCGGCCTGCTGCTGCGCGGCCTGCACCATCGGGTCGACATACCCCTCCGGGAAGATCCGCTCGACCGCGGCGCCGGGATCCTCGACTTCCAGGCCCTCGCCGAGCGCGATCCCGAGCAGCGTCCGCGACAGCTCCATGTTCGACGCGTTCGGGTCGAACGTCTTCGCGATGATCGACACGCCGTTGATCAGATCGCCCATCGCACGACGCAGCGGCGAAGGCATCGAGACCTGGAAGGTGAAGTCGCGAGCGACCATGCCAGTCGGCGGCGCCTCGTCCTCTTCCTCGTCGGTGCTGTCGACCATGTGCAGCGCACGCAGCCCGTTCGCGGCCGCCTGTTGCACCTGCGCAGCGAGCGCGGGCGTGCCGGGCGCGGGCAGCCCTTCGGCCTCGCGTTCGGCTTCGGCCTTCATCCGTGCGCGCTTCTTCTCCTCGGCCGTCATCGTCCTGAACTTCGAGATTTTCTTCGTTTCGAGCGCGCGCTTGATCTTGTGGTTGATCAGCACCGAGATCAGATCCTCCAGCACCTGCTGACGCGCTTCGACCATCTTCAGCACGCGAAGCTCCAGCGTCGTCGCCGTCGCGAGATCCGTCGCTGACGGGTCACCGAGATACGACTGCGGCCAGCCGGTGCCGACCGAGTACTGCGAGCGGATCATCTGCGCATCCTGCATCGCCGAGGAAGACCCCGACGGCAGCGTGAACGGCTGATGTTCGACCCAGTCGTTCTCCTCCAAGATCGACCCCGGCTTCGGCGCCTGCCCCAGGCTCGTCGGGTCGACGGGCGCCTGCGGCACCGTGTTCGCCTGCAGCAGCGCCTGCGACGCGAGCTGCGTCATCCCCGCAGCGCCGCCCTTCAGCTTCCTGCGCATGATGATCGACGACGCCGCCTTCGCCATGTCGACACGCGCGCGCATCAGATCGTTGTACGCAGTCAGCCAGCGAATCGTGCGGGCGATCTCCGGGATCCCGAACGCCTGCTCCATCGTTCGGTTGATCGCGACATGCACCACACGACCGCGGCCGATCAGATCCGGCGGGATCTGCGGCAGGTCCTCCTTGCGGATCCCGGCCTCAGCGTCGCGTTCAGCGTCCTGGAGATTGCGGAACTCCTCGTAGTAGCGCAGCTTTTCGCGGTCTTTGGAGACCACGTACGTGTGCTTCTGCACGTCCCATTCGCGGTTGTAGGACTTCGTGAAGTAGTAGAGGACCCGCAGTCGAGCGTCGGGGTCACGGACCGCGTTTTCCACTGTGTCGTGATCGAGCAGCCCGAGCTTGACCTGCCCGTCTTCGCCTTCGTCATAGACGAGCGGGAAGATGTTGCTCTGCAGCGACAGGTCGGTGTTCAGCCGGACCTGCGCAGCGTGCGTCGTCAGGATCCGCTGGTTATCGGGGTCAGCCCAGAACTCGTCGATCTCGTCCTGGGCCGCTTCGTCGACGGCCTGCGGCTTCGGGATCCCGCGGCCGAGCACGAACTCGTTCAGCAGGTTGATCGTGCCGCCGTACTGCGGATCCTGCTGCCAGACCACGCGCGCCTTCTGCGCGAGGTTCCGGCGCTCCTGCGCCTTCATCTCCTGCGGAGCGCCCTGCGCGTAGTCGAGGATGCTGTACGCGAGATCCTGCAACTCGCGCGTCTTGCCGCGCATCTCCTGCTCGGCCTCTTCGAGACGGTGGCGCTCCGTCAGCGGGATCGTGCTGACGCCCGTCAGGCGTTCAGCGGACTCCCTGATGGCAGACATGCGGCCCACGGCGGCCCATGATGCCACCGGTCCCCGAAAGGACTGCTACGAGCCGATCGAGTCGCTGGTGCCGGTCTTGCCGATCAGGCCCGACGCGCCCGCTTCGTGCATCTCCTGGATGCCTTCCTGCACGCGCTGCTCGATCACGTCCAGCTCGGAGGTGTCGCCGTACTCCGAGCCCGTCAGGTCGTGGCGCCATTGCCGCTCGTCGACTTTCTCCTTCTCGCGCTCGTCGCCCATCGAGTGACGGCCTTCCTCCAGGCGTTCCTTCTCGTAGCGCCACACCGGGCACTCGCTGAAGCCGCCGTCGCCGCCCGCCTCGTTGCAGCACCACTTCACGAGCACCTTCGCCGACGCGGCGATGTCGAGCACGTCGTGCGTGACCCGGCATCGCACACCGGGGCAGTTGGCGTACTGCGTGCCCCGCACGTCCGCGATCTGGTCCCCGGCCGGGCACGGGACAGACCGCAGTTCATCGGTCAGAGGGTCGTAGATCCCGTCAGCCATGTCGCACTGGGTCGCACCCTAGCGGGCGCCCCGGCGCGATCACCGGTCGCGGTGATCCAGTTCGTAGGGGCCGTCGACGGCCTGCACGGTGTCCATCGGCTCGGCCGCGACTTCGATCAGGTCGACCATCTCGTTCGCGTCGCAGATCATCACGGTCGCCTCGCCGTTCTTCAGCGTCACCTTGCCATTCCGGTCGGGGCAGGTGATGCCCGTGTAGGCACGCCAGTCGCGACGACCCGGCCACGCGACCAGCCCATAGCTCAGCTCGTCGACCCTCGGATTCGGCAGCGCGCGGGCCTTCTCGCGCGCTACGGTCGTCAGATTCGCGGGCATCAGCCACGCCCCTTTAGCCGAGCGAGAGTCCGCCTGGCTTCCTGCTGTTCGCGATCGACGCGCGAAGCCTTCTGCTGCGCGTCGCGCTGAGCCTGACTCCTCATCACTGCCCTCCTTCGATCGGTTGCACGACCAGTATAGCGACCATCGGTCGCTCTAGTCAAGCGCCAGTCGACCCGAAGGCAGCGACGGATCCAACGGGAACAGCACGATGCCCACAAGCCCCACATCGGACAGATCGATGTCCTGCGGTTCCGGGTGCGGGTCGTGCACGATCAGCTGCCCATGCATCACCAGCGTGTGCATGTCGTAGGCCGGATACGGCGACTTGATCCGCAGCAGCCACAGCCCCGGCGGCACCGCCGAGAAGTTCGAGAATTCCCACGCTGCGAGGTTCAGCTTCGAGCCGAGCCACGCATTCCACTCCATCCCCGCCGAGATCCCGTGGAACCTCGGGATCCGCTCCGTCGAGATGTCCAGGATCGAGCCGATCGCCGCCACGTACGCCTCCTCGTCAGAGACGCCCTCCATCCGCATCGCGATCACGTGCCGACCTCCTCGCCGTGCGGGGAGTCCTCGCTGGTCGCCTCCGCTCGCGTCACGCGAAGCGCCTCCTCGCGAGCTGCCGACGGCGGCGGCGCGACCAGCCGCTCAGCGCGACGACGCGCCAGCTCGTACACCTCGCTCACCGGCATCTCGGAGATCCGGCGACCCGACCCGTCGCAGTCACCGCATGTCGAGCGCGACTCCTTGCGTTCGAGCGTGCCGGTGCCTTTGCAGGCCGTGCAGTTCTCCGACACGAGCACAGCCGGTTCGAGTAGCGGCTGGGGCACTATGCAGCCAAGGCTCTCGGACCAGACGGTCCAGGGCCAGACGGTCCAGCGGCCGACTCGACCGCGCCCGACAGGTCCCTCAGCGCGATAGCTCGCTCCCGCCACGCCATCTCGATCGCCGTGTATGCCGCCTCGGCCTGCGCGTACGCGACGCGCTTCAGCTCCAGGTTCTCCTGCGCCTCCGGCTCCTGGATGCCGCCCGCCGTCGCCGCTACGCCGACTTCCGCCGCGGTCTGTTCATCGCGCGCGTCGAGCATCCGCCACAGCAGCTCACAGCGTTTCTCCGCGAGATAGAACGTCCGCTTGTGCGACGAGAGCACCGCCTGCGCCAGCCCGACCGGCCTCTGCGCGGGCGCCTGCATCCCGGCGAACGGCGGCGGCCCCGCGATCTGGAGCCGCCTCGGTAGCTTCCCCGCCGCGGCCCGGTCAGCGAACCAGACACACGCGGTGGCCTCGTCCACGAGCGCGCCGAACAGTGCCTGCAGGTCACCGGCACGCAGCGCTTCTTGCACCGCGACACGGCGAGCGCCGAGCAGGTCCGGCCCCACCTCGCCGGATTCCTCGTCCTGCAGCCGCAACAGCAGCTCCAGTGAAGCGCCGCCCGCCTCTTGCACCTCGCGTGCGAGCGCCGCACCTCGGCGGTAGGTGCAGTTCTCGGCCTTGCAGTACCGGTGGCGGTTGCCCGCGCGCATGAACCAGTTCGGGCATCCGGGGGACTTGCACTTGATCGCTCCCGGCACCTCATGGTCAAAGATCTCCGTCGCCGCCTCCTCCACCGCCATGAAGCGCAGATTAGCGGGCAAGACGACGGATCAGCCTCGCTGACGGAGACGCTGCGTCGCGATGTGAGCCTCGGCATCACCGACGGCATCCGCGCGTGCTTCGCTCGACACGCCCCGCCACTGACAGCTGCAGATCGCCCAGAAGCGCTCGCCCGCGCTCATGCGCACGTCGTGGATCGAGATCTCGTGACCCGTCAGCTCCACCTCTGCGTCGGGCGCCGCGCGTACGAACTCCGGCTCGCCCTCCAGGCGCGCCTCGGCCAGCTCCTCACCGCGGCGGCGTTCACGGGCCGCGATCTGCTCCGGGCTCAGCGATGGCACGAACTCGGCCCAGTACACGCCCTCCAGGTGCTCGAACACCGCCTTCTGACCGCCGGGGTTCGACAGCCGGGCGATCAGCTTGCCGTCTCTCTCCGGGTCGAACATCGACTCCCCGTAGCAGCGGCCGTCGTGCAACAGCCCGCACTGAGCGGGCGCGGCGCTGCCGCCCGCGATCGGCCTGTACCCGTGCAGCATGATGCCGCCCGACCAGTACTCCGCGGCGAAGATTTTCGGCGGGGCCTCCGGCTCCTGCGGCTCCATCAGCAGCGCCCTCTCGTCAGCGCAACGATGGCCGCCGACACGCACGTCGAGCGACACCGCTCCCGCCTGCCCCACCACCGCGAGCGTCAGGATCCAGTTGAAGCTGCCCTGCTGCGCCTCGTCCGTCTCGGCCAGCTCCACCACGCGCCTGAGCGGGATTCCCCTGCCCTCCATCTCGCACCTCCTCGATCGGTTGCGGCGCAGCCTACTCGGCGTCCAGGATGTCGATCCCGTCGCCCATGCTCACGATCGGCTTCTCCGGCTCGGGCTCCGGCGCGAGGGCCTTCTCGACCGTCTCGGTCAGCCGCTCCTTGATCAGGGCCACGTCGGCGTCCAGCTGGTCCTCGTCCAGCTCCGGCGTGTCGTCCGGCTCCTCGTCGCCCGGCTCCTCGTCGCCTTCGTTCGCGACCAGCCCCTTCGACGCAGGCGACAGGTCGATCTTCAGACCTGCGACTTCCTCGGGGAACAGCGCGGGTACGTCGTCCTCCCAGGAGGACATGCCCTTGATGCGCTTGTCCGGCACATACGCGCCCATCATGCCCCGGCCTACGGCGAGCTGCCACACCTCCTCGATCGGCATCCCGTCGTACAGCTCGCCGCGCACAAACGCCTCCGCGATAGAGCCCTCCAGCTGCTCATCGGCACCGGAGGAGTAGTGCCGGTGCGCCTCCAGCGCGCTCGGCATCGAGTCCTTCGACGTGTCGTGCGTGGACTCCCAGCCGCGGCGCAGCCGAGCCATGATCAGCCCGTACATGCTCCACGCCCCGTCCGAGTACCGCTCCGCGTCGGCCCAGTCCGCGACCATCCGGTCATAGCGGTCGACCAGCGCCCGGTCGAGGTAGAGCACCCGGCGGCCGCCCTGCTCCCACGGACGGAGATGCGTTTCACTCTTCCGTTTGGCCTTGTCCTCCTTGGACTCCCACGGGTCATACCTGCCGGTCACGTACGCGCCATCCATGTAGGTGCTCAGTTTCGGCGCCGTCGTCGCTTTCCTGGACCAGCGCGCCCCGTGGAAGTGCAATTCCGGCCCGCGGTGCAGACGCGCCTTCAGCGGGTTCTCAGCGGAGAACTCCAGGAACCCGTTGTCGTCCACGGTCCACAGTTCGATCTGCGCGTCAGCGTCGCCTTTCTGCGTGATCACGCCGATCAGCTGTTCCCCGCGCGGCGCGCTGCGGCTCGTCAGCTGCCGGACCAGCTCGTCGCGCTCCGGGACGGTGATGTGCTCGACAGGGTTCGCCATGCGGTCCCAGTCGGCCCAGCGCTCGCTCTCACGGATCGTGCTCCACTGCTTCCCCCGCGCACCGACCATCAGCCAGCGTTTGTCGCTGCGCTCCGCGCCCTTCGCGCTGAAGCGGATCTCGCGCACGTAGATGTTGCGGTCAGGCTCCTCGGGCAGCACCACCACGTACTCGCCCTGACGGGTGCGCGCGATCAGCAGGTAGGCCGGGTAGGTCCTCGCGAGCGTAGCGACCAGCTTCTCGTCCACCTTGCGCCCGGCGTCCTTCAGGCGCCGCTTGTGCTCGGCGACGATCAGCCGGACCGCCTTCGATTCGTGAGCTTCGCGGCGACCCTTCGCGCGCTCGACCTGCTCGCGCTCCGGCGCGTCACTCCGACTGCGGCCCCGCGGCGTCTTGTGGTCCTCCACGTCGCCCAGGTCATCGAGCGTCAACGGCCGGTGGTAGCGGTTGCCCAGCTTGAACCAGCGGATCAGCTCCGGCACCGCCTTCTCGGTGTCCTCGACCGTCACGCCGTTCTCCCGCGCGAGCACGCCCGCGAGCATCTGCCGGAACGGCGCCTCCGTGGCCTCCTCGGCTTCCTTGGCGGTCATCACCGACCGGATCAGCGGCCACAGCTGCTTGTAGTCGCGGCGGTTGCGGCGGTCGCCGAGGAACCGACGCATCAGTGCCGCGTCGGCGAGATCGTAGGCGATGATGAACTCGTCCTCGGCGTAGACGGTGCAGCTCGCGCGCTGCTTGGCCGGACGTTCACGCCAGCGGTCGTAGACGGTGCCGCGGTCGAACAGGAACTTGTAGCCCGACTCCGCGATCGTCTCCAGCACGTAGGGCTTGGCCGACTTCGGGTTCGGCGCGTTCCAGCCTTTCGGGTGCACGCGCGCGCCCTGTTTGCGGTTCCGTTCGTAGCCTTCTACGTTCGCGTCGCGCCACAGTTCGCCGTCGAACGCGCCGACGATCCGCATCCCGACACGCAGCTGCTTGTTGGTCTCGGCCTGCCACTCCTTGAACGTCTGCTGGCCGGAATCGAGCGCGCCTTCGCCGCCGTCCATCACAAACCGCAGCTTTTCCGGGTGGCGGGCCGCGTCGACCAGCATGTTGATGCCCGCCGGGTGCAGCGGGTCGAAGATCTCGGTCCGGTCGATCAGGCCCTGCAGGATCAGCCCGATGCGCAGGAAGCGACGGCTGATGCCCTCGGTCTGTTCCATCGCCTTCGCGTACTCGCGGGTGTTCGGCCGGATCGGCTCGTCGTCGCCCTGGCGGGTGAAGACCCCGGCGAACTCGTCGGCCTTCGGGATCAGGTGATCGCCCGCATGGAAGTCGACGCTCGTCCTGTACAGACACTCGCCGTTGCGGATGATGAAGTGCGTCAGCTGGTCCTCCGGGTTGCCGGACTTGCTGCGGCGTTCCTCGTTGCGTTCACGCCAGCGCGGCACCACTGCGACCACGCACTTCGTCTCCGGCACGATCTGCGCGACGTGCTTCTCGTCGGCCAGCAGCCACTGGTCGAACTCCTCGACACGATCCGCATCGATACCGCCATCCTCGGCGAAGATCCCCGTCTCCTCGTCCATCGCGAGGACCATCTGCCGGACATAGATCGTCTCCTCCGCGGGCGCCTTCTCGCCCTCCCGGATCGGGACGATCTCCTCACCGCGCCCGAGGTACAGGCCCATCGTCTTCAGGCCCTCCTGCAGGTTCGAGACGAGCTTGTTGATCGGCTCCATCGCGGTGTCGATCGCGCGGCTCGTACGGTGCATCACCTCCTGCATGTGCTGCTCGCGCGCGCGGATCTCCTGACGCAGCTCCTTCTCGACGCGAGCGAGCTGCTTCTGCTTCCCCGCCATCCTCTGCTGCACCCCGCGCAGCGCGGTCTCCGCTGCAGCGACCGACTCCGGCGTGAAGCTCTCAGTGCTCACCGCCAGCGCCTGCGCCTTCTCGGCCTCCTCAGCAGCCAGCTCGCCGATCTCCTCAGCGAGCTGGTCCATCTCCTCGTCGTAGCTAGGCACGGCGCGTCTTCACGATCTTCACGGCCGCGACCGGGACCACGATCGGGTCGCCCTTCGGCGGCGGCACCAGCGTCTTCAGAATTCCCATCTCGCACCTCCATCAATCGGTTGCGAGACGGAGTATAGCGACCGATGGTCGCTGTGTCTAGGACTTGCCGCGTTCGAGCGCGAAGGCGCCGAACGTCGTCCCCGCCGTCTTCCCGTACACCTGCCACTGCGCTTCGCCTTCGCCGTCAGCGTAGATGTTCAGCAGCGTCAGCCAGCCAGCTTCGGCGGCCAGCATCGCCAGTTCGACGTATTCTTTCGTGCAGGTGTTCTGTTCCGTTTCGCTGGCGACGTTGCGGCCGGACGCAGTCCCGGTGTTCGCGAAGCCCATCTCCGTCATGAACCAGTTGTTGTAGCCCCCACCACCGTTGAAGATCACCGATTCGCGGATCGCGATGCCCGCCGCGAAGCCGCCTTGCGTTTCGTGCGTGATTTCAGCAGCGCGGCCGTAGTTGTGCGTGACCCACGCTTTGATTTCGTTGGCGCCCCCGGCCTTCAGCGACGGCTGCGCCGCGAACATGTCGTGGACCCATCCTTCTTCGTTGGGCAGCGTCGAGAACGTCGGGATGTTTTCACCGAGGCTGTTCTTCTTCTGATAGTCGCCGCTGGCCGTGATCAGGAATTCCGCGCCCGTGATGCCTTCGGCTTTGCACTTTTCGATGACCGCCTTCACGATGTTGGCGTAGTCCCCCGCATTGGAGCCATGCGGCCCCTTGCCCTGCGGCTCGTTGATGATCTCGAACAGCGTCACCGACGGGTGGTCTTCGCGGATCCTTTTGATCATGGCCGCGGCCTTTTCGGCGAACGTCGTGGCGTTGACTTCCGAGAGTAGTTTCTGGGCATCGAGCAGGACGATCGGATAGTGGAACCCGGCCGCGAGCGTCGTCCCGATTTCCGCCGACAGTTCCGCCGGGCTCTCTTCGCCCGCTTCGGCGAGATTCGTCTCGGTGAAGAGACCCCTCTGCACGTAGCAGTGTTTGGGCACCCAGAACGACGAGTGGTTCTGGCTGTTCTGCACGCCGAAGATCAGCGCCTTGCTCGTCCCCGGCGTTTTGCCGCGCGCGTACATCTTCGCTGGGCCTTCCGCTTTCGCCGCACCCCACGAATTGCTCCACATCGTCCCGGATCCGATCCGTACGTTCGAGCCGGTCCCGCCAGCAATGTTGAAGTGCAACGGCGCGCCGAGGGAGAGAACGACGAGATGGTAAACACCGCCCGCTATGACTGGACACCTCAGCCCTGCCGCCGTCAGTTTCACGTTCGTGCCCGGCGCGCCCAGGAACGCCCTAGCGAACGTCATCGCAGCCACTGGTTTCGCCGCTGTCGGGGTTTCCTGCCCCTGAACGCCGAGCAGGACTTCCGTGACCCCCGTGTTCGCGGTCCCGTTCGTCTCCAGCACGATTTCTTCGATGACGCCCGTCGCCGATGCCGTGAACTGGAACGCTTCGGGTTTGTTCGTGGTCGTCGCGTGCGCCGTCGTCTGCGTCGCTTCTGACCCGAGCAGGGTCGCGATGGCACCTTCACCGCCTGTGCGCTTGCGGCTAACGGCGAGCGCCCTCCTCGCCGTCGCGATCACGTCAGGTCACCCGACGCGACCCATTCGTCAGTCGCTTCCTTGCGCAGCCCGCCGCTCGACCATTGCGTCCTCGTCGTCAGGCTGCTCGGCGTCCTGATCGTGACGCCCGCCGCGGCGACCAGTTCGCCCTGGCCCGCGCCCTTCTGGACGAACTCGATCACCGTGCCGACCGGGAACGCCACCGTCGCGTTCGTCGGGACCGTCAGTTTGATCGCGGTCGCTTTGTTCAGCACGATGACCTTCCCGGCATCGGTCAGGATCAGCGTGTAATCCGCGGTCTGTTCGTTGCGGGTGACCGTCGTGCCTTCCGGTCCGGTCGCTCCTGTCGTGCCGGTCGTCCCGACGGGGCCGGTCGCGCCCTGCGCGCCGACACCGGTCGCTCCCGCGGTGCCTGCCGTGCCCGTCGCCCCAGTGACGCCGGTCGCTCCCTTTTCGGCGAGAGGTTCGTAGAACGTGGCGTTCGGCGGCGCGACGTTTTCTCCCGTCGTCATCGCTTTGATGACCCGATACCACGAGCCTGCGTTGGTCACGGTGTCGTTCACGGCGTAGGCCGTCGCCGCTTTGTACGCGCCCTTGCCCGTCGCGCCAACAGCGCCCGTCGCGCCGGTCGTGCCCGTCGCGCCGGTCGTGCCCGTCGCGCCGTTTGCGCCGGTCGCGCCGACGATGCCGTTCACACCGGTCGCGCCGGTCGTGCCTGCCCCGGTCGCGCCCGCAGGACCCGTCGGGCCGACCGCTCCGGTCGCTCCCTGCGACGCCGCGGAGCCCGGTATGCCGGTCGCTCCCTGCGTGCCCGTCGCGCCAGCAGGCCCTCCGGGGCCGGTGGCGCCCTGCGGCCCCTGTGTGCCGGTAGCACCGGATCCGGTAGCGCCCGTGGCGCCAGCCGGGCCAGCAGAGCCAGTAGCCCCGATGCCTGCCGATCCCGTGGCCCCGGCCGTACCGCCGACGCCCGTCGCGCCTTGCGCGCCCGTCGCGCCAGACGGTCCGGTCGCGCCGGTCGCGCTCGTCGGCGTGAACGTGCCCCACGTCGAGTTGCCGGTGTCGACGACGATCGGTGACGAGGGCTGGGTGATCCACTGGTCGTGTTCGTGGGAGGTGCCGTGCAGGACCTTGATCACTCGCGCGCCGACCGAAGCGCCCGTCGCGAAGTCCGAGGGGCGAGTCCAAGCGCCAGCAGCCGCGACCCACGGCCCGTTCTGCGCTTTCGTCGACTGGCCGGTGAGCAGCACCACGTCCCCGGCGAGCAGCGTGTAGCCGTCGACCGTCTGCAGCCCCGACAGCGACGCGATGTTCGCAGTCGCTACCGCCGCCGCGGGACTCAGCTCCGTGACTTCGAGCGCTCGCCGAGCCGCGCCCTTCGACGGCACATCCGTCAGGTTGCTCGCTGCGACGAGCCGCGCGGCCTCTTCGCCCGTGGCGCGAGCTTGCTCAGCCGCGACCGCCGTGCTCGGCGGGACCGTGTACACCTACGTCACCGGCACGCCGATGATCGCGACGCTCACCGCCGCCGCGCTGTTCGTGACGACGTACAGTTTCGTGGTCGCCGCGCACGTGCCGCTCCACGACGCGCCCGGCGCCAGTGGATACCCCGACCCGAACGCGCCGCCCGTCGAGTCGACCAGTTCGACCGTCGCCGTCGCGTGCGTGTTCAGGATCGTGAATTCGTTGGTCCCGGTGATCGATTCGCCTTCGGGCGGGATCACCGGCTTCGCCGATTCCCCCGTTTTGATCGAGACGCGCTTGACCACGCCCCGAAGGCTAAGACCGGTCTCCTATCGTCACGATCACCGGTTGCGCTTGCGGCTCTGACGCTGCTGCTTGCGCGCCAGCCTGCGGGCCTTCTCCTGCTTCTTGCGGCCGTTGATCGCCGCGAGCTGCTGACGCGCGATCTCCTCGATCCGTTTCGCGCGAGCGCGCTCCGCGTCTCGCAGCGCCTCGACCCGGCGCAGCTCCTCCTCGTCCGGTGCCGCCATCAGTCCTCGCCGAATGGCCGGTAGTCGCCGCCGTCGCTCTGCTCCCAATCCTGGCTGTACGTGCCCTCCCACGGACGCTGCGAATCCTGCCGCACGGGATCGCCATCCCAGTCAGAGAGGTTCGGGGTCGGATCGGGCGCCGCGACCTCCGTCTCGCGCCCGACGCTCACCATCACCGCCTTCTCCATCAGTCGCTGTTCGAGCACCCGCGTCGCCACGCAGTCGTAGACCTCGGCCTGCAGGAAGTCTTCAGGCCCCGTCTCCCGGTAGCCGTAGTACTCACGGCCGATCTGGTCGGTCTTGCGCTCCTTGACGATATTGCGGAGATGTTCCTGGTAGGTCTTGCCCTCCATCCCCTTCGGGAGCACGTCGTCCATCGGCAGCAGGTTGTGCTGGCGGCGGAACAGGTCCAGCGTCAGCGTGATCCACTCCGCGCGCTTCACCACCACGAGCAGGTCCGTCGTGTTGGGCTTCGGGATCTTGATGTCCTCGCGCGCCCGGTAGTCGGTGTTGTAGGCGACCATGTACGCGCGGCCCGGATGCGCAGCGCAGAACGCCTTCGAGAACATGCCGTCAGGCAGATGGTCGATCACCGCCATGTGCACCTTGTAGTCGCGCATCAGCTGCGCGAGCCTGCGAAGCGCCGATTCATCCGGCTGCTCAGGGTTGGCCGTCGGGATCGAGTCGACCAGCCCGACCCACAGCACCCGCTTTTCCTGGCGGTTCAGGTGCTCGCTGATCCTGACGTGCAGCCCGCGCGTCGTCGACACGTCGATGCCCATCGTGACCCAGTTGAAACCGACGTAGCTCTCAGCCAGCCGGATGCCCTGCCGACGGCAGCTCTCGATCGCCATCCCCGACAGCCGCGACTCCGGCGTCTCGAACGGCTCCGCGAGATCACGATTGAAGTGCGCTCGTTTCTCGGCCTCCTTGTCGCTCATCCTGCCCTTCACCACCTCGTTCAGGTTCGCGCTCGGGACGATCAAACGCGGGATATGGAACCCTATCCGCGTCCGGTCGGGGAACTCCGCGACCCACTCGCCGCGCTTCACGTCCAGCTCGCGGCCGCACTGCAAGCAGACGCGTTCGACGTGATATTCCATCGAGCCGGGCGCCAGCTCGTCGTAGCGGATGTTCGCCCAGCTCACCGTCTGCCAGTGCCCGCAGATCTCGCAGTGCACGTGCCAGCGGCGCATGTCGGTCGTGCGGTACTCCTGGTCGATGCCGTAGTTGTCGAGAGTCGGCACGCCGACGTAGCGGATCATCGGGTTTTCCGCGGCGCCGACACGACGCAGCACCACGGGGATGTTGATCTGCGCCAGCTCGTCGTACTCGTCGAGCACGAGCGCGTTCGCGGGCACCGAGTCCAGTTCGCTCACCGAGCGCGAGCCGACGAAGTAGATGTAGCCGTCGCCGACCTTCTTCAGTCCCTTGTTGTCAGGGTCGTCGAAGGCCATCTTTTCCCGCAGGTATTCGCTGTTCCTGATGACCGGTTTGACGCGCTGGTCGGAGAACTTGTACACGGTGTCGAGCGTCGGGAAGACGTACATCACCGTGCCCGCCATCTCTCCCGCGACCCACAGCGCCCAGCGAAGCGCGAGCGTCGACAGGCCCACCTGCGTGCCCTTCTCGTAGACCGCGTTTGGCACCTTGCCGGAGACCTCGTAGATCTCGCTCAGGTAGGGGAACCGGCGGAAGTCGAGCGTGCCGGTCTGCGCCTCGCGGATCTGCACCGCCCACGGCTTGAACGGCATCTTCGCGTGGACCTCTTGCTTCTTGCGCGCCCGTTCCCGCCGCGCGCTGGTCTCCGTCAGACGCGGCTGCCGGGTTCCTCGCCTCAGCCCTAGACCCGACACACACTCACCGTAGCGGTGGTGTCCACTCGCCCCAGTGTTCGAGCGCGCGACACCACGCGCGATGCTCCTCGCGCAGCCACTGCTTTATGGCGACGATGTGCCAATCGATCGCCGCGAACACGACGCCCGCGATCGTGCCCGCCACGATGTCCCAGCCCATCAGGCTCAGCATCCGAAGAAGTCCCGCGCGTGCATGTAGCCGCAGCCCGCGCGACGCGCGGCCTCCAGGTCGGTCTCCATGTCGCCGATGAACAGCGTGTCCTCCGGCAGCGCGTTGAAGTCGTGCATCGCCTGCAGCAGCATCCCCGGCCCCGGCTTGCGCCACTCGTCCAGCTCCGGGACCCAATACCGGCTGTCCACCGCACGCGAGCTGGACATCCCGAACGACACGTACGCCACCGGCTGCGCATCGGCGACCGTCTTCATCGGCCACGGCGTGCCGAAGTAGTCGATCCCGAGCAGCGGGCGCGTCTTGATCACGTCGGTGATCGCCCACGTCCAGCCGAGCGCTTCACGGACCCGGCGGATCTTCTCCGCGACCTGCTGTTCGCTCTGGTAGCCGAGCGCGACACCGCCCTGATTCGTCACCAGCACCATCGGGCACGCGATGCTCGCGCGCCTCGCGTGCTCCCTGGTCTCGACCAGCACCCCTCGGCGATGCTCCAGCAGCTCGACGAGATCGAAGTCCGCTAGCGGCGCGCCCTCCCGCAGGAACGATCTCACGAGGGTTCCGTCGATGTCGAAAGCGTGGAGCATCAGCCGACGGTCGAGTAGTACGCCTTGCCGACGCAGCCGCTCTCGTTCAGCTGCTCCACGACCCCCGCCTCGCCGAGCAGCCTATCGAGCAGCTGCCGCGTCAGGTTGTGCGGGTGGCCGATGTTCGTGCCGGTGTCGACCCACTCGAAGATGCGGATCCGGCTGGCGTGCTTCTGCGCGGTCCTGATCACAGCGCTCGGCTCCCGGACATGCTGAAGCACGTTGTAGATCCACACCTCATCGAAGCGGCCGCCAGCGTCGTAGTCCTCAGCGGGCTTCTGGGACCACTTGATGCCCTTCAGCTTGTAGCGCTCACGGACCCACTCCGGGTAGGCGCCGGGGTCGACGACGACGTGCCGACGGTCACCACGGCCACGGGACTTCAGCAGCAGCGAGACCGGGCCGCCGCCGAGATCGAGCACGCTCGTACCGTCCAGGTCGAAGACCGGCCAGCGGCCGCCGTCAGCGAGCGCTTCCAGTCCCATCCGGTGCGCGTAGACGAGCTGCTTCTGCTCCTCGTGGAACGTGTTCGTGCAGTCCCCCCACCAGCTCGCCTCCCAGCCCTGCGCGTCGCTCCACTCACTCATGCCCGCGGCTTCCTCAGCGTCGGCTGCAACGTCGCGCCCTTCTGCGGCCCGTACGGCACACCGCGCGCCATCGCGTCCTCGATGTCCTTCGGCAGCTCCTCGGGTCGGTAGCCAGCCATGAAGCGGATCCCGCCGTCGCTGTCGGAGACGCCGATCACGTCGATGTAGTCCTCGCCCCGCGACGCGTACAGCAGCAGCGTGCCCGGCCGGTCCCGGCGCCCCATCGTGCCCGCGAGCGGGAGCCCCTGCAGCTCCTCCGGCGGCACGCTGATACGGACCGTCGGGTTCTCCATCTGTTCGAGCAGCTGCCGCATCCGGTCGCGGCGACGGACCAGCACCACGCACAGGACCGCCAGTATCGCGATGATCACGATCGACACCGCGGCGCCCATCAGTCCTCCTCGCCGCGCGCATCGCCGACCGCGATCGACACGCGCTCCCCGAACTCACGGATCGCTGTCTCCATCGTGTCAGCCGTCGTGACCGCGAACTTTTCCACGGCCGTCTCCAGCGTCTCCTGGCGCCAGAGCAAGAACAGGACCGTCAGCCACGGCCCGTACTTCACGAGCAGCCGCTTCATCGCGGCGCGTCGTCGCCGAGATCATCGAGCGGGTCGACGCCCGCCGGAACCGGCGCCGCCGCCGCGACCGTGCCCTGCACGATCCGCATCGCCCACTTCGTCGGCAGCTCCCCCTCGGGGAACGCCACGTCCCACGCGCCACTCCACGAGCGGATCGCTACGTCGTGAGCCTCGATCGCGTTGTCGCCCTCCACGCCCAGCTCGATCGCGACCATCCCGCGCTCATCGTCCAGCCTGACGGTGTAGCCGCCGTCGGGCGCCGCCTCGCGAAGCGCGTCATCCAGTCTTTCCGCAGCGATCTCCGGGTCACCCGGAGCGTTCGCCTCAATGCTCGCTGTGTACTGCTCCATCCCGCACCTCCCGCTCGATCCGATCCGCCTCGTCAGCGTCACAGACTGCCGCATGGACCAGACGGTCCTCGGAGTCATAGACGGCATACGCGAGGCAGGGCACCCCGTCGCTCTGCCTGACGATCTGCTCTCCCCGAACTGACAACGCTCCGCTCACATGCATCTGCTCCTCCAGTCCCGGCGGTCGGCGCTAGCCGAACCGCGCGTCCGCTACAGCCTTGGAGACGGCTGCGAGCCGTCCATGCCAGAAGTGATAGTCCGAGCGGGCGCGCCTGAACGCGAAGACCCTGGCGGGCACGAGCTTCTGCCACCAGCGTTCGTGATCGAAGGACTTCAGCAGCTGCTCAGCACGCTCGCGCTCCTGCACGAGGACGCCGACGCCGAGATTGAACTGGCGCTTGGACTCCTCGTTCATCAGGTCCAGCGTGTGCTTGTCGAAGCCCGCCTTGACCAGCTCCGGCGGGATCCCGAGATCGCGATTCTTGATCGCTCGTCTCGTACCCGGTCCACGCTGGCGCCTACCCACAGCGGAAGATCATACGACGGTCGCCGTGAAGTGGATCTCCGGGTTGGGCGGCTCGCTCACCGACACGTGGATCTTGTCGCCTTCGACCCTGACCCAATGCACCCGTTTGCCGAGACGCGTCAGCACCGCCGTGACCGTCTCGACGATCTCCTCCTCGGTCTGCGGCCCCAGCGCCGCCCGTTCCATCTCGCGCCCCAGCTGAAGCGCGATCGCCTGCACGCGCCCATCGACCGTCAGCTTGAACGTCAGCGTGCCGGAGCGCGTCTTCATCCCGTAGCCGACAAGCCCGCGTTTGCGCAGGCCGTTCAGCGGCGCGATGACGCGCTGCGCTGCGCCCATCGAGCGGATACAGCCACCGCCCGTGCGGTGCTTCGGGATGCTCGCCTTCACGCCGCCTCGCGCGAAGCCGCACGACTCGCCGATCCGATTGCCGATCAGTTCGCCGTGCTGCAGCAGCACCAGCAGCACCTCCTCCTGCAGATCAGACAGCGGGCGCTCAGGCATCGGCGACCACGTAGCCCTCGACCGTGTGCAGTTCCGCGCCGCTCGTCGTCAGCTTGGCCCGCACCTCGCGCTCCACATCCTGCTGCTCGTCCCTCGCGTCTACGTATTCGTCGTCGTCGTAGAGATCGACCTCGATCGACACGACGCACTGGACCGTCGCCCTGCGGCTCACGCGGGCGCCAGCCTGTCGCCCGTGATGAACGAGCCGTCCTCGGCATACATCGCGCTCCCGTCCTCCCAGCTGATGTGCATCGCGTCGCCCGTCCGGCTCATCGACACCTCGACTTCGCCGTACTCGCCCGCCAGCTCCATCGCGATCTGCTCCTGCTCACGACTCCGGGGAATGAACTGTGAACCCATCTCGACACCTCCATCTCGGTTGCACAGCCATCATAGCGACCATCGGTCGCAGCTGTCAAGCAGCGCGCCAGCTGCGTTCCCGTTCCCGCACCTTGCGCTTCATGCGGTTGATCCTGGCCTTCGCGATCTCCTCAGCTTCGAGCCGTGACCGGTCCGGTTTGCCCTCCCGGACCTGCTCCGTGCGGACGGCCAACGTCAGCCTGTCGAGCAGGTAGAACAGCATCGGCTTCGACGACTTCGACCGGTTGCAGCGTTCGCACGCGCCGATCAGGTTGACCCACCGCTCACGGTCGAAGCGGCCCTCCGACTTCGGCTGGATGTGGTCGACGGTGCCCGACAGCGGCGCGCCGCAGTAGCTGCATGGGTCGTACCGCAGGATCCGCCTCCACGCGTTCGAGTGCGACTCGCCGTCCTCGCGCAGCGGCGCGCCGAGCGGGAAGTTCGCCCCGAACGGGTTCCCCGGCTGGTCCTGCAGCCACACCTCCAGCAGCGAGCCCGGCAGCGGCTGTTCGCTGTCAGCCATCCGCTCGCGCACAGCATCGCGCTCCCGTTTGCGGGAGTAGCGGCGGTCGAGATCCCGGCGTTCGTCTTCGCGCTCACGCGCGCGCTGGACGCCCTGCTCGCGGCCAAGGCACTCCCGGCAAGGGACCGACGTGACTATGCCGTGCGTCGGACAGGTGCGGAGCGACATCTCAAAGCCGATCCGCCCAGCCGATCGCGGCCGCGGCAGCACGCCGCAGCGCGTCGCGCAGCAGCGCACGCTCGCCTTTGCTCTGAGCCTTCACGACCGCCTTCACGGCGTCACCGAAGATCGCGGGACCCTGCGGACCCTTCTCCCGCAGCGCCTCGACCTGCGCAGGGGTCAGCGGGCGAGCGTGCCCGACCAGCACCTCCTGCAGCTTCGCGCGCTGCGCCGTCTCCGACGCGGCCTTGCGCTCCGCGGCCTCCGCGCGCGCGACCGCAGCACGGCGCTCACGGGCAGCCGTCGCCGCGACGCGCTCAGCGTCGGTCTTCGCGGCAGTCGCCTCCGCGACCTTGCCACGAGCCTGCTCGACTTCGGTAGCGGCACGCTTCAGCTCGTCACGGTCGACCAGCTCGACGACGGCCTCCAGCTCCGAGACCCGAGCGTCGGCGTCGACCAGCGCAGCCAGAAGCTCGCCCTCGCGCTCCTGCGCAGCGGACGCATCCACCGCCCGGCCGTTGATCTCAGCCATCAGCTTCATCGCGAGCGCGTCCCCGTCACGCGAACGGGCAGCTTCGGCGTCGTCGAGCGCCGAGCGCAGCGCAGCGGCCGCGCTCTCAGCGACGCTCAGGCGGCCCTGGAGCTGCTTGACGGTACGGGTGGCAGCCTCAGCACGGCTCTTGGCGTCACGGAGCTTCCCACGCGCCTCTCGCAGGGATTCCACGGTCTTCGCCAGCCTGCCTTCGGCGCGCTCGGCCTGACGCAGCAGCCGCTTGTCCGTCGGGGCAGCCACGACCACACGCTCGACCTTGACCTTCGTCGTCTGCGCCTGCGCGCGAGCGACCTGCTCCACGCTCAGCCGGTTGTCAGCGTGACGCTCGACCACGACCGTGTGCACGCGCTCGCGCACGTCACGGATCGGCGCGTGCGCACCCGCAGCACGACGCTTCGACGGACCCGGCCGGTTCGCGGGCAGGCCCAGCGCCGCACGCGCCCCGGTGATCGAGCCGTAGATTTTCTTGATCGTGTTCAGCGACGGCCACGCGGTCCCACCGCGGAGCGAGTTGCCCTTGTAGTAGCGGTCGACGAGATCCTGACGGTCGGCCCACTTCGCCGAAGAAGTCGAGAACGCGGCCGCAGTCCACTCAGGGCCATACAGCTCCGTGTAGTCGCGAAGCGCCTGCTCTACAGCCGAGGGAGTCCACACCTTCTGACCTCCCGCGACCTTGATAGCCGAGGGAGTCATCAGATGTCTCCCTGGTCTAGGTCCCGGTCGCCTGCGGCTCGTCGTGACCGAAGCCGCTGATCCTGACGCGCACGTGCACCGAGGCAGCCTTCGCTGCTTCTGGCGTCCACGGCTTCCCGTTCAGGGTCAATGAGAGTCTGCTGATCATCGGCTCGACGAGCCTACACAGGCCAGCCGACGGAATCAAGGCGTGCAGCCTCGACCTCCGCGTGGCAGTTGGCGCAGAGCAGGTCGCACATCGTCACACAGGGCCGCGAGAACGTCGCGCGCGAGGGCACCACGGTGCTCATTTGATGCGGGCGAGGAGACTCGAACTCCCATCGATCCGATTAAAAGTCGGAGGCATTGGCCTGTTTATGCTATGCCCGCGAGTGCGAAGCCGCGATGCTGCGGGGCGGTTTTCGGACTCGCGGGAACATTGCGGGGAGTGTAGCTGCGGCGAACTCCTCGCGCCACCGTGCGTTCTCGGCGTCGGTGTACTTCGAGACGCAGCGCGTCGTCACGTACCCGCGCAGGCCCGGCGGGTGATACATCGCGCGCTGGAACAGCCGAGGCAGCCTCGGACGGCGCTGCTGCCAATACATGCGTTCGGCCGCGGGCGCGTGCATCACTCGCCCAGCGCCAAGATCGTGTGCCCGAAGGATTCGCCTTCCGCGATCGGCACGATGACCGTCTTGCACGCCTCCGAGTAGCCCTTGATCGGGTTCGCGTGCAACGCCTCCGCGCCCGCGACCGCGCTCTCCCGGTCCGTCCAGCCCGCGCCCGCCGCCTCACCGAACCAGCGCGTCGGACGCGTGCGCTCTTTCACTTCCACCACGTAGTGCGTGACCGGCACTCAGTCCACCAGCCGTGTCAGCAGCAGCCGTGTCAGCTGGCGCCGGAGCATCCAGTGCAACAGCCGCTTGCGGAACGCCGTCAACTCGGCGTCGCTCATCGTGTAGTCGATCACGAGATTGCGCTCCACGGCCATGCGTCGAGTCTACCCCGGAAGCAGAAACGGCCGCCCCGAAGGACGGCCGCTCCAACCCCCAGAAGGCTGCGTCAGGCGCTGGCGGTTGCTTCGCCGAGCTGCGTGACGTGCGCGTCCAGTTCGGTCGTGCCCGATTTGAGCGACCCGTCCACTTCGTCCGTGAGCGTGGAGAGCGTCTGGGCCTCTTCGTCCGACAGAGCCGACGTGGCCTGTTTTTCGAGGAGGGCCTTCAGTTCGGCGAATTTCGTCGCCGCGCTGGCGACGGCTTCGCCGCCTTTGACGACGGCTTCGTTGTCGGCCTTCACGTCGGCCGCCAGCCCGTCGATCTTTTCCTGCAGTGCCGTTCCGGCTGCATCCATCTCGCGATCCTCCTGTGTTATGAGCCTGTGCAGAGCGCGCAGCTCCCGAAGGATCGCGCGCTCGCCCGGTGAGAAGTGCTCCTCTTTGTGCTCAATTGCCATAGCCCGAGCAGCCTACCTCAGACACCTACGGGCAAAGTAAACGAGTCGGTCACCGCCGAAGGCTGCCCCGGCTTCACCGCCACGTACTCGCCCTTGATCGCGTTGGCCGTCACCGCGAGACGCAGGAACCCCCACGCCCCAGCGTTGAACGCCTCCAGCGTCACGCCCGGCACGATCTGCTGCCCGACTACCGCACCGGACGCCATCGCGTGCCGGTTGTGGTAGCCCGACGCGCCGCAGACGATGTACGGGACCTCACGTCCACCGGCAACCTTGCGCGTGAAGCGCTGGAAGTTGTGGACGTGGCCGCTGACGATCAGGTCCGGCCAACGGCCGACCTTCGCAGACGCAGCGTCGAGCATGTTCAGCATCTTCAGCGAGCCGCCGTGATGACCATCCGCTGACAGCGGCGGGTGATGCAGCGACACGATCAGCGGCTTGCCCTTCGGCGCCGCCGCCAGTTCCTGCTCCAGCCACGCCACCTGCTCCGCCTCGACACTGCCGCCCGACGGGACATTCGTGTACAGCGCGATCACCGTCATCACTTCGTCGGCGAGGGTCCAGTAGCAGTACGGCTGCGTCACCGTGTCGCGGTGATACTCCTCGACCTCCGGCAGCAGCTGAGCCGTCGGAGAGCAGAAATAGCGCATAAACGACGCGAGCTGATCGCCGCCCTCACCGTCGTGGTTGCCGGGGTTGCCGAGCAGCGTCCGCAGGTATTCGGCGTACGGCTCGAACAGCTGCGGCACCGCTTCCTTCTGCAGCCCTTCGTAGTAGATGATGTCGCCTACGTGCCACGCGAACGCCACGTCCGGGTGAGCCTGCAGATCCGCCACCATCGCTGCGACGACCGCCTTCTGCGGGTTCGGGTCGCCGATGCCGCCCGAGTCGCCGATCAGGTGGAAGACCCGTTCGCCGTTCTTGGCGGCCGGGATCCCCAGATCGACGCCCGCGCGGACCAGCGAGCCCGAAGGCCGCGGCGGCAACGCCTGCACCGCGACCTTCGATTCCTCGGCGTGCGACAGGACCTGCGCGGCGGTCCTGCGCTCGATCCCGACCCTCATGCTTTGACCGAGTGCGGGATCGTGCGGATGTCCGACACGAGCCGCGGGTTGGTCAGGTAGGTCCACGGCATGAAGAAGCAGCCTTCGCCGTCGACTCCCCATTTCGTGCCGTCGGTCTTCAGCGACCCCCAGCTGTTCGCGCACAGCGCGTACGGGAGCATGTCGGGCAGGTAGCCGATCACGACGAACTGGTGGCCGCCGATGATCTGCTCGTCACGGCCCGGCACCGGCACGATGCCGGTGTTCGCGACCTCGCTGCTCTCGAACGATTCGTAGAGCGAAGCGCCGAGCGAGACCATCTGCTTGTTCGACAGCACCGCCTTCATCTGGTCTTCCGTCTGCGGCACGACCTTGTACGGCGACTTGAGCTTCACGAACTTCGACGGGTCGAGCTTCGAGTCGTGCTCCGGGTCGGTGAAGAACCGCGGGTCGGAGGTGTCGTCGGTGTAGCCGCCGAATTCCTTTTCGGTCGGCGTGCCGAACTGTTTGTTGGCCTTGAAGCCGTCCCGGCCGTACGCGCCCGTGTCGCTGTGCGGGTCCTGACCCTCCAGCACACGCTCCTGCGTGTAGAGCGCGTTGCGGGCGATGTCCAGCAGTTCCTCGCCCCTGACCACGCGGTCGTATTCGATCACGCGCTTGTCGGCGTGCGCGGTGCACGAGCCGATCTGCAGCTGGTCGTAGATCGACGGCATCTCGGCGCGCGGATCGACGAGCGTCAGGACCTTGATCCCCGACGCGTCAGCTTGATGATCACGGTGATCCGGCGGGGAAGGATGCCAGCCCATCCCGCGCTTGCCGTGGCCTGGAATCTCGATCGTGTGAGGCATCAGCCCTCCCGGTAGTAGTTAGCCGGGCGAGTCTACGCCGGGCCGCGGATCTCCTTGATGCGTTCCACCGGGACCTCCGTGCCGTCGGCGAACCTCACGATCAGGTTACTCCCACCCTCGCGTTCACCGAGCATCGGTTTATGAGTATTCGCTACTCCAACCACACGGCCCGTGATCACTCGGCCAGAGGCACCTTCCACCTCGATCTCGAAGTCCTGGCCGGTCGCGGCGAGCACCCGGCGGACCTTTTCGATGCACGCCATCTGCGACGTGCTCGGCCGCGCCATCAGCCGCTGGTGAGAGTCCAGCCGTCCGGGGTCTGCACACGCCCGTGCGCGCCCGCGGGGACCAGCCGGATCGAGGTGGTGCCCTCCAGCCCAGAGTGAAGGACCCTGCGCGCCATCGTCTCCACCTGCGACGAGCCGACATGCAGCTCGCCCGAGACCCACCCGCGCTCCAGCATCAGATCCCGGACGAACTCCGGTGTCAGCTGCTCAGCGGTGTAGAGATGCAGGTCGGAGCGCTCCGGCGGCGCCACGCCACCAGACGCAGCGTTCAGCCCGCGAAGCGCCTTATCGAGCTGCTGCGACAGCGCCGACGGCGTAGGCGCCCTCGCGCCTGCCTGCGCGGCTGCCTGCGCGTCGAGGCTCGTCGACAGGATCAGCGCCGCGTGCAGCGCGTCCTTCGCGTCCGCGATGTAGATCAACGGCACCGCGACTGTGCGCTCAGCCGAACGGTGCGGCGGCGGGTCAGGGTTGACGCCCGAGCCGGGCGCGGGCGGCAGACCGTGGCCCTCAGCGATCCCGCTCATCGATCCCTCGCCGCCTTCGCGGCATCCATGCTCGCGGGGGGACCACCCTGCTGCCCCAGCCGCCTGCGCATCTCGGCGACCGTCGCGTCGACGTGCGCCTTGATCTGATCCCCGACACCGCACAGCTCGACGAACACCGGCATCGGCAGCGAGACCGTCACCGGGTCGTGCTGACCGCGCTCGGTCTTGAAGAAGAACTCGATCGTGACCGTCCCGCCGGGGTCGTACGACGGCTGGAAGTCGTTCGCGTAGAACGCCCGTCCAGGAATCCGCGGCAGCTCAGGCGGTGGCGCCTCGCCCTCACCACTCTTGCCGGAGCGAAGCGCTCCCAGGTCTGGGATCCCCGTGTCGCCGATCGTCTCTGCGTGTCCCGCCGCCGCCATGCACCCTCCAGTCGCCGTTTCGCCGCAGAGTGCCACTCGCCCCGGACAGACGAACGGCCCGCCATCCGTGGCAGGCCGCTCGGTTCCCAGCTGTGGAGAATCCACTCTAGCCGTCGCGTGCCTTCCTCGCCCGGACAACCGCCTCGATCGTGCCGCGCACCTTCGCGGCAAGCCGATCGTCAGCGACGGCGAAGTCGATCGCGTCGAGCACTTCCGCGGCCTCCGGCTCCGCGGCGAGCACAGGAGGGATGCTCGCGTACAGCCGAGCGGTCTCCGCATTCAGCGCGAGGTACGCCCTGCCACTGAAGAAGAACATGCCGTCGTGCCCGTAGACCGCGATCGGTATCGACGAGCCAGCGGGCAGCGCCTCCACTTCGACAGGCGCGTGCACAGGGCCGAGGTGCACCCGGCTGGCGATCATCTCCCGGCTCTTGTTCTTGCCGATGCCGACCGCGCGGATCAGCGGCTCGCCGTCCCGGTCCAGGTAGACCTTCCAGCCGTTGAAGTCGAACAGGTGCTCCATCAGTTCGGCACCTTCGTCTTCCCGGCAGGCCACTCCCGGAACCGGTCCTCAGCAGCAGCGACGCCCCGCAGATGCCGCTCGGTGGCGCCGTAGTTCATCGCGATCTCACCGTAGCGGTGGATGGTGTCGACTGCGCACAGGTCCTGCCCGCGCAGGAGGAACAGCGGCTCGTCCGGCGGGAACGTCAGCCGGTGCGCCTCGTCACCTTCCGCTGCCTTCGCGTCGAACTCCTCGACCAGCGCCTCGCCCGTGCCCTGCTTGCCCGTGCCCTGCTTGCTGTCGCCAGCTTTCCAGCCGCGGATCCCAGCGACCAGCACCAGCGCGTGCACATCCTGCATCGTGAACAGCCTCTCGTACTCCATTTACGCCTCCTCTCGCCGCGCCGGAGCGCAGCTGCCGTGGCTGTAGTTGCCGTCCAGCTCGTCCGGCTGCGGACCGTAGCTCACACGCTCACACCAGTCGCAGCGCCAGCCATGCTTCACCCGCCGCGTCTCACGGCCGTTCGAGTCCTCGCCGATCGTCACATGCGACTCGAACCATGACAGGCGGCCCCCGCACGCGAACGGGAGCGGGCCAAGCGTAAAGTTCCACCAGTCGCTGTCCCTATCCTCCGGCAGAAGCACGCTCGGACGCTCACCACAGAAGTGCACCTCCGGCCCCTCACGACGGAACGTGCCCGGCACGAACGGCCGCCGCAGGTACGGCTCGCCGCGCAGCCAGTCCAACGCTAGCCCGATCTCGATCACGCGATTGAACGGGCTGCCCCACAGGGTGCTCCCCTGCGGCCACAGCGACAGCGCACGCTCGACCCCGTTCGCGGACGGCAGGTCGTACATCCCGCGCATCGTCGCGGCGCGCGTCTGCACCACCACGAACCCACGCAGCCCCTCCGGCACCCGCTCGTGCAGGGCCTGCGCGCCGATCGTCTCATCGACGTTCTCGCGGTCCCAGTGCGTCTCGTCCATCCAGCCCGGAGAGTCATCCCCCGGACGCTCCCGCCAGCAGCGCCACTGCGCGCCATCGGGCGAGACCAGCGCACGAGTGTCCTCGTAGTCGATCGGCACACCGTCGCTCGTCGGCACCATCGACATCAGCCAGTCGTGGATCCAGCCACCCTCGCCCTTGGCCTCACGCTCCGCGCGCGCACGGATTTCCGCTTCGATCTCGCCGAACAGGTCGTGCCCCTCCGAGATCGCCCACCGGTCCAGCGGAGGAGAGTCGACCAGCCGCCAGCCGTCAACCTCGCGCAGGATCGTGGTCGCCGTCGGCTCCCAGTCGATCTGCAGCTCAGCGCTCTCCATCTCAGTTCCTGGCCGCCAGCTCGGCCACGTACTTCTCGTGGCCCTCGCGAGCTTCCCGGATCATCTCCGGGTTGGCCGTCGTGTAGATGCACTCCTGCACCCGACCTTCCTTTTCGATCATCGCGCAGCACACGACCACCCCGTTGCCTTCCTCGTCCAGTTTCTCCTGCATCCAGTCAGGGCCGAGCCACGTGTCGTTCTCGTTCGTGCCATAGGGGCCGCGTACCAGCGACCGCCGAGTGTGCCCGTCAACCGGCTCATCCATCTCGCACCTCCTGATTCGTGTTCACCCGAGTCTGCCCATCGATCACGAACCGCGCAGGCCCCGGAGGACCATGCCCAGTCGCGCCCAGCTGCGACGAGCCGGGCCGCCCGTCCAGCTCCACTTCGATCCGCACCTTCACCCGCTGCGGCATCTCGCCCGTCTGATCGTACTTGCGCTTCACGCGCGACATCGCCCACGCGGTCGCGTACTCGCCGATCGTGCCCGCGGACTCCGCGCTGATCGTGGTCTGCAGATCGCCGTCGTCCTTGTGGATCTCCAGCTCCATCCCACGATGGCTCTCGCGGAGCATCCTGCCGAACGTGTCCTCGCGCGCCGGGTCGATCGGATCGTCCGGCTTCACCGGCACGCGATCACCACGGCGTGACCGCCAGAAGGTTTCCAGCCCCGGCGCGTACAGCGCTTCAGCCTGCGCGATCGACGGCGCCTGCCCCTGCCGGACCGTCTTGCGGGCCACGCGCCTGAGCAGCTGCGCTTTCGCGTCCTGCTCGATCCGTGACGAGCACGCATCACACGCCGCGTAGCTGCCATGCGGGTTGCTCTCGTCGACCGGGTGCGCCCAGCGCACAGCCGGGGAGTCGCAGAAGTCGCACAGAGGTTTGCGCGCGCTCACGGCTGCAGCTCCCTCAGCTTGCCATCGTGCTTCAACAGGTAGATCGCGGCCCAGCCACGGACGCTGCGATCCTTGATCGCCTCGATCATGTCGGCGTCCGTCAGCGCGTTGACCAGCGTTTCGACGCCCGCCACCGGCCCGTACCACTCGCCCGACAGGCCCTCGTGCGCCGCCATCGTGACGATCAGCCGACGCTCGGGCAGTTCGCCCGGCGTCTCCGGCTCCCAGTCCCACCAGCGCCGCGAGTCTCCGTCGACCATCGCCTCATGGCACCCGACGTGCGAGCGGTTCTGCTCGCAGCGGTTGCCCTCGATCGACACCGACTCGCACTGCACGATCACGGGCTGCCTCGGACCCTCTCCGATCAGGTGGCTCATGATGCCCGCTCCCGGTAGGCGTGGTCGTCGATCTCGTAGACCCGGACCGTAAGCCCGCGGCTCAGCGCGTTCCGGTAGCGCACGAGCCCCGCGCGCACCAGCGCGTCAGCCGTGCGCTCCGCGAAGCCCGCCGTGCGCAGCCGCCGAGGCGACGCGCGTCCCACGCGCTGCAGGTACTCCAGGCACTGCTGCTGGCGGGCTGGGATCATCGCGTGAACTCGATCGCTCGCTGCTTCGGCACGAACGGCCGGTCCTCGGGACCCTTGACGAACGGGGCTATCCAGATCTGCCGGTGCACCATCCTCCCGTCGATCTTGTACGGCTGGTTGCGCCAGTGCCCGCGCACGAGCCAACGGTGCGACCACTCCACGCCCTCACCGTCGCCTTCGGAGTGCTTCGGCCGCGACCGGCGCAGCGTCATCACCGTCACCTCTTTGATCGACCGCCAGTCACTCGCGCGGCGCCAGCTCGCGCGTGAAGCGCGCTCCTGCCGCGGCAGGGCGATCTCCTGCTTCGCGAGGCGCCACAGCACCTGCAACGTGCGGACGAGATCCGCCTGCGTCTCCTCCTGCAGCACCCGCTCGCTGCCCCACGGGATCAGGCCCATGTGCAGCAGCGACAGCTCCGAGCCGCCGATCGTCAGCCGCCCACCGTTCGTCTCCGCGAATTCACGGAAGTAGTCGTCCTCGTCATCGGCGTGCGCCCACATCGCGACGAGCAGCCCCAGCTCTTTACCGTCCGGGGAGTTGGCGGCGCCCCACGAGAGCGCACGGAACGCCATCCGCTTGCCGCGCGCGTCGACGTGGACCATCGGCCGCTCCAGCAAACAGAACGCGCCCGGCACGAACGGGTCGTCGACGAACGTGGCCTCCGGCCGGAACGTCTGCTCGGCCACCTCGATCAGGTCGACCACCTCCTCCGAGACCCACACCGGGTCGCCGGAGGTGACCGTCGTCATCGTGCCGGTGATCAGCGACTGCGCGTACTCATGCAGCGCGTCGTCCATCTCGCGCACGTCGTACTCGCCGCGCTCTTTGTTCCACACCTGCGTCGTGTGCGAGACCGCGAACGACGCGAGGAACTTCTGCCCCTCGTCCGTCTGGAACGAGCGCTGCAGATCCGTCATCGCGTCAAGCGCGGTATCCCAGCCGTGGCTCATCGCGCGGCCCGTTCGTCGCGGATCCGGGCCAGCTCGACCAGCCCACGTTCGGTGAGCCGGAACGACGCGTCACTGCGCCGCACGACCATGCCGCGCTCCTGCAGCGCCATGCAAGCATCGAGGCACGCGTTCGCGGGGAGACCCGCGTCAGCGGCCAGCTCGCCCGTGTTCGGTTCCAGCGCCAGCCCCTTCGCGCGGCGCGCCGCGGTGCAGTGCAGCATCGCCTGCAGCATCAGCCGCAGACGCGGCCTGAGCACCGGCCGGTTCTCGCGCATGTGCGACAGGTCGACCGACATCAGCGGCTCACCTGCCGGTCCCATTCGCGAGTGACCGTCTGGCGGAACACCCGCTGCGCCCGCTCCACGAGCGCTACGCCGACGAGCGCCAGCGCGGCGCCGCCCAGGATCGGCCAGCCTTCGTAGCCCGGCGTCACGACACCGAAAACCGCGCACAGCGCGCCAACGAGCACCACTGTGTAGCCAACGGTCGCACCACGTTCACGCCTTGCGATCCACTTCATCGAATCCACCTCCACGATCGGTTGCACCGCGGAGTATAGCGACCGACGGTCGCTCTGTCTAGGGGGTCGTGGCGAACCCGACCGACCGGTGGCCGTTCTGCGACAGCTGCGAGTCGTCGAAGCCGTTCAGCTCCGCGTACAGGTCCGCGAGCGTCGCGGGCATCTGCGAGGTGTCCTCCAGGTCGTGCGCGTCACGCCAGCGGCGAGCCTCGGCCACGTTCAGCTTCGTGAAGTCGATCTGCATCGCGGCGCGCCCCTTCCGGGAGATCGCTTCGTGCAGCTCGCCGACCGGCTCGTTTGTCGTCACCAGCACCATCACGCGCAGGCCCTGACCGATCAGCCCGTCGACCGTGTTCAGCAGCCGCGCGAGGGCCTTCCCGACACGCTCGCTCGCGTCCTTGGACAGCAGCTCACCAGAGTCCTCCAGCACGAGCAGCCGCCACTTCTCCGGCCGCGGCGTGCCGTCCTCGTCGACCTTCTCGCCCTCCCCGTTGATCAGGACCTCCATCAGGTAGTCCGCGTGCGTGCCAAAGAAGTGCTCCGGGTCCACGATGTAGTGGATTGAGCACCAGTCACGCCACTGCTGCGCGAGCGCACGGAGCGCGTTCGTCTTCCCCGTGCCCGCAGGCCCCGACCACAGCACCAGCTGCCCACCGTTGCCCGGCCGGAAGGCGCTGCTCATCATCCGGCCCAGCAGCTCCCTCACCGACGCGCTGTAGTTCTCCATCACGTTCTCCCACGTGTCCGCGTCGACAGGCCGCTCGATGCTCGCCGGGCCGTGCGCGCCATAGGTCCAGAACGTGACCCGGACCTGCTCCTCGTCCGGCTCGGCCTTCGGCAGCCAGCCCTTCGCGGCCTCCAGCGCCGCCTCGGCCGCCCCCACGTCCCGGCCGTAGGCTTCGACATTTGCCGTGCCGTAGCTCGTCAGATACACCCGTGCCACCGCGCCGTCGACTTCAGCGATGTAGCAGTAGTTCTCGGCGACGCGCTGCGTGAACAGCAGCGCGATGCCCGCCGGAAGTCCGCGCGCGTCCGTCCGCCACGTCTCGTCGACGCCGAAGCGCAGTCGGTTCAGCCCGATCAGGGCCTTCAGCTCCCCCATCAGCGCTTCGCCGCCGTGGTTCATCTGGAACACCACGTCCGCGTTGCGGACTGCCAGCTGCTCCTGCTCTCCCATCTCGCACCTCCAGGTCGCTTTTACCAGCCAGCGACTCTACCGGGCGGTCAGGTCAGACGATCAGGACGTGCACCACGAAGCCGACACCGAACAGCAGCGCCGCGATCAACGCGATGAGAAGGATCAATCCGGGGCTCATGCGTCGGAGGCTACCTCGCCGTTTCTATCTGCAGGCTCCTCCGGTGGCGGCACGTGCGGCAGCATCCTGAGCGCGTGTTCGAGCACCGCCGTCCGGTCGGCTGACCCGTCGCGCTTCAGCAGCCCGTGCTCAGCGCCGTAATCAGCGGCGCCATCCCACAGCGCCGGGTCGAGCCGCACATTGACCCTTTGCTTGGCCGCCACGGCTCACGCGCCCGGCAGTCCCGGCAGCGGCGTCCGCGGCTTACCGACGACCGAGCCGGTGTCCGTCTCGAAGCCTTTCGCGAGATGGTCCGGCACCGCGACCGTCAGCACCAGCCGCTGCCCCTCGGCCGTCACCTGCGCCGCCCTGATCCGCCCCTCGCCCAGTTCCCTGCCGTGAATGTCGGTGATCGGGAACGCGTTGCCGATCACCTGCCGCGCTTCACTGCGCGTGTAGCGGAGCCGTTCCCGCTCATCCTCAGCGCGCAGGATGACCGTGCAGTCAACCATCGTGCCCCTCGGCCGACAGCACCGGGCAGGTCGCGTCGTGGAACGTTGTCACCTCGAAGCGGCCCGGCTGCGTCTCCACCAGCGCGATGTTCGAGATGCAGTCAGGGCACTCCTGCTTGCACGCCGCCTCGACCAGCTCGCCCTCCGGCGGCACGGTCTCCCATTCGATCGTGACGCGCCTCACCCGAGATCGCCGGGCTCGCGCTCGCGCTCCGGCCGTTTGTCGAGCCAGACCGTCTTCCAGATCGCGAGCGACGTGGAGTAGTCCCGCGTCGGCGCCGGAGGATTGACGATCGTGCCGACCACTTCGCGCCCGAGCGGGTCGCCGACGTTCACGCTCTGCACGAGCAGTTTCCGCCCGCGCGCGTCCGTTAACTGCTGCCCCGCCTCCGGCAGGATCGTCTCGGCCGTCGTCTCGACCTTCGTCTCAGCTCCCACGGCGCACCGTCACGTTCGAGCCGCACTTTTCGCAGGTCCCCGTCGCCTGCCCGCTCTGCTTCGCGGCCTCCAGCACGCCCTCCCTGACCGCGTGCCCGCCGCCCTCCGGGCAGCCGCGGCCACCATCGACCGTCAGCCCTTCCTTGCTCATCGACCGTCCGTCCATTTCGTCGCTCCTCCTTAGTCGGGCCAGCCGACGCCAGACGTGGCGTACCGCTCGCGCTTGTCCTCCGGGACCCACTCCACGCCGTCCTGCGTCCCCGGCTCCACGCGCTGCTCCGCGGCCTCGGCGAGCACGCCCGCGCCGACCAGCTGGACGACCGGCACGCCGTCGCGCTCTAGCAGCCGGATGCCCTTCTTGACCCGCTCGAACTTCTCGTCACTCGGCAAGATCGTCCCCTGTCGTGATCTGCATCCCTGCAGCGGTCATCGCGTCCTGCACCCGCACCGTCAACCTCTGCAACCTGCGAGCGAGCGCACGAGCCTCCTGCGCCGCCGTCCTCAGCGTCAGCTGCTGCTCGACCAGCGAGTCAGCGTCACGCGCCTCACGAGCCAGCTGCGACAAGCGCGCGACCGTCTGCGGCGCGTCCTCCTCACCGTCGAGGATGTCCGCCAGCTCCCGCGCTACCCGCTCTCCCGCACTCACCCGCAGGAGTGTACAGACACCCGGCGTCAGACCATCATCGGCAGCGGTTTCTGCGGCAACGCCTGCACGACGAACGCCAGACCCGACACGATTTTCGCGGTCGTCTTCAGGTACACGAACGTGCCCGTGATTTCCCCCGAGGCAGGCATCCCCGAAGCGGGCGTCCACGCGAAGCTGTTGATGTTTTCCTTCAGCACGCTCCAGCCCGCGGTGCTCGCGCTCGTAGCACCTTTCCCCTGAACCATCTCGACCGCGTAGCTACCCGCGTTCACGCCAGCACCGCCGATGCTGGAGACGTTGCCCGTCGCGCCTTCCCCGCCGGTTTTCCATGCCGCGCTCTGCGCCGCAAGCGGTTCTGTCGAGCCGAACGAGCCGCCCTTGAACGCGAACGTCATCAGATCGATCGTGCATTCCCCGGCCGCTTCGATTTCCGGCAGCGTCGCCGACGTGATGATCTTGTAGAAGACCTGCGCCGCCATCTTCGACGTGCCTTCCGTGAATTCGGCTTTCCCGGCCGTGAACTGCGTCCAGCCCGCCGGGGTCGTGAACGCGAACGGCCCCGCGCTCGCCACAGTCGGGATCGACAGGCACGCGATGATGACGAGATCCCCGATCGCGAGACCCGCGGGAGCGGTCGGCGCGAGTTTCGTCGATTTGATTTTTTTGACCTCTTCGACGGCCCCGCGGGGTTCGACGCTCACGAGCCCGAGGCTACTCGCCCGCGCCGAACGTCAGGACCGGAGGACACGCACGCGAGACGTGACCGGCGTCCGCTCGACCAGCTCCGCTTCCAGCTCCTTGCGGCTGCGCTCCCGGTCCTGCACGCTGATCCGCAACCGGCGCCACCAGCTGCAGCGGAGACGGACCAGTACCTCGCCCGGCCCGTCGTTCGCGACCGTCACCTTCACGTGCCTACCGACGCGTTCCTCCGCGAGATCGAGCACCCCGCCGACCGTGAGCACCACGCGATCGTTCCTGCGTACGTGAGCGAGCACCCGAGCCCGGAACTGCGGTGCTGTCTCGGTCGGCATCGGGACCAGCCCGAGCCGTTTACCGACGCGTCGTTCGTCGTCGGTGATCAGGTCTCGCAGTTCTTGTCCGACCCGCGCTCCTCCGTCGTCGGCACCGTGTGCATCAGTCCCGCTGCCCATGTCCGCACCTCCCCCAGATCGTGAAAGGACTCGCCCTCGAATACCTCGTCTACGCCGTCAACCCACACCTTCCCACGCCAGTACCCGTTCGGCAGATGCTCAGCCTCCAGCATGAAGACGAGATGGTCACTGTCGATGTCACGCCGGACGAACACCTCATCGGGACCGACGACCATCGCGAAGCCAGCCGGTTCGCCGATGTACTCCCCGCGCAGCCACACCGTGCCGTCGCCGCGCTCAGCGTGCGCGGCCACCTCGAAGGTGCGTTCGTCGTGCCGGTCTCGGCGTGCCGCGCGCTGGCCCACCTTCAGTTCGCTCGCGCGGCAGAGAACGTCAGGCACGGCCCAGCTCTTTCAGGGCCTCCTCGACCCACCACTCCGGCTCGCACCGCGGACTCTCGCCCCACACCTCCACCGGCTCCCCCGTGCGTTTGTGGATCAGCCCGCACATGTAGTAGCCCTCGCCAGGATCGGACGGGTTCACGTCACGGCTCGACTCCACGAACGGGCAGCCAGCGCACTCCGACGGCCGCGCAGCCCTCAGATCATGGAACGAAGCGCCCGGCACCGTCCATTCCGTACCGGCCGTGATCAGCGCCTCCAGGTCCTGCAGGCCCAGCCCTCCGGGCGGCGCAGGCATCATCAGCTCCAGGCTCTCCCCTGTGCGCTGCAGCAGCGTCGGCTGCGACGGCGTGCTCAGGAACCGCATCCCCGCGATACTCGGGTCGACCTGCACCCGCACGGCCCACTCCGCGGTCAGCTCGACGTACGCGATGACCCAGCCCTCCCGCGCGTCAGCAGCGACGATCTTCCCCGTCACCTCCTCGCTGCCCGGCGAGTCGTAGACCTGCTTGCCGACCAGCGACCTTACTGTCGCGTCAACGTCGGCCAGTGCGTCTGCGGGCAGCAGCCGGACAGCTACCGTCCTCGCCGGGGCATCATCGGTCATCGCTTGCTCGCTTTCGGGTAGGCCGGACGGACGTTCCGCTTGCCGCGCGGACGTTCGGGCGGCCGGTTCGCCAACGTCACCTCCGGCGTACGCTCAGCCTGCGAGATCCGCATCCGCTGCGTCGAACGCGGCTGCTCCATCCACGCGCGCACGGCCTGCTCCACGTACGCGTTCCGGGACAGGTTGACCGCCTCGGCCACGATGTCGATCTGGTCGACCAGCTCCCCCGGTAGACCCACCTGCTTACGCGCCACGCTGCGCCTCCAGTTCCCGCTGCGCTTCACGGATCGACTCCACGATCAGCGTCACCGGATCGAACACCCCGTCGAGATCGATCCCCGCAGCGATGCCCCGCAGCTCGGCGATGGCTGCATCACTGTCGCCGCCGTGCGCGATCAGCAGCTTCGCCGTCGTCGTCGCGACATTGCGCATCACGGGCATCACCTCCAGCAGCGCGCCCACCGCGATCCGCCTGTCGATGCTCATGTCGTCGAACGGGGCCGCCATCAGCCGACCAGCTCCTCGTCGCCCACGCTGAGCTGCGGCACGCCGCCCAGGTCAGCAGGCTCCAGCCCGAGCTGCTGCGCCTTCGCGACCACCATCGACTCCACGTCCGCGCGCGCCTTCTGCACCACGTTCTCCGCGTGCTCGCTCAGCGACTCAGCAGCGAACTCCATGTTCGGCGTCGCGTTCGCGATCTTGTACTTCAGCGCGCAGATATTCGCCTTCGTCGGCTTCTCCTCGACCGCCTCGAACGCCTCCTGGATCTCCGCGAACGCCTTGTCGCCAGCGGAGCGCACCTCCTCCAGCGACTCGGCCAGCCGCGGCTCATACGGCAAGCCCGGCAGGTCCCAGTCGCCCAGCTTGCGCTGGACCGTGCACGGCACGCCGAAGCCGGTGTTCATGCTCGACACGAACGACGCCCACTGCGCCTCGGACATCGACACCTCAGCGAGTATGCCCCGCACGCCTTTCGGGTGGATCCGGTCGTGATTCAGCGACCGGGCGCGCGTCGCCTCGTAGATCGTGACCGTCACCACGTTGCGATGCTGGATGTCACTGTCGAACAGCGTCGCGCCGGGCGGACCCGCCTGCCCACGCGACGCGCCGATCAACCCGAACGCCGGGTGAGTTTCGTCCCCGTGCTCGTCGATCGTCGGCGCCTCAATCCTGCGGCTCATCTCACACCTCCGTCATCGGTTGCACGCGTCAAGCTACCATCGGTCGCTCTACACGTCAAGGGCCTGCTGCCCCAGCCGACGCCCTTTCAGTACCCGCGCTGCCGCCCAGCCGTCCACTATGCCACCGCACCCGCACGACGGGCACTGGCCCGTGATCAGGTTCTTCTCCGGCCACTCGCTCAGCGGAGGATGCTCATCGCACGCCGGGATCGCGATCGTGACGCCCGCGCTGTCGCCCGCGAAGTCCGGCGCGCCCGCTCGCGGCTCGGCCATCAGCAGTAAATCCCGAGCATCGCTTTGTCGATCGCGTCGTGCAGCTCCTCCGAGATCGGGCGCCAGTACAGATCCCCGTGATCCAGGCACCACCGGCCCAGCGAGTCCTGATACGCCAGCCGCCGGGTCGGCGGGTCGTGCCGCTCCACGGTAGAGATCGTATCCCCGATCTTCGCGCCCATCCGCCGGTCCGGTGTGTGCGTCACCGACGGCTCCTCGCCCTCCTCGACCACGTAGCCCCACGCCTCCATCGGGCACGCCTCGCCGAGACTGAAGCGGATCTCTGTCACCACGTACGTCTGCTCGTCGGCCGTCACCTGCGCCATCAGTCCTCGTCCAAGCCCGTCGGGTCAACGGTGTAGGACGTTGACGGGAAAGGGCCACCGCCAAGCGTCCCGTGCTTGGCCTCTCCGATGTCTTCGCCAACCGCACGCCACGCGTCCTCCCGTTGCCGCTCGGGAGGAGCAGCAACGGCCCGCGCGGCGGCAAGTGCTTTCCGCGCCGTCTCTCGATACCCGTCCTTGTCGGTCGGGTCGTCGGGCAGCCAGTCCCAGCCGTCAGCGTCAGCTATCGCCTTCGCAGCCGCCTCGATGACGTGGGACGCTTCGGCCTCGGCCTGCATCCGCACGAACCACTCGACAATCGCCGCGTCGCCCTCATCCTCGGGAGAAGCAGCAACGGCCCCGAGAGCGCGGTGAAGCCTTTGCATCGCGCCTTCAAGCGTCTGGTCTTGCAGCAGTTGCTTCGCGCGGCGATGGTAGTAATGGTCGAGCACACCATTCGCGGCTGCTTCCAAGCGGGGGTCAATCATGCGTTCCTCCACGGTTCTTCGCAATGGGGGCACGAGCCGTCTTGATCTAGCTGGTTCGCGCAGGCCGTGCAGAAGGTTTCGCAGTCGTCGCAGATCGACGCCGACAAGTCCTCGTTCATCAGGCCATCGTCGTCGTGGAGCACCCGGCCACATCGTTCACACCGGTCCTCCCGTTGTCCCTCGTCGGGACACCCAGCAGCAGCCTTGGCAGGGACGGGCCCGTCAGGCGGCTCGTCAGAACCACAGCCCGCGCATTTACCCAAGTCAACCGCGAACGAAGGACGATCCATCCCGCAGCTAGGGCAAAGCCAGACCTGATCTACAGCCTCCACAGGCTCAGGCACGATCGGCCGGTCGTCGGCGTCGAACGACAACACCAACGGGTCGCCCGCGATCTGGGTTACGGACAGCTCGCCGCTCTGCGGGTTCACACCAACGCGGAACCGGCGGCCGGGACACCCAGCCACACGAGCAGCGAGGAGCCGCACACGTTCGGGCAGCGTGTAGTCCTCGCAGTCGGCCGTATCTGACTTCCTGCGCGGGATGCCACAGTCATCGAGGACGTTCTGCGCTTCTGCGTACCTACCGACTATGCGCCTCTCCCGTGCCTCCCTCGCCCCGGGCATTTCGGCCTGCATGGAATCAGACATTTGTAGCCTCCATCTGCGCGGTTCCTAGCGACTCATCTCCCCAGTAATCCCAGCCGAAACGAGCGCGGCGAGCAAACATCTCCACGTACGGCCCGGGGGATACCTGCTCGATCAGGTCAAGGAATACGTCAGGCTTGCGGCTGT